GGCAATACTCTTTCAAATGTGTCTGCTGTGTAAATTTTTGCTTGAGAAAAATAATCAAGCCAGGATTGAGTGCTTTCACCTTTGAAAGTACCAATTTCTAATATGTTGATTTTATCATTCTTAAATTTATCAAAATCTTGTTGATACAATTCATAGTATCTGTGCTTTGTAGCCTTATCACATTTATTTTTTATAAAAATTTCTTTTAAATTCATTTTATTTCTTTCCTAATACAGTGTAGCCTGCGTTCAAAGTGTGCCTATAAACAAGTTTCCAATCTTGATGAGAGGATAAAAAATTTTGCACAGATTTCCATAATCTTGGAAATAAAGTTGTATCATGTAGAACAATAGTTTGTGTTGTCCATGGAGAATACTTGTCTAATTCTTTTGCCACGTGTTTTGGATTATGGTATCCGTCTATTAAAAGCACTTCAGTTTTTTTATCTATATTATATTTTAAAGAATCCGTTTGAATCATTTTAAATTCTATTTTATTTTGTTGTGCGTGTGTTTCAAAAATATGTTTATGAGGATTAATATGAACAAAGTCAAGATCAATAGTTTCAATATATGGGATCATATTCATCATTGCTGTAGAAGTAGAAGCACCCTGAAATGTTCCTATCTCTCTATAAGATTGAGCGTTTTTTGTCAATCTAGCAATTTCGTCTAGATAATCTGTGTATTGTTCTCCATGTGCTTTCTGTAACTGTTGTTTCAACGAGATTTGATACTCATTAATGTTTGTTGCTTCCTTAAGATTTGCTACTATCATGATATACCTTCTACTTTCCATTCTGATCTTGGTGAATTAGTAATGTGATACAGTTGTTCGTCACTAAAATAATCTGCACCACTTAATTGTACATGAACAAATTTAGTTGATGCGTTTCTACTGTCATGTACTGGATCTTGTGATGCTAGAGGACCACGCACACCGTGAACATAATTATTCCATCCATTGTCTAATTCAGTATATTCACTGTGAACTATCATCATGGCATGGAAATAATTTTGATCCACACTGTAAAATCTACCTAAGCCGCAGGATCTAATATAATTCTGATAATCTTGAAAAGGTACAAATTTTTCTCGAGCAAGTTGCATACCTTTCTTTGTAAACATCACCATTCCAGCATTATATACTTTTAAATAGCCGTCGGCATCCCGAGGCATGGTTGCGCCATATTTTGATTTGACTGCTTGAGCCCACCGTTCGTCATTTTTTTTGTTTATGTTTTTACCTATGGTCGTTGATTCTCTATACTTGCCTTGAAAAGGTTCTGTGCAGATTCCAAAGTCTTTGATTGGCTCGTCAAAAATGTTTGCAGACAAGTTTTCAACTGGATATACATCTAAATCAATTACACAGACTTTATCGTATTCTAGAAAAGAATCATCTAACATAGGATTCAACCATTCAAAATACATACCATCTTTGCGGACATATTTGCTGGCAATATTAGGACTTATATCTAATCGATAATCTGCACCAATTTTTTGTGCATACTTTCTAAAAAGTTTTTCACTATACCTACAACCTGGTCTCATCTCACCGGCCCACACTTGGTAAATTAAATTTTTCATTTTATTTCCTCTGCTAATTTTACATCTATGATGTCTTTTGGCTCATTCCTTATTTTCTTCATATTTTTTATTACATCTAAAGACACATATTTAAATCCATTGTAATATAAATGATATATTGGATTGTTTACAATATTATCTAGAGTTACTTTGTAAAGATTTTCTAGATATTGATTATGAGAGTCAGCCGGTGGATTGTTATAATAAATTTTGTCTATATCTTTACAGTCTCTAAGTCCATATAATGAAAGCACAGTTGAACCTGTTATTATTTCATTTTCATTTGGTTTCATGTTACCCATCAGTTTTTTGTAATTGGGAAATGAAACGTTTTTTCTGTTGTTTAAAAAATGAATGCTATTGTTATTGAACACTGTTTTTGCTATTCGCACTGTGTCTTTATGAGTGTCATTAATGTGAACTGAATGATTGCCAACTTTAAATAATGCTCTAATTTTGTTTTTCATTTCCTTCACAGTGTCAAGATTTTTAGCGTCTAACAATACAAAAGTTACTTGAGACATTCCCCTAAAACATTGTTTACATTTTTTTCTGATTGCTTTTTCTGTGCCCCAACCGTCAGAAAGATATATTTCTTTTATTAGACCAAGTTGTCCTGTGGAATTAAATGCTTCAGATGATTTGTAAAATATATTAGAATGTTTCTCAATAATATTCATGACTTCTGCCATGCGTGTATGAGCAATAGGAAACAAACACATCACATGAGTATTAGGTTTAAGTTTTGCATACTCTAATGCTGTTCTTTTCACTATAGATTGCGCCAATCCACGTTTAATAAAATATTCACAATCACTTTCTACATAATTATTTTCATTTGGATTTGTATTTCTAATCTGAATTAATCTTTGATGATATAATGCGGCGGCTAATCTATGAGCACCGTTGACGATGTGTCCTTCAGGATTTACCGGCACTGGTTCATCGACTGTGTTATTGATAATGGATTTAAATGCATTATCGAAATCTTCAAATCCGCGTTTTCTTGGAGAGCCTTCATAAAACCCATTCCAAATTCTAAGATGCTCTTTGTATGCATTTTTATAAAATTCACTTGTCAAATTCGACGCATACATATATTTGATAACAACATCAAATCGTTTGTGTGTTAATAAATCATTTGGGTTCATTGTGTTCATACTTCATGCTCCAATGCATCTTTACACATATCAGCAACAGATTTAGTTTGCTCAAAGTGGATTGATTTAGTTGGTACAGTTGATACAGGTATATCACCTGGTCGTCTTTCTCTTTCAACTATGTGTAGGTTTTTCTTTGATACGTTGCACATTGTATCTACAACCTCTCTTACACTTACACCCTCTGGTGATCCAAGACAATCGATGACTCCAGTGGGTTTATTTTCTACAACTTTGTGTAAAGAATCAACAATGTCCACGACATGAGTATAATTCCTTATACAAGTACCATCGCGAGTATCATAATCTGTACCAAAGATTTCTAATGTATCGAATTTTCCGTTAGCCACTGCCGCGGCTTTTCTTATGAGATGAGAATATGCGTCATCAAATTTATTGAATCCGTTGTTACCACACACATTATAGAAACGTACAAGACTGTGATTCTTTTTGAACTGTTTAGTAAGTAATTCTCCACCATACTTTGTATTAGCATATGGTGATGCGGCAGGATCAAATGCCGAACCGGTAGAACAATAAACAAAGTGATCACATTCAGCAAAGTCGATCACGTTTTTTGTACCAACCACATTTGTTTCATAATATAACCAAGGATTTTTTACTGATAAAGGAACCGATCCCATTGCTCCAATATGCACAACTTTGTCGAAAGACATTCTCATTGGAGAAGGTTTACGAAAATCCCAGTCAATAATTTGTGATGAATATTTTTCTATGTTATTTTGTTTAAAATTAAAATCAGTGGCGATTACTTCATGACCATAATCTGCCGCAACCTTAACATAGTGAGCACCAATGTATCCTGTAGCGCCTGTTACTAATATTTTCATTATATCTCCCTATTCAAAAATACCTTCTTGTTGCAGTTTTTTAAAAACTTCAAATTTAGGAACTTTTGGTCCTTCGAATTTCAACTTATGTCTAATATGTATCATTTTTGCTTTTTCATATCCTGGAAAACAGTTTCCCCAACACCATTCTTCTGGTACATCTATTTGTTTCAATCCGGCTTGACTTGCCAATATATGAACTATACCTTCGTCCAAATAGTTTTGGGCAAAAGGTTTCATTTCATTATCAACTATAAATTTTCTTAATTGTTTTCTTTGAGCATTAGTAAATTTCCAAAATGCACCACCCCAAAAAGGACCATCTTTATACAAATATTTTTTATATTTTTTGTGTTTTAACATACTGTCAAAAAGTGTTTTTTGAGTTGCTGAATTTAATCCAACTCCTGGTACATCAAATGCATTATCTTTCACACCTTTTACTACAAACATATCTAAATCTACCATTAACACATCTTCATATTTGTCAAATCTTTCGTCTAACATAATTAATTTTTGACATGGTGGTGATAACCATGATCGAAATTGATTGCCTAGAATTAATTCATATTCTGCACCACATTGTTTGGCATATTTTTCCATATTTGCTTTAGATGCCAATTCTAGAGGACCTAATGTTCCCGTCCAATGTTGTAAAATTATATTTTTCATATTTTTTTCAATATTTCTTCTATGTTTTCACCACGTTGTGGTAATTTATCACGTAAAAAGAAGTGAACAAAGTGACTTTCTTTCTGTTTATGTTTTTCAACTGCGGTATATAATGAATTCCAACGCCAGTCCATATTTTTAACTTTCATTTTTTCTTTTTTCACCCACCAGTTCAACAACATCTGATCTGTACTCCATTTATAAAAACCAACTCCATCAACAAAATCTTTAAATTCAGGTCTTGAGATAAATTCCTTAGGTGTTTGACCTTGTAAATATTTTGCAAACGATTTATTCATCACCATCAGTCCCATATTGTAAAATTCTGCACCAAGATTATTCCATTTCCAGTCAACGTCTTTTAAATTTGTGAAAGCACTTCTTGAATATTTTGTAATTTTATTCTTATATTTGTGATTTAGCGGTAATTCTCTTTCAGCAACGCCACCAAAATCATACTCTAGCGGTAAATCTAAGAAAATGTCAGGAGCATTGGATTTTATGTAGATGTCACTGTCAACTATTGCTATCTGATCATATCTATCAAAGTATTCAAAGGCATTTTCTTTTTCGTAAATTGGCATATATCCCAATCTTTCCACTGCTTCTTTACTTCTACCTGTTCTTTCCATATCAGGTCGTATTTTTAATTTAGGTTCAGTGAGAACTATGTGATCTATACCGTATTTTTTGCAATATTCTGCCACACTATCAATACAAGTGCTATAAAGTTTGCTTGGCTTACCAACACTTACTTGAAATATCAATTTTTTCATTTATAATCCTTTGTAAAACTGAAATTTTTTTTAGAAAATGTAACTTTGTTATCTAAATCAAAGTCTACATTACAAATTCCATTGTTCAAACACCAATCTGCCGGCATTGCTCCATTCTTGTCTATCCAACTAACAATTTTTTTTGCTCCTGCTGGTGTAATACAGTAGGCTCTTGCACCTTCCCACCATTGTCCAACGTTCATAGGTTTTGCTGGACGAAATCCTTCGAATTTTATGACATCTTTAAAATTTTTCTCAATTGAAAAACGTTTCTTGAACAAAACATCATGTTCAAAAATACAGATATTGTCTTTTTGCTCGGCACATTGTTTCCATAAATTATATTGACTTAAAAAACAACCTTGTGTTCCTGGTCTTGACAGCAAACGCACACATTTTTTACTTCCTTGGTAAATTTTAACAGCAAAGTCGTCTAGACCTTGTTTAGTTCCATCAATGCCTTCATATAATTCAAGATTCCAACCCAATGCCTTGCCTGATGCCAGTGCTTCATTGGCCCATTGCACTGAATATTCATGATTTTTCACGTAAATGATATATCCTTTAGGATTTTCCATAATTTTTGTTCCGTTCTTTATGAAATCTTAATTTTTCTTTATCCGTGAACCAAGTATACTTCAAGGTTTTGTATCTGTGTCCATATTTCTTATTTCCTTTTGCTGTACTGAATATTTCTCCTGCAGATTTTAGTCCCCAACTGTTCCAATGATAAGGAATAGACTCAAAATTCCTTTTGTCTAAAATATCTTTCAATATATGTTGATCTATAAACCAATATATAGGTTTTTTAAATGCATCTATCATATTTTTTGAAAGTTCTGTTTTAAATTCACTGCCTGCTGAACCTATTCCTGGAGAAATACAACTTGCAATATAAACTGACTGATCTTTTGGCTTTCTCATTGCACAAGGTTGTCTTGTTATTCTTTTAAAATCATGTATAGCAAAAGTATTTCTACAAATTCCGTCTGCATCTATTTGTAAGACGTGTTGATAGTGATCAAAAAGTTTATTCATCAACATAAATCTTGCACTTGACAAATAAATTTTTCTTTTTAGGTCATAATCATTTTTTGTTCCGCAAATTTCCGGTCCTCTAGCAAATACAGGGTGTTCTTTGTTCAATTGAAACTGATCATAAAAATCTTTTGGGTGTCTTTCGAATGTGTACGTGATACTTGCATTTTTTATTAAATGTTTCATGGAGTGTTCTTGACCTTCTTCATAAATCATGTGTACATGAACATGACTTTGTTTACCATTGTAATATAAAGTGCTTCTTGCAAGATATTGTCCGTATTCTGCCCAGTATTGTGGATCACAACTGAAATAAATTATGCATTGTTTGTTTTCAGGTCTATCACCTTGTATTATCTGTTGATCAAAAATCATTTTCTATATTTCTTAGGTCTACAAAAACTGTTTGCACTTCTTTGTTTATGGTTTATCCAATATTTTTCATTTATTCTAAAATAACTTGTATCTGTATATTTTAAATTGACAGCAACTGAATTAAGAGCAACATCTGGACTCAATGCACCTTTGGCCCAAACATAATCGATCATTTTGTTTGCTCCTATTGGTGTAATAATGTAACTGTGACTGCCTTTGATACTTGTTTTATTCAATAATTCTGTGCCTGATAAATTAGGAATCCTATCGCAGTGATTATGTATACCTTCTCCACGATCACTTAAACAATGTGCATTGTAATCTTTAACAATTCTGCTGAATCTATCAAGATGTAATACATCTTCAAATTTGCTTAAAAAATATTCAGGTATGTCACGTAATTGTACTGCGTCATGTTCTAATATTAAAAAAGGTTCATTTTTTTCTCTACACAATTTCCACAACCTTAGATGGGATAACAAACAACCTATTATTCCCGGATTTAATATTTTAAATTTTTGTCCAATTTTAAATCTCTTCAGTTCGTGTTCTTTCCAATGGATGTCTACATCATTTCCATATGTTGCAGGAAACTTTTGACCTTGTTCACCAAATTTACCAACGGATTCTAGTGTATCTTTTGCTAAGGCTTCACTTAAAGGTTCGCCCATCATGGTTATCACGTATGTTGGAATTTTTAAAGACATATTTTGAATATTTATTGGATTGTATTTTTGGTGTGCTTTAGATAGAAGCGTCTTCCATTCCAGCAACTCTCAGTTTAACAATGTTTGTGATTTGCCATTGTTTTTGGTCTAGTCCTTTTGTAATTCCTAGCCATTTATTTCTTAACAATGCAAATTCATTGATTATTTTTTCATAATCAACCACATCATCTTCACCGTCAACATATTTTTCAACGTCTCTGCTGGATAGTGCTCTTTGATAATTTTCTAAATATTTTTTGAAATGTTTTGAACGCAGTCTACGTAATTCTATGTTCATATACTGCAATATTGCTTCAATTTCTTGCAGTTGATTGAATCTTTGTTCTACGATACCAGGCATATCTGCTGATGCTTTCTCAACATTGCCTTTTATTTTTATTTCGTAACGTGCTTGTTGTAACTCGTCTTCATAATGTTTGATGGCATCAGGAATAGCACTGATGTCTTTGGCTATTTTTTGATACCATCCTGACATTAATAGTCCTCTTCTTCCGAGTCTTCGATTTCTAAACAGTATGTAATTGCTTTGTCTAAATCATCATCGGCGCCAAGAGCATCTTTTAAATCATCATCTTCTGCTCCGTGATCCACCAGTAAGTCTACAAATTTTTCTGCAATAACATCCATTGGTTGTTTTCTATCTATGTACTCTTTGAAAAATGTCCATAGTTCCACAACTTGACTTCCAGATAACATCTTACTCCTCTTCTTTTACAGTTTCTTTGTCTTCTGCAGGTACTAAACTACTAAAATCTTTCATTATATTATCTAATAGTTCGCCACCTGATTCCCAAACTCTTCTATATTCTTTGACTTCCGTTCCTTTGGAGTCAACATATTTAAGTCTGTTACCGTCTTTAGTTAAGATGCCTTTTTTCTCAAACAAGTCAACAAGTCCACTGTAAGGATTCATTCCTGTTTCATATGGAATCTTAACTTGTACGCCTTCAAAAGGTTTAGCATATCTTGTTTTCATAACTTTACAAGCCGCTCTTATACCTTTTACATCAGTTGTTTTGTTACCTTCTTCATCTTCTTTTAATTTTAGTTTACGCATTGCAACCACAATTGAACTTGCATAGATAAATCCTTGTCCGCCTGATATTTTATCATCTGGATCAAACATATCTTGCGATGCGTATGTGTGATTAGTTGCAACAAGTCCTACATTGTGACTACCAAACATATTAACGCAGTTTCTTACAAGTGCCGTTAGTGCCTTAGGTTTTCTACCCATGTCACCTTTTAAATCACCTTTACCAAACTGATCAACATCTGTTGGAGTTAACAACATACCCAAAGAATCTATCACAAATAATACTTTTGGACGATCATCTTCTGACATTGCTTTGTAATCTGTCATAAATGTTGATACAGTTTTTGCAACGTCATCAATCATTGACATATTAAGTTTTAATAATTTTTTCTCATCTGTGTCTACGTCTAATGCGTGTAACCATTGTTCATCTAATGCGTTTTCTGAATCAACGAGTACAACAAATATACCTTGATCCTGTGCCGCTTTTACAATGTTTCCTGCACAAATATAAGATTTACCAGAACCAGACTCGCCTGCAAACACAGTTACTTTGCCTAGTGGTATACCTTTGTTAAAATCTCCACTTACTAGATAGTTAAGTGCATAATTTCCTGTTGAAATCCAATCTGTTGGATCATGAAATCCAGCACTCATACCTGTAATGGATTTTGTTAAATTTTTTCTAAATTTACTTACGTCAAATGCCTTTACCATAATATTTTCCCTTTAAGTTATGTGGGGAGTTGCCTCCCCACAGTATACTTCTTTATTTTTGTTGTCTTGCTCTTATCATTGCCAAGATGTCCTCTGCTTTACTACCTGATTTATTATCATCTGTAGCAGGCTTTGGTGCTTCTTGAGTTTTAGTTTCTGCAACTGGTTCCGCTTTTACTTCCGGAGCAGGTGTTTCTGCTTTTGGAGTAACTGGATCTCCTGTTCTTGAACTAGCACCTGCTGGTCTGAAGTACTGACCAAATTTTTCTTGATCATATGCTTCACCGTCAACTGATGCTTCAAACATCTCTTTCATTACTTTAACTTCTACTTCAGAAGGTTTTTTAGGAAGGAAACCATTTAAGTCAAATAGACCATTGGATTCAATCGCTTTATTTTCTTCTTCAGTTAAAGGTCTTGATTTTCTTGACCATGTTGATGTTGAATAATCAGCATAACCACCTTTTGATGTTTTGATTATTCTGAAGTCAACACCGTTTGTTGAGTCTGTTGGAAGATCTTCCATATCTGGATCCATTAATGCTCCTTTAATTATTTGGAATATTTGTGGACCAATTATAAATCTTCTAATTGGATTCTCTGGAGTGTTTTCTTCGTTTAGTGGATCATCTTTCACAAAACCTTGGAAGATATAACTTCTTTTCTTCCAATATTTTCTTCCCATGTCCTCTAATTTAGGATCCTTGAACCAACCTCTTACTTCAGAAAGTATTGGACAAGTTTCACCATACATTTCCATACATGGTACTTGTACTGTTGTTGGTCTTGAATCAGTATCACCTTTTACTCCTGCGAAAGGAAGTTTGATCATCAATCTCTCTTTCCAGAAAAAAGTGTTTTCTTTGTCGCCATCTGGCAAGAAACGAACAGTTGCCTGTTCTCCTTCTTTTAGATTCCAAAATGGGTAAATGGCGTTGTCTCCGCCGGTTCTTGAAGAGCCACCTGACTTTGTTTCTTGTTCTTTCAGTTTTGCTCTTATCTCTGCTAATGTTGCCATAATGTTTAGCCTCCTATATTGCCTGTTATTATTATGTGCCTGTTAATGTTATTAGTATAGCACAAGACAAACATATTGTCAAATATATACTAATATTACTATTTAGTCAATCGGAAATGGTAAAGTTTATTACTGGATGCCTGCCAATTTTTTAATTCTGCTCATTTTAGGATCTTTGTCAGACATTAATTTAGCAATGGCTTCTTGTGCTGTTTTGATTTGAGCGTCACCGAATTTCTTTTCTACTGCTGTGATAACTGCTGTTTCACCTTTTGGAAATTGGTTATTTGTGTAGTCATAGAAACTTTTTACAAATTCTTCTACTTCAGTTGATTTATCTGCAACGACATCATCTGCTTTTTCAAATTTTGAACGCATTCTGTCTGATTCATAATCATAATCATCTTGTGCGGCTTGAAGTGCATCTTCGTGATCAGAGCCACCTGGCTTGACCATGTCTGTTGCAAATTCATCATCCACTTTATGATTACCATTGTATTCTGATTCACCTCTTAAACTGTTAGGGTCGACTTGTCCATTTACAACTTTGTAGTGTAGTGTGCCGTATGCCATTTCGCCATCGTCACCTGTGAATTCATAATCCATTGACATATCTTGATTTGCTTCAGGATTTTCTTTTTGTACTTCACCTTTTCTTAATGCATCAAAATTTTTGTGCAAGTATTCCATTGCCGCTTTTGCATCACTAAATTTTTTAACTGAATCACCGTCTTTGTTAAGCACATCAAACACAGTCTTACCATCGTCACCTTTGTACATTGACACATAAGGTTTAATGTCTTCAAATGTTATTGCTTCGTGTGGTGCTTTATAAAAAGTTGACTTTTTTGTTATTGGTTTACCACCTAGCCAATTCATTACTACTTCGCCTCTGTATGCTTTACCGTCTATCACTGAAGATCCCGAATCATCTGGACGGAAATCAACCTTTGGTGCTAAATTTTTACTTTGTACATAATCTTGAAGTGTTTTTTGTATGTCCTCGGCTGAAAGTTCCGGGTCAGCATAAAGTTCGCCTACCACATAAGGGTCTTCATCAGAAACGCCATCTGCATTATCACCACGTTGCACAACAAAAATACCATCTGATATTTCAGTTTCAGCATCACCCATTTCTTTTACAGTACTTTCTTTTTCAATGAAATATTTTACCACATCCTGTACTATTCTAGCACTGTCTTCACCCGCTTTGCCTGTAATTGCTTCTATCTCATCTTCGCATTGTCTTGTCAATGGCATTTTTTTCATTAATTTCTCAGCGCCTAATTCATATTCAGCATCTCTGTCTTCGTCCCCAAATATTCCCATTTCTTTTTGGACAGCGATGTATTCATCTGCATTAAAAAAGTCTGTGCCGATGCCAGTGTTCATATAATATTGTAAATATCCTTCTGCCATTGTGTTACCATTGCCGGCTTCGTATTTGTTTTGGTTCCATTTGTCCCACCATGCTTGAACTTTTTCTTTCAGTTCTGGAGTTATTTCTACACCTGACCTTTTGCCTTTTTCTTCATTTTTAGGTTCGTTGTCCATGTCACCTGTGTCTAATCTTGTTGCCACTTGTGGATCTCTTTTCATTACATAATCCATAATCATTGGACGCAAACAAGCATCGCTGTTTTCTTTACTTGCATTTCTGATAGAATCATTGAATTCTTCATCATCAATTATACCTGCTAGACTTTCAATACCGTTAGTGCCGTTAACACCTACAGGAAAATGTTTTGCCATTAATGCATTTAATCTTTTGATTGCTTGATCTTTTTCTTCTGGATCATTTGAAAATAATTCATTGTCTTCTGCAACAATAGATTCCATTGCATCTTCGAATTCGTTGAATGAATCTGCTGTGTTTAAAGTTTCTATCATGCCACCCAAAACTTTTTCTACTGCATCTCTTGGAGCATCTGTGTGAATTACAATTCCTTGATAACGCATTTCGTTTGGTTGTACATCTGCTTCAATACCTGCTTTGTTTAACAATTCTTTTACATCCATTGCATCTTTATCTGTAACTGCTTTTTCAGGTTCAAAGTCACCTACTAAATCATATTCATATTTTCTAGGTTCAGTGCCACCTTGATAACCATGTGCTTCAAATGATTCTGGATCTAGTGATTGTACAGCAGTTTTTTCTGTAACTAATTTGTATATGTATGGAAATACATCTTGTAATTCTTCTTTGAATGTTTTGATTGTTAATTCGTCTATCCAATTCTTTTTGATGTCTTCTGGAACTTCTTCTAATGTTGACTCTTTAAAATTTTCAAAAGTTTCTTTGTATGCAGTTGCTCTTTGTAATTTTTGACATTCGTTTTTAATTGTGTCAATTCTTTCATCTACAATTGATTGATATTCTTTTAATCCTTCTGCCATTACATTGGATCTATTAATGTAAGTTTTAAATGATCTTAATTTGCTTAATTCTTCTGATAAACCAATGATGTGTTTACCAAATGAATCAAATGGATTGCCACCTTCTGACACGTGACGTGCCATTGCTCTTGCACCATTTAAATGTTTGATTGGATATTTGAATCTTTCGCCTGCACTTGATTCAATAAAGATAGATTCTATTTTGTGAGATCTGCCACCTGCAACTGTTTGGTCAACTGGTGCTGAATGCTTTATCACTAAACGTGCTTCACCTACAGATTGAAAACTAGTTTTTGTTGTTCCGTATAAATTTGATTCGCTCACTTGTTCTACCTCTTTCTCTTTTCCTAAAAATTCATAATCTCTTTTTTCAAGATTGCTTTTTGTGATATCTCTAGTATCAAACCCAAGCACTCTTGCTTTTGCAAACTGGCCCATTTCTTTTAAGAAACCGTACCAAGCATTTTTTACTGCCTCGTCTGTGCCTTCTGTGAAGTCTTTGTTATGTAGTACCACAAGACCATCTTCTTCACTAATACTAATACTTACCTTTCCAAGGGTGTTTCCACCATGGTTGAAATCAAAGTCAAAAAACCTTGCTTCTTCAGGTTTTTTAGTAATTGTGCCCTGAGAATCACCTAACTGTACTGAAGGAAATTGCCCTCTGATCTTGTTAAAAAGGTCTTTTGCTATAATACTAAGGTTCATATAAGGTATTTATCTGTTAGTGGCTTACAAAGATAGGCATTGGCATTACCTTGTCAGCAGTATCTTCGTCTGCTTGACTGAATGATGTGTACACTTTAGGATCCCAATCTTTCAATACAGCAATAATACGCATTGCCAACAGCATAGCACTCACTAGATCGTCATGTTCTCCAGACTTGGCTTTGTATGATGATCCTGATGCCACAAATGCTTTTAATTCGCTTATAAGTGGTTTGCTGTATATTTTCAACTTGCCTTTTTCAATCATGTTTTTTAATCTTGAACAGGCACTGATTTTTGTTTTGTGTGTGGTGTTGAATCCTTTTCTGAACTTTCTAATGTGACCTTTTCTAATAGGTTCACTCACAAACATACCTGGTATTTGGTCTTCTCCAAAGTCATTGATTACTAACAGTGCTGACTCTCCAATGGTGTTGTTTTCAACGCTCCAATAAATGTTTGAACCTGAACTTTGTGTTTCATCTTTGATATGATTACAGATGTCTTTAAGTATTCTTACTTGTTGTGGCACAGGTGTTGTGTTATGTTTCCACTCAGCAACTTGTTCAAAAGTTGGTAATTCTAAAACTTGTATTGCCGCATTGTCGCCACCAGTACCCATAGCAGGATCTAAAGCAACCACATATGTTTTTTGTGGATCCATCTTTTTGTACCAACGTGTTTGTCCCATGTTGATTTTAGGTTCTACACCTTCCAGAGTAGACAGTACCATACTGTTTACTAGTGTCTCGTCAAATACTAAAAATTCGCAACCGTACTCACGTCTAAATCTTTCTTCACCAATACGACCAAGTTCTTGTTTTTTCCAATCTTCATCTCTATCTGGATGTTCGTCCCAACTTGCTGTAAATCCGTGAAATCCATTTATACCTAATTCTTGTTCATTGCCATGTTCATCAAATTTGTTTTGACTTTCTCTCCATATTGTTGCAAAAACATCTTCATCAGAGTTTGGTGTTGATGTAATAATTGCACGACCACCTGTTGCAAGTGTGGGTGAAATAGAAGTCCAAAACTCTTGTGCTATTCCTGGATTCACAAATGCAAACTCATCACAGTATAAAAGTGAAATAGACATACCTCTACCTGTGTTACCAGTTGTTGTGGCACTAACAATACGTGATCCGTTTTCAAACTCCATTGAACCTTTGTTGTAGTTGATTACACCTGCTCTTACAAAGTCAGGACAAAGTTCATAACCGTATCTTATACGTTGCATAATCTCTTGTGCACCTGTGTATTTGTGTGCCGCAATAAGAATTGTTTGATCTGGATGAAACATTGCATACCATAAAAGGTAACAAGCCGCTGTGGTTGTCTTACCACTTTGTCTTGGTAACATATTAATATTAAATCTATGATCGTGATAACTGTGGAGTAATCTTTGTTGATATTCAAAAGGTTCAAACAAACATTTACCTTTTACAGGGTGTTGTATAAAAAAATATTTCTTTGCAAAATATTCAAATCCAGTTTTAGGATGTGAACAAGAGGCAAGATCCGCTATTTGCTCTTCTGTAAATCTTTCACGTTGGTGTGCTTTTTTTGTTAATACACCGTCTAAACTTTTATTACTCATATATTGTACTTATCTTGCTTTCTAAAGCATTTCAAAAATTTCATTATCTATCTTTGCATTGAACGATATCGATCTTCTTTCTTCAGATGTATCTTTAAATGGATATACAGTGTGCATCAAATAGTGTGGGAAAAAATAAAAATATCCTACTTCAGGTTTAATAGAAAATACTGATTCAGACAAAAATGATTTTTGACCATGTACTAGGTTTAATGTACCGCCGAAATAATCTTTTTCTTCCTTCTCTTTTCTTTGCACGTGTGTACCAAACGTTGATGGTAATTTTAGAAAACCTGCTCCTGATATATGTCCTGTATGATAATGTATTGGATTGTATTCATTTTCAAATTGTCTTACAATCCATGAATCTATAAGTGCAAAATTTTTTATTTTCTTGCCTGTTACATTTTGTATCCAATTTGATGTGCAGTTTCCTAAAAATCCTAACCAACCTACTTGCTTCATAAATTCTTCTTCTAGTTTAAATTCCTGTGTCACGTCACCTATAAGTTGATTACCATGATTTAATTTATTTGCTTTTGTTTCATCTGCGACAGTATTGTCTACATATTGATTAAGATCATCAACAATTTGTTTTGGTATCTTAACTTTAAAAATTGATGGTCCAAAAGGTGTAATTATTTCTGCATTCACTTCAGTCATATAGTGTACTTATAGGGTAAAAGGGTGGTGTAAATTATTTGTGATTAAGCGTTCTTCTTTGCCATTTTATTAATGGTAGCATACATTACAGCATCGCCTTCTTTGCCATAACGTTTCTTAAAGTCTTTTTTCAGACCTTTTTTGTCAAACTTTTTTTTGTAAAAGTCTGCTTTTTTCTTTTCTGGTTTGGTAAGTTTACGTTCTAGTCTTTTTTTTTGAAGTCCTGGTATGCTTTTTGTAGTTCTTCTTTGATTGAAGATGTTTTATCTTCTTGCTCTACTGCCATTGGATTGTCTCCAGGATATTCTTTTTTGTACATTTTTTTAGGACCGTTTGCACCGCCTGACAAATCTTTTGTCATGTACCTTGTATCTTTGTATGTTGGATTTGGAGTTGTTGATGCTTTGCCCGGAACTTCTTCAGTTGCCGCAACTTCTTCTGCTTCTGGCTTAGGACCTTCAACTGGTGCTGGTGCTGGAGGAGTTACTCCTGCATTTTTAAAAATCTGTGCAATAGCATTCATATCTTCTGGTGTGTCACCATATAACATAACTTGCGATGCTTCTTTAACGTGTATTCTTTTCACGTCTTCTTTCATCTGCTCTTTGTTTTGAATACTATCTACTTTTCTTAAAAAATCTCTAATGTCCATATAATTATTTACCTTTCGCCTTGCCAGAGATAGGTGAAGTTTTATTGCCATCATCTACTTTAGATGTTGTGCCACCGTCTTTTGGTGCTTTGATATCACCTGCGGCATCGGGTGCTTGTCTTTCTTTTCTTTCTTTTTCAAGTTCTTTTAATAGGTCCATTACTCTATTATTTCCACCACTCTTTTGTTCATCTTTGCTGTCTTCGTATGGTGAATTTAATTTTGCTTCATATGGAGCATCTGATTTTTCTTCTTGATATTCTTCTTGTGGTTCATTTGGATTTCTCACAATCAAATGACTCTCTTGAATACCACAACAATTTTTAATGTATTGTTGTAATCCGTATGCTGTTGTTGGGTAACCTAACTCAACATCAAAATATGTAACTTCTGTATTTTCTAATTGAGGAAAGTCTAATGGTCTCTTTTGAATAGGTGTCTTTTTACCAGCACTCATTTTTTCAACCACAAACTTTTGTAGTGCAGTTTCTAATTGTGCAACATCTATGTCTTTAGGAGCACCAACAATACCTATTTTGAATGGGTATGTCTTCTTGCTTTCAGTTAATATTTCTTGTAATCTACTTGTCATCGTTGTCATTGTTCCCGTCTTTGTTATATTTATCCAGTTTTTTAAGTTTCTCGATTAAACTATTACGGTCTGAAACCACATATCCTTCGCCAGATATCACATTAGAGTCCGCATCGCCCGATTTCTGGTCTTGTTTCTGCTTTTTAAGTTGTAATTCAACCATTTTAAGTTTCTTGTCTAATTTTGCAGTTTTAGCCTCTAAATTAGTCTTAAGCATCTGCCCTGCAACCTCAAATATACGTGCAGAGTATCTGCTTTCAACATTCATACCCAAGTCCATTAAATCCTCGTATGCAGTGCTGGCTCTGTTTGAAATATCATCTAATTCTGTATCGCCCATTTCACCCAGTCCGTCAACCTTAGGCAATGCCGCCGCAATTTTATCAAACTCTGCAATATCACGCATTGTGTTTTTTTGTGCTTGTATGGATTTGGCTTTTTGTTCTTGCTGTTTGTCCTGTGCTTCTGACTTTGCTTGTTCTTCTTGCACTATTTCCTGAGATTCAGGCAAATTTAATAGTTCTTCTAATTTTTTTGTCATAACTGTGATGGAAATATTTATTGGTTGTTACCAAACGTATATGCCAAGATAGGCTGATATACCAATTACTATTATCCAAAAAACAAGTTTGTCCATTATTTTAATATAATCGCTTTGATCGACTTCTCGCCCATGTATATCTCTGTTTCGGCATCGCCTTTCCAACATTGATATTTTACACTGGCACTGTATTGTCTCTCGGCTTGTCTTTTACCACGCAAACATTTTGCCATGTTTTCTTGGATACGGTGTTCTTTAATCTCACCATTCACAAACATTAATAAGGCTACAACTGATTCTATCATATCGTTTCGTTCCTTTCACAACCCACTTCTAAATGTTCAACAATCAAAAAACCTTCTTCATCTGTTAACTGTTCTCTTGTTGTTGCTTCTTTAACAACAGCCGCCGCTAAACATTCTTGTTTTGTTTCAAATGTTCTTGGCGGGTCTTCGTACATTGTTTTACAATCTAAGACTGTTGCAAAACAGATGATTGCAAACATCTTAAACATTAATGACCGTTACCGTTTTTGTAAACAATTTCTCTGTCAGCATCTTTTAATTTTTCAATATTTTCTTGAGCCTTCTCTAATTGTTTTGTTAAGAACTCAATATTAATTTTGTTGTTAGCCATGTCATCTAGATGCTGTTGCATTCTGTCCACTGATTTATAAAGATCCTCAATCAACATGAATTGTTCAATATCCTGGGAACTTTGACCTAATTCACCTCTTGGATATTTTATTCTAAACTCTGTATTTTGTTTAACTTCGTTGTGTAGTCTCTCATCTTCAGCAGTCACGTCTTTTTCTATCAAAACTGTTTGCGTTTCTAACTTGTTCAGTCTTTCAATAACACCAAAATATGCCCATACACCAACTGCCACTGCTGACACAATGGCTATCAAGTTTTTCATTGGCATACTGATTGCCGTTTGATCGCTTATATCTAGTCTTTTCATAATGTACGTATTTATCTAGATTATCTTCTCTTGCCCTGATGGAACAGGTCTTTTTCGTTTACTATTCTAAAACGCAAACCTTTGTTCTTACACCATGCTTGGGCACTCTGCCATTTGGCTTTGTTGACAATAAGTTGACCTTGATTCATTCTGCCTTTTGCTTTTTCAACAAGAGTTTGATTTTCAGGTTTTATTTCTATTACTTCTGCGTGTGGTTTTCCGTTTTTGTCAACGTATGCAATAAAAAAATCTGGAATGTAAATTGTGTACTGTCCTGTGAAAGGATGTCTATATGGAATTTTTATTGATTCACTGGCCCATTTGCTGATGCTAGGACTTTCATCACAAAATTTCATAAATGCAAACTCCCAACTGCTTCTATACAAAGGAGTTCTACCGCCAACATATTTGTCAGGGTTTTTCATACTGAATCTACCTGATGCAAATTTTTTCATGGCTTATACCATTATGTTTCTTTTTTCAGATAAGTTTGTAGGTGATTCTACTTTGTAACCAAGAGATGATGTTAATGATCTGCTGTTGTTTAAAACTTCTGTAACTATGTAACTTAATTGTACTTTGTCTAAACCTTTTAAACTATCAAGTAACTCAAAAACTTTTACATTGTCTATTTTTGCTTGTTTTAAAATTACTGCCGCTGTGTTTATACTTGATGTTTTTTCAAAACCTCTTGATTCAAAAAAGCCTACCACTGCGTCAACATCATTAGATGGAAAACTTAAAGGCTCATTGAAATAATTGTCAAAGAAATCTTTGACTGGTGCTGAACTGTCATTGGTTTGTTTTGGTAAACTTGTCATATGTTATAGTCTTTTCTTTGCGAATGTTAAACCTTTCTTTAAACCTTTTCCTATATTAGTTGCACTTCTACCTATAAATGTGTTTGGTACTCCGTACGAACTATCTGCTGTGCCACCTATACGTCCGATAGCACCTGTCAAAATATTAAAACCTTCTTGACGTAATCCTTCTTTAGATAATTTTTTTGCATTTTTAATTCTATTGGCTGTTGTAATTATTGATGCTAAAGTTATTCCTCTTCTACCTGCACCTAATTGACTTCCAATGTAAGTGTTTGGTCCATCACCTGCGCCAAATAAACCTGTAAGTATACCACCGTCACCAAGTAAACTTGTTGAACCACCACCTAATAAACTGTTAGGTGAAGGAGTTTTATCATAGTGTTCTTCACCAAAGCCTTGTGGTGCTCCATTGGCAGAAACTCTGCCTCTTGAATAAAATACTGCTTCATATTGAACAACCATCTGATTTGACATTACATCGCTTTGTTGATTGTTTAATGTGTCATGTTGCCATTGTTGTATCAATGGATTAACAAGTGTATAACAGGTATAAGTCTTTCTTGCAAGTTGATAAATTTGTATGCTTGTAAAAAAGTTTGCTATAGGAATGTTGTTGTCCAAACCAAATTGTGTTTGATTAAACTTTGCTCCTTCGTATGCTGAACCTCTGTTGTATGCTCTTTGTGTGGAAGTTGTAGGATTGCCTGCTGTATCTTTACCACCATGGTTACCATCTTTGTAGTAGTATCTATAGTAAGTTTCCCAAAGTGCAGTGGTTACTCCATAGTTGTCATCATGAAAAACTATTGTAACTGGATCATATGTAATTTTTGTTTGTATGTTTCTTTTCTTATTATATTGTTGAACAGTTACCATGTCTACAGAATATTTAGGTAAGTCAACATTTTTAACCAACATATTCAACTCACGTTGGTGATTCTTGATCGGTGGATCACTTATTTTTGATACAGATGGATCTAAATTGAATACACAGTGATATAAAAATTTTTGTTTGGGTGCTAAACGGAAACTGTCATCTACATATAATCTGGCACCATGAGCAAAATCACCAAGGTTACCTTTAGGATTAAGTACACCTTTTCCTAGATTATCTAAAAAACCTTTGAGTAAATTTGCCATATACAGTATTTATGTTATGAGAAATGTGGTGTTTTAAAAACAAAAAAGGGGCCGAAGCCCCCTTTTAAATTTATAAATGCAAATAAAAATTACTGACCGCCGCCTGTAATTAGTGTGTTTACAGTTCTGCCTACAGCAGTTCCAACACCTGTTCCTTGTGGAGTTTGGATAGCATTATCGTATCTCATTTGTAACGTTACTGTTACAGGATCACTTGTACCATATGCTAACTGATTATAGTTTGCTGACTCAATGTAGCAACCGTATAATTCAAATGTTTCTAAAACACCAACTGCATTAGCACCGTTACCACCATCTGTAATTTCTATTCTAGTTACAAATTTGTAATCGCTACCTGAAGCCGCCGCTGATTGTTCAAAGAAATCAAATTGTTTCTGAAGTTGTTCACCAACTAATTTCTGTACGTTGTTAGATACATCTTCTCTTAAAGTTAATGTAACTGTTTCCCAAGTGTGTTTACCTGCTAGATAAACTTTTGAGTTGTACACATCTATAGTTGTTGTTTCAAACGATAAATTAGGTCTTGTTATATCTACAACCTGCTTTGTTAATTCTGTTGTTGGTGTAGATACACCAAAGTTTTCTAAACTCACTCTAAAACGATATTGTAGTTTAGGCATTAACAAGCCTTGGTTAGAAGCACTTTGGCTACTATCCAGTGGTACTGTAATTTTTGATAGTGTAGATATACTCATTTGTTTCTCCTATAATATTTATCTTATTATAATCCTGCTATTTCGCCAGTATTTTTTAATCTCAATGGTACGTAGATAAACTCAACTGCTTTGACTGGTTCAATCGCAATATCCAAGTACAACTCGTTTCTATCTATTCTAGTTGGAGTGTTGTTTGTTTCGTCACACACAACTAAGAAATCAAAGATTGCTCTGTTACCAACTAACTCTAACAATAAACTTTCTGCTTGAGCCTTGATTTCATCTCTTGTGATTTTATCATTTGGTTCAAACACATATGGTCTTGCTAGTTTGTTTAACTGACTTCTTAAGTAAATTACTAATCTAGCAACGTTGATTCTGTCTAGTGCAGAACTTCCAGCAAATCTAGTTTTTTGTCCGTAGTTTACTAAACCAGCACCTGTAATGAAAGTGATTGGGTTTACATTGTTTGTGTACAATGTGTCTCTTTGACCTTCGTTTAATGCTGTTGCTTCAAATTCGCCTTCGTTGTTGATGTAACCTGTTGATGTTGCGTTAGTTATACCACCTCTTCTTGTTCCTGCTGGAGCAAACCATGGGAAAGAAACTTGGTCACTTAAAGCAATAGTTCTTAACATCATGTGTGATGCTGGAACTACAACATTGTTTCCAAAGTTGTCTGAAGTAAATCCTGATGGATAAAACACACCAAGATATTCATCTGTGCTTACTAAACCTTTGTCATTGTCTTCAACTGCTTGGTTAACGTTTGTTGCCCAGTTTTGTAAACTTGTTGCATCTGGTGTTAATCTCATTGGTGAGTCACCTAGTATAAATGCTGACAAGCCTCTGTCATTGTTTAATGAAATCATTTCACCAATCAATTCTGGATAACCTGGTGTTGCCATTAAGTTAAACAATCTTGATTCGTCATCTCTAATTTCTTGATTAGAGTTTAACATTGCTTGTAAAGATTGTACAATAACTTTACGTTGTGCTTTTCTACCAAATGAACCTGAACCATCTGCTTGGTTAGCCGATTCAGTTACCCATCTATGTGGATAGTAATTTGTCATTAATGTATCAGCATCTGTACCTCTAGTGTTTTTTGCTGTAACATCTATGCTGTTTCTTACAAATTTCTTAACATTGAAACCTGAACGTCTTGTGTTCCATAACAACATACCTTTTGGATATAATGCTGGATCTGGAGCATCTGGGTCTAAGTAATCACTTGCTAATAATTCTGCTATTGTGCTTGATGGAGCAACTGTTGTTGAACCACCCGTTGTACCGAATCTAGCATCAGCAAATAGCATTCCATTTTCTGTTGTTTGATCAGTTGTGTCAACTTGTATCCAACTTAAAGATGTTGCGTTCCATTTGTAAACTAATGGATAGTTTTCTAAATCTGCTGTTGAAATCCATAAGTCGCCTTCAACAAGTGCTGTTCCATCTGATTGTGTAGTCGGAGCAGTTGCTGAAACTTGTGGACCTGCTGGGTCTGAACTTGATACTGCTGAATAACCTTTCCAGTCTGTACCGTTGTGATACATAATATCAACTTCATCAACAATTGAACTGTACCATAATTGACCATCTGCCGCAGTTGTTGTTACTGCGTTGGCACTTGCTGTATAAGTTAAAATTTTCCAATTACTTGCTCTTAGGTTTGAACCATCTGCGTATAAGTTGGCTGTACCTGCTTTTGTTGTGTAATTGTAAGCAGTGAAACCTGCTTCGCCTAATGTTCCGTTTGTGTCAGTAATTACAAACTCACCACCATCGTTGTGTTCTATTACGATTCTGTTTGAAGAATCAACACTTGCTACAATGTTTGTGAATCCTGAACCGTTAATAGCACCTGCTATTAAATCAGCATCAGTTGCCGCACCTGTTGGTGAAACTGAAACTGTTACAGCAGAATTTAAAGCCGCTTGACCAACAATTGATTCAGCAATCGTAAATGTTTTACTACCTGCTGTAATACCAGTTGCTACTGCTGTACCTGTAATTTTTGTTGAGCCTGTAGACTCTCTTCTCATAATTGTTTGAATTAGTCCACTTGATTCTTGTTGCCAGTCAATGTATAAACTGCCTACAGCAAGATTTAAACCACCACCCACTCTGTCTAAATTGTAAAGTGCTTGTTCATTACTTTCGTAAATTGGTGCTGGTACTTCTTCCCATAATTTAGTTGTACCATTGAATTTTTTAACCATCCAACTAGCACCTGCGTTAGGTGTTGTTGTTTTAACCCATAAAGAACCTGTTGGTCTTGGGTTTGTGTCAGTTGATTTAAATTCTGGAACTGAAGTATGTGGAGCAACAGATAATGATGGTACGTAATATGTACCTGCTTCAATACCTAGTGCTACACCTGTGTCTAGTGTTCCATCTGTAAAGATAATGTCTTGATCATTTGAGCCATCGTAGTAAACTTGAAGTAAACCACCAACTGCTCTTGCTGATAAACCTGAAACACCTGCTCCTGTAATATCTGACGCCACATCTGCTACCGTTGTACCCGATGTTGTAATTGTAGTTGCGCCGCCGTTTATAGTGATTTGGAAATTCGTTCCTGAACCAATTACACCTGTGTAACCTGCTGTTGCTGTGTTACCTGATGCTGTTGGGTTCGAAGCAGTCCAATCTGCTGTTCCTACGCCTTTCCAAGTACCATCGTATTTTTTAAACCACATTGTGTTAGCATCTGTTGTAGCCGAGATTGCATAATCTCCTGCTTGTCCAAAAGAAGTCTTAGGACGATCTGTACCAGTTACTAATAGTGTTGAATCTGTAATTACGTGTGGAACTTTATTGCTAAAACTTTGTCCACCAGTTGTTGATGCTGAAGCACCATTCCATTCAAATATTCCGAATTTAGAAGTTGCTGTGTCAAACCAGTAAGTTCCTGATTCTGGATTTGCCGCTGGTGCTGTTGCTGATGCTTCTAATTGACCTAAGTCAACATCTGCTCTTACAACATATGCTCTGTTGGCAACACCCAAGTATGAATAAGCCGCTTGTAATCCGTATTCATTTGTTTCACCACCATTGATAGGATTATTATTTGCGTCAGTTTTAAATACTGGATCACCGAATGTTTCTGCTAATTCTCTTTGTGAAGTCATTAAGTACGCTTTGCCGGCGTTTGCCGCTTTTGTACCTTCTGCTGTTCCTGTTCCGGAACTGTTTGTTTTATCTTGTGCCGAAGCAACAAATATCATTGGGACTGTGCCCGGTTCTGCTGGTGTGTAGAAACTTTCGTCTATTACACTAACCTGTACTCCTGGTGAAACTAATGCCATTTTTTTTATCTCCTATTAAAGTGTAAAACTTTATTGCTAGTATTTATGACGAATACCCAAATCGTGCTGTATTACTATACCAAGAAAAGGGGTAGGAAAGGGCAGGTAAATACTGTCGTATGAGACCATTATGTACAAAATGTAAAGAAAGACCTTCTGCTGTGAACTATAAAAAGGCAGGCAAAACATATTATAGAAAGCAATGTGAGATGTGCTTGAAGTATGGTGGACCTAGTGGTTATCAACCCAAATGGTATATAGCAGGATACAGATTAAAGCAAAAATGTGACAAGTGTGGACACTCAAGCAAATTCAAACAGCATTTTAATGTGTTTCATGTGGATGGTAATTTACACAACTGTAGGTTCAATAATTTAAAAACTGTGTGTGCTAATTGCCAAAGATCCTTGCACCTTGAAGGAATCCGTTGGCAACAAGGCGATCTTGTACCTGATTTTTAAGTTCAGCAATAGTGCCATTATTAGTCAATTCTGATGTGAAATCAGTATTTGCCCATGCCCACTCTGAAGGATGTACGTCTTTAGGTTTTTGACCTATATCCTGATACATTTTAAACCATATAGGAATTTGTCCTCGTTTTACCCACCAAACTTCACCGTTGATTTCTTTAATCATGTTTGCTTCATTTTCAAAACGCACATCTGGTATTACCCAGTTGATATCAGGATTGTCTAAAATTTTCTTTTTTGCTAAACTTACCCATACTCCATCATAGAATCCATCACGCATACATTCTGTGCCAAACACTTGAAGCACATATCTAGGAGTGATGTCTCTACCCATTTCTTTACTCCAAAATTCATCGGACTTTTCACGCCATGCTCTGCTTTCATCTGTTTTACCATCCAGCAACTGTCTGTCCCATTCAAACATTTCAGCCACACTGTCTTTTAATTTGTCAGCAAAAGATAATTTTTGAAAGTTGTGTTCTTTTACTAAAAAGTCAGCAATGGTGTCTTTGCCTGAACCTATCAGTCCGCATATTCCTATAATCATAATTGTAATTGTTTAGTGCCTGATCCTAACTTACCTCTAGCAAAACAGTTGAATGCTAAACTCCATCTTTCCTTGTCAACTTCTTGTGGAGGTACTGTGTGTTCTAACCAAGATGGGAAAAGATATAAATCTCCTGTTTTAGGCTTGAATCCATAGTAATCAAGATTGTATTGATTGTTGTTTTTATTTTTAAAAGTTGGTTTTATTGTTTCATGAAATAAATTTGTGAAAAAGTATGGTTTGTTAAAAATGATAGGTGATGATGTTTCATCACTCTCAATATAATAGACACCACTGATCATTGAATTTGGATGTGAATGCTGATGATTTAAATCTGCTTTACCGTATTTGTTTACCCAACTTGTTGTAAATTCAAATTTTTGCTCTATGTCTAAAACATCTTGTGTAAAATTATCCACAGCATCTTTAATTTGTTGTCTTAATTTCTTAAGTTGTGGTTGGTCTAAAACTTTCATTCCTTTATTAATTGGCTCTTCATTTTCAGCATCATATAAACCAACACTTTGTGGAGGAAAATTTAAATTTTTTATCCAAGATTCTTCTATAGGATCCAAAGAGGGAATATTTGTCTGATACAGAGGAACCGAAAACATCGGAATAATTTGGTGTTTCATATAGTTTATATTACTATATGTTTATTGAATTGTCAACTATGAATTAACCAATTGCGAAAGAATAACCTTGTCCACCACCAGTTTGTGTTTTGACTTCTATTTCTAGTCGTTCCATTTCAGCCTGTGCTTCTTGTTTTAGAGCATCACCATTTAATGATGTACCTCCTTGTGGACCTGCTATTGTATTGAATTTGCTTCTTGCTTCACCTAGCATATACTTACATTTTGCCAAAGTGTAATCTCTTAACCATTTTTGTGCCAAATAATCTTTCAGCAATTCTGAATCTGGTCTGTAATTGTAACATTCTAATAATACTTCTTCACCTTGTCTAGGTCTTTGAAGTATTGTTAATTTTTTAGTGGTTGTGTTCCATTTGAATTCAATAAATGAACCAAACATTCTTCCTACTAATTCTTGATATTGAGCAAACATATTATAAGTTGCTACACCACCCATATTAGAACTTGCTAATAGGTAAGTGTTTGTGTATGCTAAATTGAATGGTTCGAACAATGTACCACCATCTCCACCACCGGATCTTGAACCAATGGATCTTCTATAAATTTGTCTTACTTCTATCACTTCATTAGGAAGGATATAGTCGTTTTGATCCAATACTAGTGGTAAAAACATATAACTTTCTTCCACAGAATTGTCTGATCTTTGTCTAAATCTGTCTAATGCATCTTTAAGTGCTGTTTCGTAGTGTACTGGGTCTAATTCTACATCAACCATACCACCACCTAGGCTGGCGTGTACATAGTCAAATACTTCTTGTTTTTGTGTGGTCAAATCGCTCATACAGTTTTCCTTATACATATTTATCGTCCGATAAATATATGTATATGCCTAGATTAAGTCTTTATAAACCAGAAAAAGGGAACGATTACACATTCTTAGACAAAACAGTGGTTGAAATGTTCACTGTGGGCGGAACCGACGTATTTGTACACAAATACTTGGGACCTAAGAATACGGAAGAAGCAGATGCTACTCCTACACAGCCTAGATATGATGCTGTAAAAGAAACCAACATACAAGATATGTTGTTCCTGGAAAACAGGGATAGAAAATACAGTTCTGATGTGTACAGCATAAGAGGAATATACAACGTTCAAGATATTGACTTTGATATGAGTCAATTTGGATTGTTCTTACAAAATGACACATTGTTCATGACAATACCCATCACTTCGAGTGTTAAAACTTTGGGTAGAAAAGTTATGCCAGGTGATGTATTTGAATTACCTCATTTAAAAGATGAATACGCACTGAACGATTTTAGTGTAGCACTGAAAAGATTTTATGTGGTTGAAGACGTCAACAGAGCGGCAGAAGGTTTTTCACAAACTTGGTATCCTCACTTATACAGAGTTAAGTTAAAACAAATTTACGACTCACAAGAATTCAAAGAAATACTAAACAAAGATGCTGGAGCAGGCGATGGCAAAACATTAAGAGATGTGCTCTCAACTTATGAAAAAGAAATGCAGATCAATAATGCTGTTGTTCAACAAGCAGAAGCAGATTCACCTAAATCAGGATATGACATAGCACATTTTTATACACTACAAGTGGATGATCAAGGAAAACCTGAACTTGTTACAACAGATACAAGCCAATTAGACACAACTACACAAAACACATTAGCCGATAGAGTAAATCAAACACCTAGTAAAGAAGGTTATGATGGTTATATTCTTGGTGATGGCATAGCACCTAATGGTGAACAGTTTGGATTTGGTATTAGTTTTCCAACTGCTTCAGACAAAGGTGATTATTTTTTACGTACTGACTTTTTGCCAAATAGATTGTTTAGATTTGATGGCGGACGTTGGGTAAAAATGGAAGATAACATACGTATGACACTAACTAATACTGATACAAGAAGTACACAAAAAGGTACATTTATTAATAACACTAAAACATCAACGATTGCTGGCGAATCAGTAACTGAAAGACAAAGTTTATCAAAAGCACTCAGACCAAAGGCAGATAATTAATGCAATTTTTTTACGACGGACAGATTAGAAGATATATTACTCAAATAATTAGACTGATGAGTAATTTTTCATACAAAGATGGAGATGGTTCTTTAAGAACTATTCCGGTAATGTATGGAGATATTACAAGACAAGTATCACACATTATAAGAGATAATTCAGAAAATAAATTACCGTCTGTGCCTAGAATGGGTGTGTATGTTACCGGTTTAGAAATGGACAGAACTCGTTTAGCAGATTCTAGTTTCATTAGTAAAGTCCATGTTAGAGAAAGAGCATATGATGCCAACAATAATGAATATTTGAATACACAAGGTAAAAATGTTACAGTTGAAAGATTAATGCCAACACCATACACATTAACATTGAATGCTGATATTTGGACATCAAACACAGAACAAAAATTACAAGTAATGGAACAAATAATGATGTTGTTTAATCCATCTCTAGAAATACAAACCACAGACAACTACGTTGACTGGACAAGTTTAAGTGTAGTAGAATTATCTAATATTAATTTTTCGTCTAGAACGATTCCATTAGGAACGGAAACAGAAGTCGATGTTGCGACTTTAGGTTTTACAACACCTATATACATTTCTCCGCCAACAAAAGTAAAAAAATTAGGAGTAATCACACACATTATAACAAGTATATTCAATGAACAAACTGGAAATATAGATTTAAGCCAAACTATGCCTGAACTAAAAGCATACCAAGATGGATATGAAAACAGTATCAAATTAGATGACAAAGGAAGAGCAATAAGAAAAGATACAGACTCAGTACAAGGAACAACAGGCATTAATGTAGACATCTATGTATTGAATAGTGTTGCTCAAATTATTGTTAAAGGTGTAATAGGTGGCGAAGTATGGACAGGCAATGTATTAACAATACCTAATTTTAAAAATGGATTGAGCAAAATTTATTTGAATAGAGAAGGCATTGATGCTCAAGTAGTTGGTACAGTAGCAGTAAACGAAGCAAACCCATATCAATTATTAATTGATTGGGATGAAGACACAATTCCAACTGACACTGTAATTGTTGGACCAATCACTACAAGTGGTTCAGTTGATTTTATTGTAGACCCTACAAAATTTGATCCAACAACAGTTAAACAGAATGGAAAAAGATTATTGTTGTTAAAAGGTATTGGCTCAACAGATAATGAAGATGGTGCTGATGCTTGGAAAGGTGACAGCAATATAGATTTAGTTGCTGGTGCTAATGACATCATAGAATGGAACGGTACCAATTGGGAAGTTATTTTTGATGCCAGCACAACAACGAATACCACTCACGTTACCAATTTAAACACAGGCGTACAATACAAATGGAATGGTAGTGAATGGTTATTGTCTTTCGAAGGTGAATATCGAAAAGGCACTTGGAAGATCCAGTAGTCATATAATTACTTACATGAACAGTAAAATTGTAGGGTGTGGAGCACTCTTCTACACATTAGATACCAAAAGATTTTTGTTACTACACAGAACTCAAAGCAAACAAAATAATGTTTGGGGACTAGTAGGTGGTACAACCACAACAGATAAAAATTTGTGGGAAGGTCTACAAAGAGAAATTAAAGAAGAAATAGGCGAACAAAAAGTTAAAAAAACTATTCCAATGGAAACGTTCATCAGTAATGATGAAAATTTTTTGTACCACACTTATTTGTGTGTTGTTGAAAAAGAATTTATTCCTTCATTAAACACAGAACACGATGGATATGCTTGGGTAAGTTTTGGCAATTGGCCCAAACCATTACACCAAGGTCTACGTAAGACTTTTCAAAATAAAACAAATCAAATTAAATTAGACACTGTGTTTAAGATGTTAAAATTAATCAAATGAAAATAATCGGCGATGTTATGTTGGATGTCTGGGTACAAGGGAATTGTACCAAAGTATCTCCAGAAGCATCAGCACTTGTTCTTAAGGAAAGCAAACGTAATTACAACGTAGGAGGGGCAGGAAATCTCGCTTTAAACCTGTCAAACTTGGGCGTAGACACGCATCTTTATAGTTCGGTGGGCAACGATGCCCCAGGGCATAAAATACAGGAAATATTGTTGAAAAATAACATTAAAACATTCATCAGTAGCGATGCCAAAACAAGCACAGTGAAGACTAGAATGATTGGTAGTGATGGTCAACACCTATTAAGACTTGATAAGGAAGACAAATATACTGATGCTGAACCTACCAAAAATTTAATTAAAAATTTACAAAAAGACGATATTGTATTGATAAGTGATTACGATAAAGGAGTTGTTAATAATTCTTTAGTCAAAGATATTGTGTCTTCTGTAAAAAGAGTTTATGTTGACCCGAAACAACAACCTACAAATTATAAAGGTGCATATCTTGTGAAACCTAATATGAAAGAGTATGAACAATGGTTTGGTGAATTCACAAAAGAAAATGCGGATCAATTTAGAAAAGAATTTGCTTGGGAGTGGCTTGTAATAACTGACGGTGGTAATGGTATTCATGTTGTTGGTGAAAATACTTATAAACACATCACGGGTGATGCTGTTGAATTAGCAGATGTCAGTGGTGCAGGTGACACTGTTCTAGCAATAATTGTAAAGTATGTTGAGCAGGGAACAAATATGATTGATGCTTGTACATTAGCATTAAAAGGTGCTAGTGCTGTTGTTCAACACAGAGGAGTAACTGTTGTACAATTATCAGATATAGAAGATACAGTGGTTTGGACCAATGGTGTTTTTGATATATTACATCAAGGACATTTAGAATTATTAAAATTTTCAAAAAGTCAGGGCGATAAATTAATTGTTGGCATTAATTCAGACGAAAGTGTCAAAAGATTAAAAGGAGAAGGTCGTCCATTGAATAATACTATTTTAAGAAAGCAACAACTATTAGAACTTCCATGGGTAGATGAAGTTGTTGTGTTTGAAGAAGACACGCCTATTGAAGCAATTAAAGAACACCAACCAAACGTAATAGTAAAAGGTGGAGATTATACTGTTGAAACAACAGTAGGCAATGAATTAGCAGATGTAAGAATATTTCCAACAGTGAAAGGTTTTTCAACATCTAATATAGTGGACAAAGTAAATGAACAAAGAAATAAAAAATAATAAAATTATTATAAAGAATGTTTTATCTGATGAACATTTTAAACAACTAACAGATATTATTTTGAGTGATAAATTTCCTTGGTTTTATCAAGACCATGTGGTTAATCCGGAACAATCTAGCACAGAAGAAAAATATCAAATTCAATTTGTACACAAATTTCATGAAGTTAGTAATATTGTGACAGGACCAGAACTATGGAATATGTTAATACCTATATTTGCTGTGTTACAGCCTCATACTTTTTTACGTGTAAAAGCAAACAATATTCCTGGACAAGATAAAATTATTACTCACGGTATGCATTGTGATGTAAGTGTGCCATTAAGTTATACAGCAATTTTTTATTGTAATACAAATAATGGCTATACAGAATTTAAAGATGGAGATAAAATTGTAAGCGAAGCAAACTCAATGGTTATATTTCCAAGTTATATGGAACATACTGGAAGTACTTGTAGTAACGCAAGGTCTAGAGTGAATATAAACATCAATTATGTTACACATCATTCTGACCAACTTGTAAAAGATATTGCTCCAAAAAATTCAGAAGAAATTGTAAAACTATGGAGTCATGTATGAGAATTGTTGTAACAGGATCTGCTGGTTTTATAGGAAAAAATTTAATAAAACATTTAAGAGATCAAAACCATGATGTAACTGAATTTGAATATACTGAAAATAGTTTTCCTGATCCTAGTTTGTATGATTGGGTTATACATCTAGGTGCTATTAGTTCTACAACAGAAAGAAATGTAGAATTAATAATGAATCAAAATTACGAATACAGTCTAAAATTATTACAAATGTGTGACACAATGGGTGTAAATTTTCAATATTCTAGTTCTGCTAGTGTGTATGGAAACACAAACAGTTTTGTTGAAAGTGGTCCAGTGTATCCACAATCACCATATGCTTGGAGCAAGTATCTGTTTGACAGATTTGTTCAACAAGCAATGGGAGAATTTAAAATTTTAGTACAAGGTTTTAGATATTTTAATGTTTATGGCAATAATGAAGAACATAAAGGAGACCAAGCATCTCCAGTAACAAAGTTTTCTAAACAAGCAAAAGATACAGGAGTAATTAAAGTATTTGAAAACAGTGACAAGTTTTTAAGAGATTTTGTATGTGTAGATGATATTTGTAACGTACATTGTCAAATGCTTGGAAAAGATACAAGCGGTATTTTTAACATAGGAACAGGCAAAGCAACATCATTTCAATCAGTAGCAGAGTCTGTAGCCAAAAAATACAATGCCAAAATAGAAACTATTCCAATGCCACAAGCATTGAAAGGACAATACCAGTCTTACACCTGTGCAGATTTGACAGAATTAAATAAAAATGTTACAATAAATTATAAAACAGTTGAGCAATATTTAAATGATCAATAAAGAAGGAAAAGTAGATAAAGGTTGGGGTTATGAATTAATATGGGCCTCCAACGACAAGTACTGTGGAAAAATAATGGTATTTGAACGCAAAGGTGCAAAATTTTCAATGCACTTTCATAAAACAAAAGATGAATCATGGTTTGTAAATGAAGGCAGATTCCTTTTAAGTTGGATAGATACTAAAACAGCAACACTTTTAACAAAAGAAATAAAAGAAGGTGAAACTTGGAGAAATTTACCTTTAATGCCTCATCAAGTACAATGTTTAACTGATAGAGGAAGTATCACAGAAGTAAGCACCGCTGACGATCCAGAAGACAATTACAGAGTCATTCCTGGAGATTCTCAAAAAAAATAATTATTTAGATTTTGTAGGAACACATTCCTCACACATACAATCTGGACAATCCTGACATTCTGAGCATGAAGATTTACAGTGCTGTTCACAGCCACATTGCGGACATATAAATTTGATGAGTTGATCCATTAAGCCTGTGCTTCTGACCAACGCAGTGTAACTGTGCCGGCTACATCACCTGAGCCAGCAGTTCTAAATACGTTGATTGCTAACACGTCTGGACCATTAGGGAACGTACCACGTCCACCTAGTGTTGTGTTAGTTAAGGCTTTGATCTTGTCTAAGGCAAGTGTTGCTCTTTCTCCCGGTTGGGCAATGAAAGAGAAAATTGTTTCACCTGGTTGTGCGTAAGGTGGTTGACCAAATTGGAATGATATGCTACTTGCCGCCGAAATCGTTCCGTTAAATGTTTGGTTAAAGTCAACTCTATAGTATTCTGTTGAACCAAATGTTGCTTTTGCTTGTACACTTTGTACTGTTGTACCTGATGGAAATTCTGTTGATGTTGCTGTATCTACTTCAGTACCTGCCACTGCGCCTGAGGCTTCCCATGTTGTTGGATCAAAGAACAAGTAGTTAGTACCAGTAAAGTCACCACCAAATGCGAAGTCAACTGCTTGTCCACCTGATATACCTGAGTGTCTGTTTGAAAATCTTACAAAGTAGTAAGAACCATTATCACTAATCTGTGTAACCACTGTGTTGGCAGGGAATTGACCTGAGGTTACTTTCATACCAACTGTGTGACCTTTGCCTTCCCATTGTGCTTCAAGGAAGTATGCATAGTTTCTGTTACCACTCAAGTTAAACCAGTGATTGGATGAAGATGTCATTTCTGCTTGAGTATCTGCTGTTTGAGTTGTGATTGATGCACCACCGTTCCAGTTAACTGAACCACCCGGAGCAATCTGAGCGAAACTTGGTTGACCACCTTGTGCTGTACCTTGTAGTCCTGTCCAACCTATGTCTGCTGGATCAATTGGATAGTTTTGTGGATTAATAATTCCTTGTACAACTAACTGACCTTGTGTTTGTCCTGCCGCAACTGGTTCTGTTGTAATCTCAATACCGTCTAGTAGCAACTGGGCTCTGTTAAGTAGATCTCTATCTCCCAAATCACCTGTTAAGGCATTGGATACTGAAGGAGCCAATCTCATTAAGAATACAGTTTGTCTAATTGTTGATAGTTGTAATCCTTGACCTGAGTAGTTGAATAGATATCCTCTATCTTCATCAAAGTTACCATCTGTTAGATATGCTGATCCCCAGTGCGATATGATTGGAGACGCTGTGTTAGAAATTAGTACAACACCAGTATTTCTAAAGTGAGCCGCCGCCGTACCCGCTGAATAGTTTCTTGTGGCACCAGCCGCAAAGTTTGTAAGTTGTGCCGCTCTTGTACAACCTGTCAATGTATCTCCTGTAATACCTGTAAAAGTTATTACTTCGTTATCGATATAAACAGTTCCGCCTGTTGATGGGAAGAAAGAAGCATCTTCTAATGTAATAGTTGTCTGAGTGTCATCTATGTTTTCTATCAATCTTCCACCAGGACCTTCGTTTGTTACTTCATAACGCACAGGTTGGTTACCTGTTCTCATAAATGCTTCTGTGTTTACGTTTGAATTTCTCATTCTGTGTACAAATATGAAATTACCTTTTTGACCTCTTGTCATCCAGTCGATAAATCCAGCACCATACCATGAAAATTGTATTCCAATCATCTGCATCTTAGACACGTCCCATTTATAACCACTTGGGCCTGTACCGTCTAATTTGTCTTTATTAAATTCTGATTGTTTTGCTTTTTTGTCAACCACAGCACACATTTTAACACCTGCTGATACATTAACACCTCTATAATCTGGAGTAATACTCATTGTTGTGTTGTCTGTAACACTTGATACCACGTGTGTCATACCTCTTATTACAACTCTGTCACCTGCTTTGATTTGTTCTCTGAATCTTGTTCCTACACCTGTAACATTATTTGAATTTGGTGTTACTGTGACTGTACCTGCTAATTGTCTTGTGGCAGTTCTTTGTACAGCATTTGTATTTTGTCCATCATACTCCCAGAAAATTCCGTTTTGGTCATCAAATATTCCTGATCTTACAGTAGCACCATTCCATTTGTACAATGATACTTGTGGTTGATCTGTAAATTCTGGAGTTGTGCCACCTAATGAAATCTGTGCAATTACAGTAAATGATCTTTCGTTAATTACTGAAGTAATTGTGTATTCACCATCATAACCTGATGTGGCTACACCTACTAATCTTATTACAGCACCAACCTGTAAATTGTGGTCAACATCATCTGTTGTTACTGTAATTGTTGAACCTGCATCAATTCCATCTGATGTTATATTTAAAATGTCATAACTTGGAGCAAACAAGGCACCAGTTGTGTACATACAACCTTTACCTGATTGATATCTAATATATTTTTTAGATTGACGTATTGCCTGTGCACCGTGTGCCGGACCACCTGTTCCTAATTGTACACCACCATCGAATGGTCTGTGTATAAAGAATGAATCTGGTCTGCCATATATTGATCCTTGCCAACCTGCGTCTGTTATAGCGCCTGGTGATCTAACTTGATAAGTTAAACTTGTTGGCGATGGTATAGCCGTTGCTAGGAATGGTCCTGAAGCCAATATGTGATTGTTAGCACCATCATCTGATATAATAACAACCAAGAAAGCATTTCCTGGAACTAATCCATGAGGAGTTGTAAAGTCAACTCTAATAGTTGCCAATGCTGAATATGAAATTGTTGAACTTAAAGGTATTGCTTGACTTGTTGGATCAGAAATTGTTACTGAACTGTAAACACTTAAACCTGTTCCACCTATTGCTGTACCTGAGTGTGTATTTGAAACAACACCACCAAATGATGAAACACTTTGTATTCTTACAACAATGTCATTGGCTGGAGTTGATCCACCTAAACTTGATCCAGAAATAGTTAGTTTGTCTCCTATTTCATAATTACTTCCTTCTTGAACAACTGTTACTTCTGTGTAGTCTGTTGACGAATCTGTAGCATTTGTTCTTGTTACACTAAATTGTGCACCAACACCTTGTGGGACTCTATTTGTACCAGCAACATTTAAAGCATTACCTGTACCAGTGTTAGCAGTTCCTGAAGCCGCTGATACAACTGTTACTACTCCAGTTGCCACAGCATCTATTCCTGTAACTGTGAATGTCATGTCATTTGCTGGAGATGAACCAAATAAGTTTGTACCTAAAACTTTGAATTCTTGATCTGGAGCGTAATCACTTCCAGGATTGTTTATTGCTATTGTGTATGCTCCTGCGTTAAGTGTAACATCTAATGTTAATCCAGATGGTGTTCTTGCTGATTTATTAACATTTGTAAATGTTTGTGTGTTAACTGCTGTACCTGTTACAGTGTAAGTTGCTACTGCTCCTGCAGATACTGTGTCAACAGTGATTTGACAATCGTTTGCTGGCGATAAGCCACCTAATTCTGTACCTGCTATGTCAATTGTCTCTGCGGCAACAAATCCACTACCGTTGTTACTAAATGTTGCAGAATAAACTGCGCCTGTTCTATTCACACTGAACACAGCCGCTGTACCAGATGCTGATGTTGTGTAAGTTGGACTTGCGTAATCTACGTTTGCGTCTGTACCTGTACCGTTTATTGATAAACCTGTTATTCCACCATTGCCATTTACAGTTGAAACTGTTACATAAGCATCATTGGTTGGTGTTGCCGCACCTAAATCTGTACCACTAACAAAGAATTGATCACCTACTTTGTATGCTGAAGTACCATCTAGAGCCGCTGTACCTGTTGCTGTGAAAGTTGCTATTGCACTTGCTCCTGTGCCAGCAACTGAATCAACTACTATTGAAACATCGTTGGCTGGTGTCGCACCACCTAAACTTGTTCCTGGAATTGTAAGTGTTTGACCTACACCATAATCGTCACCAGCATTGTTTAACGTCACAGTGTAACTTGTGCCTGATATCGCTACATCAAATGTTCCGTTTTGACCTGTTACATTTGAACCTGAAGTTAATCCTGGATAAGATTGTGTGTTTACAGATGTACCTGCTACTGAGAATGTTAAAATTCCACCATTACCATCAACTGAATCAACAGTTAATGTCATGTCATTGGCTGTGGTTGCTCCACCTAATTGTGTACCAGCAAAAACTAATTGATCTGATGCTGAATAACCAGTTCCTATTGTTGTTACTACTGCTGAGTAACTTGTTCCTGTTCTTGTAACAGTAAATGACGCTGTAACGCCACCTGCACTTGCAGTTGTGTATGTTGGACTTACGTATTGTACAGTTTGATCTGGTGCTGTACCTGCCGCATTAATTGTTTGAATTTCTCCGCTACCTCCAACTGATGTAACTCTAATATCTAAATCGTTAGCACCTGTTCCACCAAAAACTGAACCTGCTATTCTTACAACATCATTTTCAATATACCCTGTACCTGCTGTATCAATTGTTACTGTGTATACACCTGAATCAACAGCAACATCAAAAATACCACCATTACCGTTTGTGCCTGGGAAAGTTCCTAATGTTACGTTAGTGTATGATGGAGCATTAAGAGCCACTGTGTATGAGCCGGCATTTTTTGTTACGTTTATTTGTGCACCTGTACCAACACCACCTTGGAACACTGTTTGTACTGCTGATGCTGTACCTGTTCCTGTGAATGCTGTACCTGATACTGATGCTGTTAAAATTTCTCCACCTGTGTCAACAGATTCTACAAGTATTGTAGCGTCATTGGCAGGTGTTGCTCCGCCTAAGTCTGTACCACTTACTATAATAGCATCTCCAACAGCATAATCTTGTCCTGAACCAACTTGTCCATTTGTTACTATTGAAACTGAATATGCTCCTCCTACTCTAAACACATCAAATCTTGCTAATTGTCCTGCTGGTGTGTAATTTACACCTGCTAAATTTGTATATTGTGTGATGTCACCAATTAAGTCTTGATTCAATGGAGCACTTAAAGTTAATTGATTTCCTGCCACGTTTATAATTGTTACAGCAAATCCATCACCTCTGTCAATCACTGAGTTTTGAATAATACCAGCGGAATCTGCCACAGTAATTTCTGTTGCACCTGCTGAGTAATCACCTGTTACAGTTGGAGATGCTAACGCACCACCTGAACCATTAACAGCAGTAATTTGTGTACCTGTTTGTATTCCTGTTCCTGTTAAAGGAGCACCTATTTCTGGTTGTACTCCTGTGTAAGGTAAAATTGTTGAACCTGATAATGTTGCCAAACTTGTTACAAAATTTCCTGAAGATCCATTTGAAGCAACACTGAATGATGGGAAACCAATTGCCGCACCTGTGTAAAAGTCTCCTTCTCTCAATTGAGTAAAGTTTGTAGAAATTGTTGTAGGATTAACTGTTCCAACTTTTGCTTTTCCATAATAAGTGAATGATGTTGTTGTAGGAACTGTGTTTACTACAAATGAACCTGCGGCTCTACTTGCTCCTGCCACAGAGTTGTCAAATCCTGTAATTGTAAAAGGTTGTCCTGCTTCAAAATTGTGTGGACCAATTGTTGTAACTGTAATTAAAGAAGAACCAATACCTTGTGTACCTGCTGAAGCATCTGATGTTACTGATGATATGTCAAAGTCTGTACCTGGTACTTCGTAAATTGATGGATAACCTCTTTGTGTTGCAATTGCTTGCCACTTCGTAGGCTGTAATCCATACTCAAAGTCAGCATCAAGCATTGACTCAGGTTGTGCAACTCTCATTCTTTCAATTGCATCTGTTCCAAAGTCATATGGACGTGTTCTTATTTCATCATCTTCAACAAAAATTTGTAATTGATCTAACGCATTATCTGTAGATGTATCAGCATTTAAAAATATAGTAGTGATTGTATCATTACCATGGAATGCTTTAGGGAAATCAGGATCAACAAACGGAGTTGGGTTTGAAGTGTCATCTGTGTATTCTCTTCTATAAGTTGCTGTTGCTCCTTTTGCCGGATCATTGAAAGTGTACAACACATTGTTTGATGTTGTGTTTGTAATCAATAATAATTCTGATAGTTCTACTCTTTCTGGAATTTTAACACTTGAAATACCGTTGTTAATTTGTGTAGGTAAATTATCTAAACCATTTGTAATTACATCTGTGATTATACCTACTAGTGCAGTTATTCTCGATGTGGCACCTGCTTCTCCAGGAGTGCCTAAAATAGTTTGTTGTGTAACAACTGGTGATTGTTTTGAAGTAAAAGCAATACCTGGTATTACATAGTTGTTTATGATATTTCTAATTTCATTTTTTACTGCTAATTCAGGTTGTCTGTCACCAGTCAATACAGAAACTGTGCCAACCCAATAAGTTGATGCGTTATATCTTGACTGTTCATTACCACCATATCTTAAATCTGTTAAAAGACCATCAATGTTGTAACCCATATCTCTTTCACAAAGATATGGTTCATATGTAAAGTTAGCAAATACATAAGCCGAACTTACAAGTGCTGGTAAATTTAAAATACCGTTGTCAACAACATTGTCTATTACAGCCATGTTAGCCGCAAAATTTGTTTTACCACCTGCTTCACCATTTGAACCTGACGTATTTTGTGATATACCTTCTACGTTAATAGTGCCGTATGCTAAACCTGTGAAGATGTATAAGTCTATAATTTGTTTTGCTTTATTCCAATATGCTAATTCTGGTTCACCAGCCGCCGCTAATTGTAGAACTCCGTCTACATAATAACTTTGAGATACTGTTCTTACGTTTTCATTACCGCCATATCTCATATCAAGATATGCCGCATTAATTACTTTTTCAACATCATTTTTAATCTGTGTTGCTGTTTTTGTGTATCCAGCAAATGGTGATATATTGCCTGCGACTTGTGCCGCTACCCATGCCGCCACTTCTGCTTTGACATATTCTCTGTTGTTTAGATATCTTAATGATGCACTTGGAAATAAATCAGCCGCTGTGTCTTCTGTAATTTTATAATCTATGTAAGCATTGGATTCATCTTTTAACCATTCTTTGTTGGCATTAATTTGAGCCCATGCGTTAGGATAAAGATTTCCGCTTTGTGGTATTCCTGGTGTAAATTTGTATGTATTAATACGTTTCTTTGCCATTCTTTTCTATACTCCTAATGCTATCGATAACACTGTGGCTGTGTTATCAACATATTGCTTCTTTGTAACATCATTAGCATTACTTGGGTTACTTGAAACAGTAGCCGATGTAAAAGCCGCCTGTGCCGCCGTTGTTAATCCTAATGTAGTGTTATTTAACGTTCCTTGGGAAGAATTCAATGTTGAAAAGGTTCCATTTCTTGGTATTACAGACCCTATTGATACATTATCTACAAGACCAGTGTCAGTAGGTCTCATAGTAAGTGTGCCTCCCGCTTGTGGACTGATTGTTACATCAGCATTTGGTGTTAAACTTACATTTCCACTTGTTGATAAATTTTGTGCGTTTACATTTACGTTGTTCACAGTACCTGTTGTTGCAGGATTAATTGTGACTGTACCTGTTCCTGAAGGACTTAACCTAATTTGTGCATCTTGTCCTTCTGCTAATAAATCGCCTGTATCTAAAATTGAACTGAATACACCAGCACCAATTATACTTGGTTGAGCAACAGTTAATTGTCCATAAGGAACACCGTCTGTATCTCCGTAGTAAAGTGTATCTGGAGCATCAACAGGAACAGCATATGTTAAAGTTCCTGATTGTTTACCTTGTGCTTCTGCATCAGTCAATGTAGTAGCAACTGGAATATCTAAGTATGTGCTTGTTGCTATTGTAGAGTTTATTCTTGTTCTAATAACGTTTTGATACGTTGTAAAATTATTTGCTACACCTGGAAAGGCATATAATCTTATAGCGCCGTTGTCGTATGTGAAACTTTCACTGCCGTCTGATTCAGATGTTGCTGTTGTAATTTTATCTTCAGTTGAGCCATCTGCTCTAGCCATTCCATATATAGAATTTTCAGCACTGTATAATTCTTGAGCACCAACTGTGCCACCATTGTAAAGGAAATTTAAATCATCTTTACCATTGAACATTAAAACATTTTTACTACCCAGTGGAGTAACACTTGTCCAATTAATAATAGTTGATTGGTCTTGTACTTGATCATCTAAATCATATGTGTAAAAACTGTGATCTACTGTTTGATATTGATCAACATTTAAAAGTCCATTAAATGCGATAATATTTTTTACTGAAGCATTTTGAGAATAATTTGAATATTGTAATGCTAATTGCCCACCGTTACCGTAACCAATTATTGTGATTTCTCTTGTGTCAACATTGTCATAGTCACTTAAACTTGAAATAATTGAATCAAGTAAAGCAATATCGTCTGCTTTAGATGTTTGATAACCAATGTTCCATTGATTGTTGTAACCTTGAGGTGCTATTAAAATTTTGTCTGTGATAAAATTAACATTGGTTATACCGTTTGCTTGAGTAAATCCATCGTCATGTAATGAAATAACCACAGGAATTTTTTTGCCTTCTAATGCTGTGCCTGTTGTGTCTGGCACTACCACTTGAGCAGTTCTACTAAATCCTGACGATTGTTGTTGCCACGTTTGTGTAAAACTTATTGTACCTGTTGCTAAATTTTCACCTGATACTGTATTTGCGTGAGATAATCCTTCACTGTATAATAAACCAGGAACACTTGTATTTCCTACATCTGGTTTATAAACATTGAAAGCCAAACTGCTTGTATTCAAAACAAACGTATAAGTTGTTCCTCTTTCAACTGTGATTTGAGGATTATTTCCTGCCACAGCAGTACCTTTGTTTAAGAAAGTAAATGCACCTGCTGTTTCATTTACGTTAAAATCAGGTGCTGGTGGAATTACTGGTGGTATGTATGTGGTTGTAACGGTACGGACAGTAACATTACCATTTGTGTCAACACTAAATCCTGGTGACTTATACCCGTAATCCGTTTCAAAAGGTTTAAAAACAACTGCCATTATGCTACATCCATATTTATTATTCTGTTACCTGCGTTCCACCTACCAAAGCATTTTGCGTGGCAAAATAAGTAGCACCAAATATAATTTTTGAACCACTATATTTTTCTGTTGCACTTTTATCTGCTGGATCAATTTTAATTCTTACATATGAGTTATTAACTTCACTTGCAATCTTTATTAAATTGTTTCCTAGATTAGATCTACCATATATTGATAAACTGCTTTGATTAGGACTTGCCGCTACAAGTACTTTTAAAATTTCTTTATTGTTTGTGTCGTAATCTACACTGATTGTATATTCTGCTGTGGTGAATGTATTCACGTGCCATTGGTCAAGTATCATGCCATCTTCTACTACAGAATATGGCCCATTGTAAGACAGGTTTAACCCGTTCTTCATTAGAAGAGTATTTCTGTCTCCTTTTCCAAAAAATCTTGATACATCAAACATATAGAATAATCCTTATTATAGTGTATTTACCTATTTTAGAACTATTGTATTACTACTGTATTTTGGGTATTACTGCTTGTTTTTGCTCTGTTTAAGCATCTTTTCAACTGACTTCACTACCTTGTCTTCAGTTTGGTCTTCCATAGCCATTATTCCCTCATTCAGCCTATCGCTAAACTCATCTGATGTGATTCTAATTGGTGAATATACTCTATCTTCCGATCCAAGGTCAATAATATCTATATTTTCAGCATCAGGAAATGATGTGTTTATAGGATACGTTGAACCTATTATTACTGTGGCTGTTTTATCAAATGCATAAGCAAGGTGTTGCCCTACAGAATCACAGCCAACAAAATGATTGGTCTGTTTAATTAATGCCATCCATATTCTAATGTGAACATTCATAGGTGTAGCCACTGGTGCCGACATATGATTTTTAAATTCTAGTGGAAATTCACTCATCATCATAACGCCATACTTTTTAGATAATTTTCTTACAATGCTCCAGAGGTTTTTCAGTTCAATACTTCTACCTGTAACATCTGAAATATCAGGTTGTTTACCTTTTTCCATTTGTTTTTCAGTAATTTTCTCAGGTTGAGCACCTCTTCCAAAAGGTTGAACTACTATAATTTTATCTTTGCCTGTTTTTTCTTTTACTTCAGTAATCATTTGTCTTGCCATCAGTAATTCTTCTTTGCTTAATCTTATTGTAGGTTTAGGTAGGTCTCTTATTCCTTTATTATTAATAGCAATATCATATGCTTGAGCAAGACTACACTTTTGATTGTAATATTCCCATATTCTATAAGGCTCTGGACTAATTAATTCTCTATCTTTAAGCATTTCTTGGAACAAATTTTTGTGCCAACTGTCATATGCTCTAAAATGAAATTTAGGATGACCTTTGAATACATCTGTACCACCTTCACAAACTAAAATTGGATCTTTATCTGGGTTTTCTTCTAGGTATTTTTCTACTGCTGGAATAGAACTGATCATTCTACCTGCTCCGCCATTTAAAAATATTGCTGTCTTTTTCATTTATTTGCTACCTTTATTAATTTGTTATATTCAGGCAAGTACAAATACTCAATTTCACTGTGTATCAATGTGCGTACAGCATCTTCTAAAGTTTCAACTAACGGTTCACCACCTAAATTAAATGAAGTATTGAATATAATAGGACAATCTGTTTGTTTATGAAACTCTTTGATTAAGTCATAGTACAAAGGATTTTGTTCTCTCTTAACTGATTGTATTCTACAAGTTCCATCAACGTGAATAATACTTGGAATTTTTTCTTCTATGCCTGGTTGACAGTTTACAGCATACATCATATGTGGTGTTTCTTCCATACCACGCAAGTCAAACCATTCATGTACAAATTCATGTAGTATAGTTCCGGCAAATGGTCTGAAATATTCTCTATGTTTAACTTTGTTTACGTGGTCTTTACCATTAGGGTCTCTTGGATCATACAATATTGATCTGTTACCCAATGCTCTTGGACCGTTTTCACTTGCTCCTTGGAATATTGAAACAATATTTCTTTCAGCAATAATTTTTACAACTTCTTCGTTGGTTGCTTCTGTTAATTCTACACCATCTTGAGCACAAACATTTTGTATTTGTTCATCTGTGTATGTTCTTTTTGGACCTAAGTATAGTGTAGGTTCATCAACTTTCTTTTCTTTTGTTTGTGTTAGACTGTAATAGAACAACATTGCGGCACCCATAGCCGTTCCCGCATCATTTGAAACTGGTTCTGCGTAAAATTTTATGCCATCTTTCTTTAAACTATCTAAATAATAATAATTTGCTACACAATTTAATCCATATCCTCCTGAAAACACAACATTTTTACATCCACTCATCTGTACTGCTTTGTAAATTAAGTCTAAACATTCTTTTTGTGATTCTTTTTGTACAGCATATGCCAAATCTCTTCTATTTTGCATTTTTGTCCAATCGTCTTTGTCTTCTGATTCAGGATTTTGATCTATAAATGGATATAATCCACTGTTTACTAACGATGCATTAGGATATGTTGGCACAATTAAGTTTCTATTAGATAAAGAATAGTGTCCTTCTTTCTTAAACAATGGTGGAATAATATCATTTTCTTTTCCATAAGGAAATAATCCCATTGTCTTTCCTGCTTCAATGGCACTGAATCCACAATACTGTGTTACTGCTTCATAAACTTTTACAATTCCTGCTCTGTCTGTGAATAATGCTTGGTGTGTTTTGCCTGGCTCACCTATTGAATCAGAAGCAAAGTCTGGATAAAATGCTCCTGGACTTGCTTCACCTGTTCCATAATGTTTGTACAGTGCGTAGATATCATTTGGATAATCACAACTAAAAATACTTTCTACTTCAAACACAGTTGTTTGTCCTGACACACTGTTATTAATTGGAATAAAAGTTCCTGCTCCGTCTACTATTACTGCTACTGCTTTATCAAATCCTGATCTATAAAAAGCACACGCGGCATGAAGTTTGTGATGAATGTGTGACAAGTCAATTACTTGAGGATGTTTTGTGTCAAATACGTGTCTATCAATTAATCCTAATTTTCTTGCTATTCCTGTGTAAACATCATCTCCTGAATAGTCTACTCTACCAGTTGATCTGTCTTCTAAACTTTGTGTGTGAGCAACAACAAGATAATCAATCTTGTCTGTGTATTTTAAAATTTCTACCATTGAAGCATATGGTCCACCGTCATATTTTCTTCTTGATAATCTTTCTTCTTCAATTGAAAATACTACTTCACCGTCTTTTAATAGACAAACACCTGCATTGTGTCCTCTGGCTATTGCGGCAATGTAACCTGTTTTGTTATATTTTTCTATGTCATCCATAATTAATCCTCTATTGGGTCACCGTTTACTGCTGATACTACATAATCTTCTATTTCAGGAGTCATTGTCATTATTTGTTCTTGTTTTCTACTAATTCTTTCATCCATTGTTATTCTAATTGGATCATATTCACGTACCATTTGTCCTAAATCTATGATGTTAAACTTATCTGATTTTGCATATGATGTGTTTTCTGGATATGTAGCGCCGAACACTACACTTGCTGGCGTATCTAAACTGTAAGCAAGGTGTTGTCCCAATGAATCACATCCTAAAAAATGGTCTGCGTGTTTTATAATTGATGCCCATTGTCTTAATTCAACTTTTTCAGGCATAGCAACTTCATCTGGAAATCCAGCATCTTTAAAATCAATTCCAAACTCTGACATTAACATAACAGCAAAATCTTTTTCCTGTAATTTTTTAATTAATCTTTTTAAATTGAAAAACTCTATACTTCTGTTTGTTTTATCTACAAAAGAACCATCAATTTGTTCTATTGCTCTGCCAAAAGGTTGTATCACAACAACTTTTTCTTTTTTAAGTTTTTCTTTTACTTGATCAACTGCTTGTCTTCCTGCTATTAATTCTTCTTTGCTTAAAACAAGTGTTGACTTAGGTAAGTCTCTTAAGCCTTTGTTGTTTATTAATAAATCAAATGCTTGAGCAATGTTACATTTTTGATTAAAATATTCATGTACTCTATAAGGCTCTGGACTTACAATGTCCATGTTGACTAATTTTGTGTGAAATAAATTTTTATGATACATATCGTAAGTTTTAGAATCCAGTGTTGGATGACCTTTCATTATGTCACACACTCCTTCTATTACTACGATAAAATTTGGATCATTTCCTTCTTCTTGATATTTTTCTAAGGCTGGAATAGCAGATATAATTCTTCCCATGCCGCCATTAAGTAAGAATGCTTTAGGTCTTTTTTGTTCTGTGCTCATTTGTACAATTACTTATAAATTTATTTTTTGTAGAATTACGATAGTGATTCTATGGTTTTATTAATGGCATATCAGGATATTTTAACTTCCAGTGTTTTACGTGTCTAAAATTATCTCTTATGTTGATCCATTGTGCTTTACATGATTCAATTTTTTCTCTTTCATTAGGTTCATAAACTAATCTTGCCAATTCTCTTTCGCACATTTCAATATGGTCATCGATATCCTCCCATATGTCTTCATCTTTGTGTTGATGAAATCTAAATGATGGCTTTACAAATTTTCCGTCTATGTATTTCAAGTCATTGATATAGTAAATTTGATTTAAAACATGACCCCAATCATAATCCCAAATAATTGGATTGCCATCACTGTCTAGTTGTCCAACATCTTCTTCATATAAAGGCACAGGTTCATGTTCGTATGCGTTTGTCAAATAAGATGCTTCCCACGGATATTCTTTGGCATCAATAGTGATTACATAATGTCCAGGTTCAGGATAAATTTTTCTTTTTTCTAGGTCTTCTATTGTTGGTGCTCTCCACATACATTCTTTTACAATGCCTGTGTCTTCTTCAACTGCGAATTTTAGATATCTATCGCCAACGTAATATGCTGTGTGTGTTTTGTTTTGACTGAAATTATCAAGATAGGGTTCGTCAGGAATCTCCATTTCGAACTGAAATTTACTTAATTGATCTTTATGTAGTATCATAACTAGAAATACTTATTTCCAGTAACTCTGAATTGTAACTAAAAGTGATTATTGTATTTTTGGATTATGTCGCTATTAATGTTGCCGCGAGAGTTACTAATGTACCGCTTGTATCAATAGTATTTGGGCCAACTGCTGTAACTGTGCTTGTTGGATAGTTTTCCGCTCTACCAATTAATCTAATACGTGCTTGTAAGTCTGCCGCTGTTGCACTGTTATCACATACAACAGTCATTGTACCACTGTTGTCGTCTGTAGTATGATAAATTAAAGGATTAATTTCTTTGCAAATTGCTTCTACTGTTTCGTCAATAGCATCATCTTCACCTCTTAAATCAACTGCTGTACCGTTTGCAATTTTTACTAAAATTTTAAATGCAAATGCACCTGGGTAAAAAACGTTTCCTGCTGTTGATAGTCCGGATCCGCTTACTCTTGTTAAAGTTGCCATAAGAAATTATTATTTAAATGTTGGTGATTGTGGGAAAGGAATTTTCCAATGATCAACACCATCATATTTTGCTTCGATACCTTCTAAAGTAGTTTTGTATGCTGTGATCTCTGCTATTTCGCCATCGCTGTATACATCACTTCTTGCTAATTCTGTTGTACAAGCCGCTATTTGTTGATTAATTCCTTCTAAAAAAGATTCTCTTGTAATTCCGTGTGTTTTAAATTCTGGCATTACTATTGCGTTGTTTTCCCATTTCATTGTTTCAATGTTGTAAATTTGTGAAAGAAGACCTGTACCATCGTTCCAATAGTGTTCCCAAGTTTCTGCGTTTCCTTCAGCATCTGTTGTGCCTAAATTTTCTGTGTAATCAGCAACATCACCTGTTGTGTATTGTCTTGTGATTAATGCCGCGTGTAATGGAGCCGCATCTGCGTCTATTACTGCTGGAAGATGACCTTCCATTAAAGGACCTTCATTAGCCACCATTTCTTCTTCTGTGTCACCGTTACCGATAACATTTACGATATGACCAGTAGTAGCGTGATATTGAAATTTAATGTATCTTTCGCCGTTGTATACTGATGCTTGTTCTTTATCGTCAGAAAAATCATCAACGTATGGTTGATTTGGTATTTTAATGTTAAATGCTTTTTCTATTGCCATTTTTTTATCCTCTTACAGTTTTATTTATCAAATTACTATTAACTTGCCGGAACAAACTTGATTCTAACTCCACCAAATCCACCTCTAATTCCGTGATCTCTTACATCTGGACATGGGTTTGGTGATAGTCCGCCTGCTCCAACAGGTAGATAATTGTTACAACCTTGCATCTCATAACATCCGCAAGATCTTGTTGATCTCCAACAGTGAGCATCTGGACTACCTTGTCTTGGCGTTTTAGTTGCCAAGTTAAGTGCCGCATACCACTGAAATAATTGGTTACCTGACCATTGTGACATCGGAGTTCCATCCGATTCTTTTTGGAAAGTAATCAAAGAACCTTCTTCTGAAAATAGACCAGCCGGTGTAGCCACGTGTTGTTGGAATCTACACTTACAGTGTGGACAACAACCAAAGAAACTAGCACATGAAAACTGTCCGCAACAGTTTTTACCTGCGTCACCGCCGTATCCTAATGAACACCAGTGACCGTTACAAACGTTACATACTAGTCCACAGTTATCATTGTTGCATTTTGTGTAACAGAAACCTTGTGCTCTGTAACAACAGAACAATGAAGAACCTGTAGTACACATAGTTTTACCACCATAACCACCTCTTGAACATATACAACCATTACCGTTTGCTGATGTTACCCAACAAACTTCTGATTGCTCTGAACAACCTGAGTGACATAATGGGTGAGCATAACAACTGTGTCCTGTTTGACCAGTCATTGTATCACCTGCTTCTACTGTTATTTTTTTCTGTACGTATGCACCTGCGTTGCCTGGTAATCCATCACCACAACAACACATTCTAGCACCTGAACCACCTGCACCCCAAACTTCAATAGTTGCTGTGCCGTCTACTCTAGCAGTCCAACAAATACCATTACAAAATTTTGAGTAATTCGTGCCTGAAGTGTATGAATAAATGTATCCAGTTTCGAGATTGTTTTCAATCATCTCTGCTGGGTTTCTAGTAGTTAATAATCCTTTTAAACTTGCCATACTAATATTTATTCCTTCCTATGGTGCCGACGGCAGATCGTATTCATCTGTCGGTGACACAAACTTGATTCTCATTAAACCATGACCACCTCTGTGTGCGTGATCTCTTACTCCATCACAAGGTGTTGGACCTTGTCCGCCAATACCTGCTGGATAGAAAGTGTTACAACCTTGTTGATTGTAACAACCGCAACTTCTGTTACCTTCCCAACAACCAGTGTAAGGACCGCCTGTTGTAGGGTTACGTGTTGCTAAATTGAAACCATGTGAAGCATACATCCATCCGCCCATTCCTGACCATTGAGATCTTCCTGAGTCTGAATCCATTGTGTAATGTACTTCTCCACCTAGTGTTGAAATCATTCCTGGAGGAAATTTGTTAACTGGAACTTGTCTACAGTTACAGTTTGGTTGACATCCTCTGAAATAATGACAACTGAAACCGCCATAACAGTTAACGTCTCCGCCATAAGCAAAAGCACAGAACTGAGGACAGTTTGCTGAATCCATAAAGTTACAAACGATACCACAATATGTGCCACCGCCTTGTGTGTTACAGAAGTTTGCCGCTACCGCACAGCAGTAGATTGAAGAACCAGTTGAACACCATGTTCTTCCACCAATACCACCTTGGGCACAAATACATCCGTCACCGCCGCCGTCACCAAACCAACATACTTGAGTTGGCTCTGAACAGCCTCTAAAACATAAATCATCTGAGTTACCGCAAGATAAACCAATTTGAGCACAAATATAACAACCTTCTACCATAGTGATTGTTTTCTTCGCATAACCACCTGGGTTACCTGGAATACCTCCACCACAACAGCACATCTCTGCGCCTGAACCGCCAGCACCCCAAACTTCAATTGTTGCTGTACCATCTGATGGTGCAACAAAACATACGTGACATCTAAAGTTTGTACCTCTTGATGTACCTGGATAATACTGATAGATTCTACCTTTTTCAAGGTTAGTTTCGTTTCCTACTGAAAAATCATATTTGGTTTGAAGTAATGTTGTTAAACTTGCCATAATAAATTAACTTACGAATTTAATTCGCACTCCTCCGTGTCCACCTCTGATTGCGTGATCTCTAACACCTGGACATGGGTTAGGACCTCTTCCTCCTGTACCAATTGGCATTTGAGGAATACAACCGTCATTTTGATAACAACCACAAGCAACACCACCGTCCCAACAACTTGCCCACGGCACACCGCCTGTTGGGAATCTGCCTGAACCTAGGTTTGCTAAATGATGATAGTGGCCCATACCTGACCAGTTTTGTGTTCCATTGAAATCATCGTTTGTGTACGTAATCATTCTACCTTCTTTAGAACCCATTCCTGGGGGAGTTGGTGTATGATGATTAAACATACAAATACATGATGGGTAACAGCCAAATGCTGACACACATGACATCTTACCGCATTTATTTTCTTGTCCACCATAACCTCTAGCACACCATGAACCATCACATTGGTTACAAATTATACCACAGTTATCGTTATTTGTTCTTGTTACACAGAAACCGTTTGCTCTGTAACAACAATAAAATGATGAGTTAGTAGAACAATAAGTTACTCCACCTTTTCCACCTTCTGAACAAGCACAAGTTTCGTTACTTGCTATACAAAATCTTACTAGAGTTGCTTCTGAGCAACCTCTGAAACATAATGAGTCTGAGTTACCACAACTTTGACCTGTACATCCGCAGATGTAATCTCCTGGAGACATTGAAACTTGTTTTTTAACATAAGCGCCTGAGTTTCCAGGTAATCCAAAACCACAACAACACATTTCTGCGCCTGATCCACCTGCTCCCCAAATTTCTACTATTGCTGTTCCTGCCACTTCTGGATGAAAACAAAATCCGCACCATAATCTCGAGTAGTTAGCACCTTGAGTGTAAACGTAAATACGTCCTTTCTCTAGGTTACTTTCTTCAACCGAGACGAATGAGTCCTGTTTTGTTCCAAGTAATGATTTTAAACTAGCCATAATCTTTGTTTCTCCAAGTTAAGTAATGTAAATTTAGTATAAAAAATATTATAAAAAATTATACAGCACCTACTATCCAACCATAAGTTGGACCAGTGTAAATTAAAGTCATGATCGCACCATTTAAGTCAGCAGTTAAATCATCTGCAGAACCTTGTATTAGTGAACCATTCCTAGCAACTGTAACCGCGTTAGTTCCAAAGTTCGATGTTGCGTCAATGATTTGAATTGTGTCATTGATCAACAAAGAAGCGTTTAGAGGTAACGTGATTGTGAAAGTACCACCGGCACTATCTGCTAAGATTCTATCATTTACAACTGCTTGGTAAGTTGTACTCACTTCTCTAGTGACTACGCCAGCAGTTCCAGTTGTTGATATGTATCTTCCCATTGTTTTTGTTTCCTTTGTTATTACTATTTATATAATTTTCCTTAAAATTATGCTGTACTTGTTTCAATACCACTTACAACACAACTTACATTAGCACCACTTGATCGTGCTACCAATAATTGTCCTGTATTCAGTACTAAACCAGTTCTTTCCAGCACACCATGACTCAAAATTTCTGTTTCAAATTCAACATATTCTGAGTTATCTGGCGTCGCCGAATCTGCTACCGCTAATCTCACTGTAACTGCTTGGTTACCTCTGTTACAAAACGATACCGTCGCCACTGTAAAAGTGTCAGCAGGTGTCGTATATACAGTCGTATTAGTAGCGGCTAAAAGATCTGCTTTTCCTATTCTTCCTGAAGCCATCGTTTTTTCTCCTTTAACTATGTATTAAGTAGTTCATCGCAATCGGCACACCAGTAACTCCTTTTGTGAAGTTAGTGACGCTTTGGAAATTGATTCCTACGTTGTTACTTGTACTTATCGTATTACCTGTAATTACCACTAATCCAGCCGTAATTAAGTTAACATTGAGCGAACTAGCACCACCACCAATTTGTGAAGCGATATAAGTTCTAATTGCCCTCTGAGTCGGTACAATCGCGTCTGAATTAGCCGCCATTGTGCCATCAGTTGAGAATTCATTGATAGAAGCACTTGTTCCACCTAATGCTAAATCACCCAACTGTAATTCTTGTAGTCCTGATATGTTAAATGCATCAGCATTCAATGAAGCAATACCAGTTGCTTGTTCTACAGAGAATAAATCTCCAACTCTAAAGTTACCGTCTTGGTCTGTAGAAGTAAAGAATACTCTTCCTCCACCACCTTCAACAGTTTCATTTGCTGGAATTGGATTTTGGTTTGGTAAACCTGGATAGTTAGTTGAACTAAAGTTACCTGTACCAATATCTAAGAAGTCATGTCCTGTCAATCTAACTTGAGAATATCTTATTCTCATCTCTAAAGTCTGTCCGTGTTCTGGAGATTGAGAAACTTTCAAGTCTGGAGATATTTGTAATAGTCCTGTGAAAGGAGTTTGTGTTCCTAGTTGTTGGTTTACAGCAACAAGTTTAAAGTATTGTCCTGGTAAGTGACCAAATTCTATGTTTGAACCTGCTCTTGGAATTGAAGTTAAATTTTCAACAGCAATGTATTTGCCTGATTGATAATCATCTCTAAATCCACCAAATGTTTCTGCTGTGCCGGCACTTGCATATGCTGTGTAGCCAGTTGAATCAATTGGAGTTGTTAAATCATTATCTGCGTAAATTTCAAATGTATCTACAGTTAACACTCTTGCGTAATAGTAAACACCAGTATTCAATTCTACCATTCCTAGTATAGCATCAAATTTAACTTTGTCACCTGTGTTAAAGTTGTGTGCCGCTGACGTTGTGATTACTGCCGGTGAAGCCTGTGTAATTCCTGACACAGTTGCTTGTACACCTTGTTCTGTAATTGAAGCAGAAGCAGTTACATAATCTGTACCTCTAGCAACAAAAGTTGGTTGACCTAATACACCATCTCCAATGTATGCTTGTACTGGAGCATCTGTTGTGTTGTTAGGATCTGTAAATGATACTGTTGGTGCTGATGTGTAAGACGCACCACAGTCTAATATTTTAACATTAGAAATAACATCTCCAGTTACAACTGCTCTAGCAACTGCTTGTCTTGGAGTTGTAGAACCATCGTTTTGTGGAGCACCTATTACTACTCTTGGAGTAATTTCATAAATTGTTGTTGAATCTAATGTTGCCTCAACTGCTTTGCCACCTAATGTGTCCCAACCTGCTGAATCATCTGAGAATTTTTTAATTGTAGCAATTTTACTTGAAGAACTGTAAGTGTCAATGTAACCGTATTGTCCAGCACCTTTACCTTCAGTAACAAATAATGCCATTCCTGGATACACACCACTTGCCGCAGAATCTGCCGCCGCTAAAGTAATTTGTGTTGTTGTTCCTGTTTGTGCGGAGTTAGTTGTTGTTACATAACCTTTACCACCTAAATCTGATGGATCAGAAGCAGGAGTTTCCATTAATCTTACTTTGTAAACACCGCCTGTATTGTAAGTTGCCGCAACACCGTTTAATCCAAAACCATCACCTGATATTGTGATTGTTGCGTTAGAATATTCTCTACCAGCATTTCCAAATTCAAGAGCAAGTATTTGATCACCGTCTGTGAATACACTGTCAACTAGAGCATCTGTTGATCTGTTATTAACTTTTCCTGTTACAGGAATTTCAGTTGGGTCAACACCTTCTGCCACACAACCAAAGTCACCATAAGATGAGTTACCGTTTGTAGCACGTATTTTTCCACCTGTTTCTGCTAGGTATCCAATGTGTCCGTAGTATGAGAACACTGATACAAGTTCTGCTCTACCTAAGTTTGTAATCCAAGCACCAATACCATCTGATATTACTTGCGTAAAGTCATTTGATACCATAGAATCGTTACCACCTGCGTGTAAGTCACCATCAATTTTTTGTCCTACAGCACCAGTTCCAAACGTTGTAACGTTTTGAATGTAAGGTGATCTACCACCTAATCTAGTGATTGATTCTTCTTGTACTGCGTTTGTAGTTGCACTTACCCATCTGTGTTCGTATTGTTGTCCTCCTGGACTTGCTCCAACATTAACAGTGATTGTTGTTAAAGTTGTTGCTTCAACTAATAATTCTTTACCTGCCGCTGGGTCCGATGCTCTTGGATAATCATGATTTGAACCATGTCCGTCTTGAGCACACGTGAAACGTAAACTTGCTGTTGTGATTCTTACAGTATCACCTGGTGATATTTGGTGTGCACCAATTGTTAACACTGTTGTACCTGTCGCAGGGTCATATGTACCATTTGTTGGTGTAAATTGACCTGTTCCAGCAGTTGTGTTAGCAATCCATGTGCTTGTATCTAGTGGACCAAATCCTGGATCTAGAGAAACAAAAGCACCTGCTGATGGACGTTTTGTACCATAACTGTTTGCCGCACCCAATGAACCTGTTAGTCCTTGAACAGTGGCATTTCTTAAACCTGTAGCATTTCTCATATAGAACATATCAGAAGTTGTACTACCTGATACAGAGTTCACATACCATTTAGCACCTTTTAGTGCCATGTAGTTTCCTGTGTATTGTAAATCGTAAATGATTGAATCTACATAATCTTTAACATCGTCTTCACAGTCAGTTTGATTGAAAGTGTAACCTGGATTTGCTCTTTTCACAAATTCTGACACTTCTCTTGCCATAAAGTCTCTGTTTGCTAATAATCTTAAACGTGCATCTGTGTAACCAGCATCTGTGTTAGGAATTCTACTTCCTGCTAATGTTGGCTCAGTACCATTTGCGTTAATTTTGAAATCAATATATTTTTCAATGTTATCAACAATCGCCGCCGCCGCTGTACCAGCCGCCGCACTACCTGCCGGCACTGCTGTGTTTTGTGCGATGTTGTTTCCTGATGTTACTGAAGATATTGTAAATGTAACATTTTCACCAATTGCTGTGTCACCAGTGCTTGGATTATTAATTAATTCTGTTGAAGGAATAGTAATTGAATCACCAGCAACATAACCTTGTCCTGGAGCCGCAACTGCTAATGATAAAAGGAAACCAAATGAGTTTGTACTTATTGTGAAAGTAGCACCTGTACCTGAACCAGTTGTTGTTGAGTTAACTGTACCAGTACCTTCAATTAAATTACCACCTTGATAACCTAAACTGTTTCCAGTTGGAACTCCAACAACACCACCTGATGGTGTTACTGTAACAGCATTGTTTTGAACAACATCTGAAATAATTGCTTCTAAACGTTGTATACCTTGTAATGAATATTGAACATCACCGCTTGGTGTTAAAGCACCTGCTGGTCTGATGTTAGTTGATCTTAATTCATCTCCAACCACAGCACAATTTTGTGGAACACTCATTGGAAGTATTTCGTTGTATATTCCAGTTTTTACATTTAAAGTAATTTGTGGTGATGCTTTTGCTGGCACACCGTTTACGTTGCCGGCTGTAATAGCATCTGATGAAAGTGTCATTAAAGTTTCGATGTCAGCGGACACAGTTGATTCTGCCACTTTAGTTAAATCTGAAACTTGTAAAGTTGTACCTTGTGATGGTGTGTAAGAAGATGAATTAGCAACTACTTGTTGAGCAATGTATGCCGCTCTAACAATAGCCGCCGCCGTTTCTGCTTCTTGTCCAGTTACGTATGAAGCACCTGCTGGAGTGAAATAACTTAATGCCGCTTTTCTTGATTCAACATTTCCACCTTTACGTAAATCATTTATTGTAGCATCAATAAGAATACCTATATCTCTTCTACATTTTGTTGCACTGTACGTAAATGAGTTTGTGAATGGTGAAATATTACCAGCAATTTGAACATTGATCCAAGCAATAACTTCGTCTTGTATGAATGCTTTGTTTCTTGTTAATAAGTTTACACCTTGTGGATTTCTTGGTCCTAAATCTATTTGATGTAGTGCGTATCTTACAGTTTTAAATGGAGCATCAAGTGTAACACCTGCATTTGGAGCCGCAGTATCTACACCACTTGGACCAACATAGTAAACTTGATCTACTTGTCCAACAAAACCCCATTCAGGTAATGTTCCTGCCGCATTAACAACAAGTGCTTGTCCTGAAGCACCAATCGGTAATCTTGCTGGTCCTGAAGCACCGTAAATTAAAATATCACCTTCTGCTGATAATACATCATTTTCTGGACCACCTGATAATAATTCCCAAACAGATGTATCAACACCAGCCCCTGGTGCATAATCTGGTTGATTAATTGTTGAAGGTCCAACGTTGTTTGATGTGTGTGCTGTAACACAAATGTAAGATGTGTCTGTGTTTACTGATCCTCTTACAATGTCACCTTTGTCATAAACAGTTGCGTTGTTCCAAGTACCTTTCCAGTATAAACCTTCGTTAAGTTTATCCCAGTGTAGTACACTTGGTGGTCTGTTTCCTGTTGTGTCAGCGATAGCAATGTAAGTTGTACCACCAACTCTAACAACGTCACCTGTTTTGTAAGCCGTACCGTTGTTGTAATCACCTTTTAAACTGAAACCTGTTACAAATAAATCCCAATCAGTAGTTTCTGTTGATGGAACTTTGTTGTCATTGTTTGTAAGTGCAACATATTGATAACCTCCGTAAGTAACAATGTCACCTGGTTGGTATAATGTTGCTGAACTCCATGAATCTTCAAATTCTAATCCTGGAATAAAAATTTCCCAATTGGCTTCGTCTGCCGCCAATGATGCACCTGCTGTGTGAGCCGCAGTTGCGATCCAAAGGTTAGCACCATATTTTACAACGTCATTGACTTTGTATCTTGTTGCTGTTACCCATGCACCTAAATATTCAATACCTTTGTGTAAGTATTGCCATTTTGCTTGATCGGCTTCTAATCCTAAAGAAGCAGTTGCCGCCGAAGCGTGTCCTGTTATACAAACATAAAGTTGTCCACCATATCTTACTGTGTCGTTAGGTTTGTATCTTGTGTTTATTGCCCAAGCATTTAACCAATTGAAACCTTTAGCAAATACTTCCCACTTTGCTATATCTGTTTCTAAACCATCTGCTGTTGTTGCCGCTGATGTGTGTTCTGTAGTACAAAGATAAACTGTTGCACCATATCTAACTAAATCGTTAACTTTATATCTTGTTGAAATTGCCCAATCTGATTTGTAATCAAAACCTTCAATGAAAAGATCCCATTTAGATAAGTCGCCTTCTAAACCTACATTAACATCTACGTTTGATGTGTGACCTGTGTTACAAATATAAATGTAACCACCGTATTTTACAACATCATTTGGTTTGTATGTTGTGTTAACTCCCCAGTCACCTTTCCATTCTTGACCATCGGACATCAATGCCCAATTTGCCGCTGTTAAATCATTTTGAAATTCCGCCGCAGACGTGTGGTTTACTATACAAATATAGGTTCTACCACCATATCTTACAACATCATCAACAGAATAAAGTGCGCCTGTGTACCAAGCACCTTTCCAAACAAAACGTATTCTTCCTAATTTAAACTCAGCCATGGGTTAATATATCCTCTTATTGTAGTTATTTATCATTATGAACCATATCCGTTAGAACTGTCAATAGCACTAGCCGGATCTCCTTCATTCAATTCTGTACTTGCTACTCCACCTGTGAAAAAGTTCAATGCTAGTAATGAGCCTGAAAATCCACCATTTAAATTAGCAATTCTATCAATTTTGATTTCACCTGTTTCAGGAAATGCTTCATTGAATATTTCTCTGTTTCTTACTTTAATTTGTCCTGCTCTAAATCCTGATACATTCAAGTTAGCACCACCACCTGAAACTCTTGAACCAATATAAGTTACAATCGCTTTTTGTGTTGGTACAACATTATCTGAATTTGCCGCCATTGTTGGATCAGTTGAAAACTCTCTAATTACAACTTCTGTACCACCTAGTACAACACCACCTAGTGCTAATTCTGATAAACCTTGTAGGTTGAATAAGTCTGCGTTTAGTGTTACAATACCAGTTGCCTGTTCAACTTCAAACAATTCTCCAACACGGAAGTTACCATCTTGGTCAGTTGAAGTGTAGAATACTCTACCACCACCGTTGTTTGCTGTTTCTCTGGCAGGTTGTGCTTCATAGCCTTCTGTAAATCCTGCGTTTGTGTAAACTTGTGGATAATTTGTTGTTGTAAATCCACCTGTACCAATATCTAAGAAGTCGTGTCCAGTTAAACGTACTTGTGAGTACTGTTGTCTAATTGTCATTTCCTCTTCATGAGCCGGAGATTCATTTTCTTTTAGACTTGGTGATATTCTAAATTGTGCTGTTAAGTTAGGAGCAACACCTGAAACATTTGTTATCTGTGTAACTCTATAAATTTGATCTCCAATACCATTGATGTATAACAAGTCACCTGGTCCTGGTTCTCTAGATAAATCTTTTATTTGTACAACTTTACCAACTTGGAATTCATCTGCGAATCCATCACCGTCTACTGTTGCACTTACATTTATAAATCCTGTTCCTCTGTTTGTAAATGTAGGTTGTCCTAATACGCCATCTGCTATTCTTGGTTGTAAAGCAACATCTAATGTGTTCACATTGTCAGTAACTGTCACAGTAGGTGCAGTCGCATAACCTGAGCCTGGTTCTAAAATTTGTACTCTTGAAACTTTTCCAGCATTTGTAATTACTCTACATAAAGGTGGAGCACCTTTTTTCAACACAGTCGCATCTGACATTGTGCCTTGTTTCAACGGAACAAAATAACCACCGTTGTATCTGCCACCTATTATTCCAGTGTATGTGCCTGAAAGGTTTGTTAATTGTTTCCAACTTACAGCGTCATATGAATATGCTACTTCACCATTTCCAGTTATAGCAACAAAAGTTCCTTGTGAACTTGTAACTTTTGTGTATGGTCCTGTATGTGGAGGTGTTTCTGATTCTGTCCAAACTGTAATAGCACTTGTAGAACTTTGTGCCGCATTCGCATTTGATACAAAGAATTTATTTGCTGATGTTGAATCATCAAATGGTGAGTCTTGTACTGATGCTATAAATTTATCGCCTGTGAAAGTTAAGTGTTGTAATAGATATCTTTCACCGCCTATGTCTGCCGCTAGTTCCCATGTTGTACCACCGTCAACTGATTCCCAAGTTTGTCCAAAGTCATTACCAATAATAATTAATCCATTACCAGCCGCCGCTTTTGTAAACACTGGTGTTGATCCATCGTATGGTTCAACTTGTTGTGAAGTCCATGTGTTTCCTTCATCTCCAGATATGTATACAACACCTGTTTCTGAAACTACAACCCATTGTTGTGAAACATTTTCCCAAACAACACTTCTGAATATATCAGCACCTATGTTACCTGATATGTCACTCCAGTTAGCACCATCTTGAGATCTTGCTAACGCACCTGTGTTAGATGTTGCCATAAAGTTGTTAGCGCCACCTTCGAAACTGTTCCAGTTTTGTGTTGGTACACCATTACAAACTGTCCAACTTGTTGAATCTACTGATCTTAAACCTCTACCATTTCCTAATAACACAGTAACGTTTGTAGAAGAAACTCTTCTTGAAGCACCTAATAAGTATTCTCCATTTAATGGAATAGATGCTGTTGAGTTGCTGTAAGGTGGTTCACTAAAAGATATTCTTGGTTCAATAAAATATTTTGTTGACGGATCTAATTCCGTTTCAATAGCAAAGCCGCCTAAGAAATGTTGCCAACCTGGTGTGTTATCAAATTCTTTTTTGACTGTACAAACTTTTGTTACTTCGTTGAAAGAATCAATTATTCCGTATTGTCCTCTTCCTGTACCTTCCCAAATATAAATTCTTTGTCCAACTGTTTGTGCTGTTGTACCTTGGAATTGAGCATTTAGTTTGATTGATGTTGTGTCACCTGTGATTGCTGGTCCTGATTTACTAGTATAACCGGCACCACCTGCTGGTGTTGAGTCACCTGGACCTAAAATTCTTACTTTGTTTACAGCACCATCTCTTGTATTTTCATAATTAATTGTTGCCGCCGCACCTTGACCTGAACCTGTTATAGTTATGTTAGCAGATGAATAATTTTGTCCTGCGTGATCATAAGCGAAAGCAAATATTTCGTTTTCATCATTATATACAGCATCTACTTGGGCTTCTTGTGTTCTGTTGTTGAATTTTGCTGTGATAGGTGTTTCTGTAGGTGTTACACCTTCAGCAACAGAACCAAAATCTCCATAAGAGTTGTTTCCGTTTGTTGCTCTCGCTTTACCACCGTCAGTAGCAAGATATCCTATGTGACAGTAGTAAGTGAACACAGATACAAGTTCTGCTTTACCTTCTCCATTTACCCAGAAACCAATACCGTTATCAATTACCTGTGTAAAGTCATTGGCAACAATTGATTTGTTACCACCGTTGTGTAAATCACCGTCTACTTTTAAACCTATACATCCTGTTCCAAACGTAGATACGTTTTGTACGTAACATGATTTAGTTGTAATCCAAGCCGCCGCATCTGATGGTCCTGAACCAGGATTTAATGTAACAAAAGCACCACCTGTTGGTCTTCTTGTTCCGTATTGATTAACTGGTCCTAATGTACCTGTTAGTCCACTTAAAGACATATTTCTAATACCAGTACCATTGTTAACTCTAAACATATCGTAACCAGTTTCATAACCTGCCGCTGGTTTAACTTCTGTACTTCTTAATTCATCTCCTACAAGTGCAACATCTCTTGGCACAACGATAGGAAGTATTTCTTGATATAATCCTGTTTTAATAAAAATAGTTGCTGGTGCTCTTGCGGCTAAATCGCCGTTGATGTAATCACAAGCATACTTGATTGTTTTGAATGGTGATGCTAATTGAGTACCTCTAGTGTCTGAGTCAACTCCGTCTGGTGATACATAATAAACTTTTGGTGTTACATCAAAATCTTCCCAGAAAGGAATATTATTAGAACCAACTTTTAAAAGTTGTCCTGATTGTCCAATTCCTATTCTTAATCTTGTTGAATCTTCGTTTTGTGTTTTAATATCTCCAGGATATTCCAATACGTTTGGAGTATGACCTTGTGCTAATAAAACCCAATAAGGACCAACATTTTCTGATTCAAAATCTAACGGTGGTTTAGCATCTGATGAATTTGCTTCATGTTTTAAAATACATTTATAAAGTGTACCTGCTACTGTAACAACATCTCCTGGGAAATAAGTTGATTCACCTGTTATGTTGTTTAAATCTGTTTCTGCCCAAGGACCTTTGAAAGCATAACCTTCAACAAGTAATTGCCATGGGAATGGACTGTCTGAACCTTCATCATACACACTTCTAGTTGATGGATCTACATTCTCGTTATCTTTTACTGCTATGTATAAATCACCACCTGCTCTAACAACATCACCAGTTTTGTATGGATAGTTTTCTACAGCATTGTTAACAAGGTAAGTTGCTTGCCATTCACCTTTGAATGTGTATCCTACAACTTGTAATTCCCAAGTGTTTGTTGCGTCTGTAACTGCAGGTTGAACACCAATGTTACTTTGTAAAGCAACGTAAGTGTAACCTCCGTAAAGTACGACATCACCTTGTTGGTAGTATTGTGAAATACTCCATAGTTGTTCAAATTCTAAACCTGGTATCCATAGGCTGAAATTACCTTCAACCATTTGTGGATCTACTGCCCAGTGTCCTGTTGTAACTTGCCACATACCTGGAGACCATCTAACAAGTTCTCCTGCTGAATATCTTTCTCCAACAGTGTAATCTCCTCTGTATCTAATTCCTGTGAACACAGTTTCCCATTGTCCGCTGTTTGCTTCTAAACCATCAGCGGCATCGTTAGCCGTTCCGTTTACAGAAAGTGTTGCGATAGCACCTGCGTTTACAGTGTCAATGACGATTGTAGCATCATTGGCTGGAGTTGCTCCACCTAGTTGTGTTCCTAAAACTGTAAATGTTTCTGAAGCAAGATAAGTGTTACCAGCATTTGTAACTTTTATGTTGTATGTTGCTCCAGTTTTATATATAAAATATTGGAAACCGTTTCCTGATGCACCGTTGTATGTTGTTGTTGGATTTACAAATTTATTTGATGGTGCAGATCTGTGTCCTGTTGTACATCTAAATACTGTTCCACCATAGTAAACAATATCATCTGGATAATATAAAGTGTTTGATGTCCAATCACCTCTAAAGTTATCTGATCTTGAATATTGATCCCAGTAAGCCGCATTGAATTGTAATCCATCATCTGCTGAAGCAGACGTGTGTGCTGTGTTACATTTCCAAATTGAACCACCGTAAATTACAGTTTGGTCAACATTGTAAAGTGTGTTTGGTTGCCAAACAGATTGATAGTCTTCTCCACGAGCAAAGTAAACCCATTTTAATTCATCACCTAATACACCGTTGTTGGCATCCGCATTTGAAATATGTCCTTCGATACATTTGTAAATTAAACCACCAACTTTTACTAGTTCACCAATTTTGTAAAAAGTAGAAGGTGCCCAATCGCCGGTCCAACTTTGACCGTCCATCATTTGTACCCATCTTGGAATTGTGTTGTTTAAGTCGTTATAAAAGTTTGTATCAGAAGTGTGTACTTCAACACAAACAAAAACTTTCGCACCGTATCTTAATACGTCATCTTTTACATAAAGAGTGTTGGCTGACCAATCACCTCTCCATCTAAATCTTATCCTATCTATTCGAAAATCTGCCATTGATTAATTCCTATATGTATTTATTTCCTAACTACTATAAGGTTCCACATATCCTACATATGTGTGAGCCTCGTTAACTTTTAATACTAATTCTCCTTCTTTGTTCACGTAATAAAACAGGTTTCTTCCGTCCCATTTATACTGTTCGTATACTAAATTTGGATAAGTTTTTCTATGTTGTTGATCTCTGCCTTCAAAGAAATCTTCACCTCTACTCCAATTATTGTAATTTTCATCAATATTTCCTGGTCTATTCAATTGTACACCATCTTCTAGTCTTAATAAATCTGATTTCACCATGTATAATTCGCCGGCATCTGTTCTACGCAAACCATAGAAATATCTATTGTTTGCCAGTGTTTTCTGTAATTCGTCTATGCCTACGCCAAATACTTGTGCCATTTATTAACTCACTATGTTGATTGTGTTACCCATACCAGAATGAATTGTACATTGATAATACAATGTGCTTGGTGCATCCATTGGTACTGTGAATAATTGTGTTCCGTTTTTACTACCACTTACGCCTGATGTGTATGCTGAACCACCATTAGAAACTCTAATTTCAAATGGGTGACTAGCACCAGTGTTGTTCACAAACACATAAGTGTGTCCTCTCATCAAGTATAATACTGGATCATTTGTAGTAGTTGGAAATCCTGGACCACTAAATGTGTAGTCTGATGAACCATTTGAACTAATGCTCCATCTCATTGTTGGGCCGTTTTGTTTTACCCAACCTGAGCCATCATAGTACAACACATCACCTTGTGCTGGACTAGAAACTGTTACATCTGATAGATCGTTAAGAGCACTTGCTCCGCCACCTGCGTCAACAACAAATTCTAATGCTGTACCACCTGCGTTTACTTTAACAAATCTTCCACCTACACCTGTTAGTGTTGAAGGAGTGTCTGATAAATCTGTGAACGCCGCTGGAATAGTTGGCTTGTTGTTCAAGTTGTTGTAGTTTAAGAAGTATGTACTATCTAAACCATCTAATGTTCCAGCATCAGCGGCTCCGCCACCTGCTGTTGAATCATCTCCAGGTACCCATTTTGTACCATTCCATTTTAAAACTTGTCCTGAACTTGGAGCAGATGTTGTTGTATCAACGTCTGATAATTTGTCAATTGAAAATGCCGCAACAATTTCTAAACCATCGCTTGTGCCGTTCACTTGTAAAAAGCCACCTGCTAGTCCGCTGTATGATGCTGGAGTATCTGTTAAGCCAAGGAAATTAGTTACACCTGAGCCACCGCCACCACCACCGCCGGCTTGTACATCACCTGGTTTCCAAGTTTGTGCACCTGAATCATAAATTAATGCTTGTCCGTTCGTTGGTGTTGCTGTTAAGTCAACATCTGAAAACATTCCGATAGATTTATTCGCATCTGCTAGTTTTACCCAAGCACCTGCGTGAGCGTAGTAGGAGGCATTCTCACCGTGTACATGAGCAAACATTCCATGATACGTTCCTGCATCTGGTAATTCTGCTAGAGTGTTATATAAAAAAGTTATTTTGTTTGCACCTGTGGCAGTAATCAAATTATTATTGACAACTGTCAAAGTTGTGCCATTTCCAAGAGCCGTATACAACTCCTCGAAATTGTTATTCATTTTTCCACCAGCAGTCCTTAACGAGTCACCTTGACCGTCATTTGGAATAATACCAGTGTTTATAAGTTGTCGTGTCATTCGTTTTTTCCTCCTACTTTATCCTCTATCGAATGTTATTTCATTACTATCCATTAAGTAATTTGTTTTATCCAATGTAAACACAGTTGTTTCTACTATTACAGATTCATCAGTTTGTGGATATGTTATTTCTCCATCACCAACGTTACTGTTTATTCTTACAACTAGTTCGCCTTCTGAATTAATATAATAATTTAGATTAACATCGTCCCATCTAAATTGTTCGTATCTTAAATTTGGAAAAGGTTTAGCGTGGTTCAAATCTCTTCCTTCGTAAAAATCATAACCTTGATCAAAATCTTTAAAGTTGTCATCTATGTTTCCTGGATTGTTAATTGACACAGGATCGTTTGCAGACAATTGGTCAACTTTACCTATGAATAAAGTTCCTTCGTCTGTTCTTCGTAATCCATAAAAGTATCTGTCTTTGATACCATTTGCTAGATATACGCCAGTATCCTGTCCAACTGTATTTGACATCTTATGTTATCTCCACGTAACTTAACACACAATCTAATGAGTCGTTAATATTACATTTTACGTTTAAACTGTTTTGACTTGCTACAATTAATTTTTCTCCTGAGTTTAACACACGTAAACTAGAGTTTGGTGCAATCAAAACATCTTTTACTATAAATCCTGTAACTGAGTCTGGAGTTGCTGTAAGTGTCACACTTGCTTCAACAACTGATTCTGTCAAGTTTGCTAAAACCATTCCAATGATTGTTGTGTATGATCCTGGTGCGGCTTCGTATACAGCCGTAGTTACAGTTCCTATACTTTTTGTTACAGAGTTTCTAAAATTTGTTGCCATATTTTTCCTATCCCATAAACAGTGCGTATTCCACTGCTATTTCTGTTGCGTCAATAATACTTACAGCACCTGATGAACCTGCGATTGAACCCCATTGGTTCCCATCATATAATTCAACACGTTGATCTGCGGTGTTGTAACGTATCATACCTGTTACAGGTGTAATCGGTCTGTTTGCTGTTGTTCCCACTGGAAGCACAAAACCGCCCGAGTCTGACACATCAATATACCCCGTTCCAGTTGTTTTTAACACAATCGGACTAGATATAATATTAGTTATCGCATTTCCCTCAAATTTGTAGTCTTCAATTCTAATGCTACCATTTCCTTGAGCATTTAGGATTAAATCTTGGTCAGTTCCAGTGGTTGTAAGGGTATTTCCACTGATTGTTATATCGTCAACCTGTAATGATGTGACATCAAATCTAGTTGGGTTCACATTTGCTACCAAAACTCCGCCAGCATAAAATCTTAATGTGTCATCATCTGCGCCTGGTGTAGCCTCAGCAGTGATGTATGTGTCTTTATCTAAGTCATAAACACCAGATAAAGCCAACCAGTTCGTTCCGTTATATCCTTCAAACACTGAATCATCAGTGTTATATCTCATCATACCTGCTGTAGGTGAGCCTGGTCTTTGAGCACTTGTTCCTGTTGGAATTCTTACTGAACCAGTCCCGTCAACTCTGAACACACCTGAAGCAGGATTAACAATGAAGTCTCCTGTATCATTTGTCATTGTGTCACCAGACACTGTAAAGTTTTCAACTCTCACAGAACCTGTGCCACTTGCTCTTAAATCTAAATCAGCATTTGTGTTGTTAGATGTAATTACATTATTAGTAATATTAATACTGTCAATTTGTGCTTCATTGGCAAAAATTGTATTCCATCTTTTTGTTGCTGAACCAACATTGTAAGTGTTATCTTGGGCAGGAATAATGTCTGAACCTATACCTGCTGTTATGTTGATTGAATCTGTTGTCTCATCACCAATAGTAACATTACCACCAATAGTGATGTCACCAGTGATATCTAAATTTCCTGTTATGTTTACATCATCTACAAAATTAATTTGATTGTTAAATGAATCTAAATTTAAATCTCCAGAAGTTGTTGTAATTGTATTTCCAGAAATTTGTACATTTCCTGTTTCAACTTTGTCACCTGCTATTACTGTAACATTAGGTCCTGATGTAAATGTCAATGCTTGATCCACATCAATGTTCAATGAAGCAGATGTAAAGTTTACTTCACCTGTGTCTTGATTAACATGGAATTGATCACCAACTCTAAAATCACCTTTGTGGTCAACTGATGAATAGAAAATTTTAGCACCATTTGATGTTACAACTTCATTGGCTTGAATCACTGTTGTTGCATCGTTGTCTACTTCATAATCATTTCCAATGTAAGCAAAGTTGTGTGAAATCAAATACATTTTTACACCAACACCATCACCTACTGCACCAAATGTTCCGTAGATTGATGCTGATGCTATTGCTCTAACTTCTGCTCCAAAGTCTGTATAATCTACAAGTGTAAAGTTTGTTGCTGTTGCGCCTGTTGAAAATCTAATATCTTGAAGAGCAATGTTTGTATCTAAAATTGTAGTTGATAGATTTTGTCCATTAAATCTACTTACTAATACTGTGCTGTTATTTCCAATTGCTTCAGTTGTTGGAGGAGTAAAGTTTCCTGAACGTATTGCTGAACCTTTGTAAATTATAAAATCATCTATGTTTCCAATAAATCCATTGTTGGCATCATAATTGTTACCCATTACAAGTGGTTTAGCCGCACCTAAATCATTAGCAACAGTAGCCGATCCAACATTTTGTCCTGCAACATACATTGTTACAGTGTTACTGCTTCTTACTAATGAGAAGTGTGTCCAAGTGTTTAAGTTAAAGCCTTGACTTCCTATTATAACATCAGCACCGTTAACATAAAGTTTAGGTCCGTTGTTTGTCATATACAACATCAATGAATACTCTATCGATGTGTTGTTTCTAAAATCAAACACTGTTGTTGATTGAAGTGTTGTTGGGTATGCCCAAAATTCTATTGTAAAATCTCCTGTGCCAAATCCAAAGTCTGCTGTCGTTCCTATTGACGCACTGTCTCCTACACCATCAAGAAGTAAACTTGATTGTCCAAATTTGTAAACAGATGTATCTAATTTAGCATCACCGTTGGCTGTAATTTGTTTTCCTGTTGTTTCTGGTGGCATAGCAAATCCAGTAGATTTACCATCAATAATTATTTTGCCATTGTCTACAGATTCAACTGTTCCAGATGCTAGTTGTGTTACTCCATCTGTGTCATAATAAGATATTACGTGTCCTGCCGCTACAGGTGTGCCTGAAAAACCTGAAACTTTTAATTGTGTTTTACCATCTTCAGCCAAACCAGTTGTGCCGTCAACAGCATAGATACTTCTTGCCGCAAAATAAGTGAAAGAGTTTAACCATTCTATTCTAACACCGTTTGTAAGTGTGATCGCATCTACACCTGGTGTAATAAATGTTGCGTTTTGAAACAAACAACTTGCTTCGTTAGAAGCAGGCGTTGCCACTGAACCATCTAGTAAAGCACCTTTACCAGCATCACCAGAACCAAATCCTCTTGGATCTAGTGCTGTTGTAACTGAACCTTGTGTAATTACTGTAATATTTCTAATGTAAGGTGATCTTGATGTAACTTGAAAACCAGTCGAATCATCTGCACCTGTTGAATTAAATCTAAATGCGTGTCCTGTGTTTGCAGAACTGTTGTAATAAAAACCTGTTATAGTTAAATCTTCAATTGTTGTTTCGCCATTTAATATAAAAGCGTCATTTGTGTTTGTTAAAGCACTTGGTTGAATTTTTACTGCTCTTAGTCCATCACCTCTAATACTAACTCCTGTTGGAATAGTTAATGGAAAATCTTCTGTGTAGGTGCCTGGATAAATGTATACATGGTCTCCAGCAATAGCCACTGATAAGGCTTGTTCAATTGTAGCATACGGATCATTTTGGTGTGTTCCTGATTTTGAATCATCACCGTTTGTTGCCACATATATTACTTTTCCTGGACGTGCTGTTAAGTTTAGTCCTTGTACTGTAATGTTTCCTGACAGTGCCAAGTTATCCACAGTCAAGTTGTTGGCATATGCTTCGTTCCAACGTTTTGCCGCTGTACCTAATTTGTATGTGTTTGATTGATCAGGTATAATGTCAGATGTAATATCAGCATTGATTGTGATTGAATCTGTATCATTATCACCAATAGTGATGTTACCGTCTGCTCTAATATTTCCTGTTGCGTGAATATTTCCTTGTACTTCTGTGTCACCTATAATGTCTACAACACCAGTTCCACTTGTAACAATTTCAAAATTTTGATTGGTATCTGTGGCTTCTATTCTGTTGTTTCTGATTATAAGGTCATCGACGTGAATTTCGTTGTTGTAGATTATGCCATCTACTGCGTTAAAATTTAATTGAGACTGTGTTGTTGAAATTGTGTTACCTGTAAGTGTGATATTTCCTACATCTACTTGTCCAGTAACTTCAGCATTTGTTGTACGTGCTGTTCCATTTACATCTAAGGGGTATGCCGGAGTAGCGGTCTTAACACCAATCCTATTGTTATTAACATCAATGTATAACAAGTTTGTCTCGAAAGCCAAATCTGCGCCATTACGCAGTAAGTTGGACTTCAAGAGTTGACCTGATATTCGACCTACAGCCATTGTTTCTCCTTTTACAGCACGGGGATCTTGTCCCACCAACCCTTGTTTTCACCCTACGTTATTCATAGGTTCTTCGCCGGTTGTACCACGGTTTGTCCTGCTGGACCTGGTCTGATCCTGCATTAATATTATTTATCGGTATTTCGGTATTATATTGTGTACAAGGTTAATTTATACTAGTTTAATATGAGGTTGTAAACCACGTTGAGATCTTGAGCAATTTCGTCTGTTACTGTGACTGATTGTACACCAATTGAAGAAACCCAACCATCAACTGCTCCAGCATACACTTCTAAAAGACCACTGTCTGAGTTCCACCATATTGCTCCTAATCTTGGAGTTGTGGCATCTCTTTGTACACCTGTTCCAAATGGTCCTACATAACCATTTGTTGAGTCAAATGTTACTGTTCTATTTTGTTTTACACCTGTACCAGTAAAAGTGATATCTGCGTCTACCACACTGTTTTCAATAACACCGCCAGATACTGATAGATTAGCAGTGTCTAGTAAAACTTTACCTGTGCCATTTGCTGTAAATCCTGCTTGAGGATTTGAAGCAGTACCCACTGTAACTGTGTTGCCATCTATAGCAAATTGATCCTGACTTGAAAACCTATTAACAATTAAATTTCCAGCACCATCTATTTCACCAATAGAAGTGTTATCTGCGTAAAAAGTAAATTTATTATTGCTTAAATCTATGTAAGTGTCTCGGTCACCATCTTTGATTCCATTTAGTGCTATTTTACCTGTTGAAAATAATTCAAATTCATTTATACTTGAATCAAATCTTACAGCATTTCCTTGATTAGGATTTTGTGCTGACGTGCCTGATGGTAGCAATATATGACTTGTTGTGTCTATAATTGTGCTTGTTGCTCCACCACTAAATGCTACATCTCCTTGTTCTGAAGTTACTGTTGTTTTAAAACCAATATCTTCTAAATTAACTTTACCTGTGCCATTTGCTCTTAATTCTAATTGTGAATTTGTGTCTGTAGTTTGTATTATGTTGTTATGAATATCAATGTTATCTAATGCGATTCTTGATGAATTAGTTGATTTCCAATTCTTTGTTTGTGAACCAATGTTGCTTTGAGTGTTGTTCGTTGGTAATAAATCTTGTTCAAACTCCATAGCAAAATCAACAGTGTCACCTGCTTCATTTCCAAAATTTATTCCTGATCCGCCAATTGTAGCATTACCTGTAACATCTACATTAGGCATTAAAACATTTGAATTTAAATTTATATTATTTGATCCAACAGCACTTATTGTAAATCCATTGTTTAAAGTTTGAATTTTATTATCTTTAATTCTAAAATTAGGTACATCTATTTTAGTAGCATCAACAAGAGTTTGTTTACCTTGTACACCAATTGTTAATGTTGAAGCACCAAGGTCACCTTCATTTACTGCTATTGATGTTGTACCTTTTGCTAGGTCCACAATAAAATTATCACCAACTCTAAAATCTCCGCCTTGGTCTTGACTAACAAAATGAACTTTAGCATTATTTGTTGTTACAACTTCATTTGCTTGATCAATGCTGTCTACATCATTTTCTACATTTTTTCCTGCACCAACATAAGCAAAGTTATGACTTATCAAATATGCTAAACAACCATTACCGTCTGCTACAACACCTTGATTACCATAAACTGTGGCACTAGCAATTACTCTTGCTTCGTTCATTGTGCCTTCTGTTACAGCATTGGCAGTAGCACTTTTGAATGTGTGTGCTGATGTGTTGCTGGATATACCAACATTACAAGTAATAGACGTTGCGGTTGTGTCTGTAATTGTAATCTTTTTTCCTGAATAAGGATCTGTTGCTCTTGGGTAAGTGTGATCTGTTTGATGATTGTCCATAGCACACGTGAAAGTCAAACTGTTATTTGCGATAGTGATTGTTTCACCAACTCTCATCGAGTGATTGCCAACGGTCAAACTCATTACACCAGTCGCAGGATTATAACTTCCTCCTGTTGGCGTGTATTGATTTAACGAGTGTTCTAAATACAAACCTCTGTTTGCGAAGTACGTAAAGCAATCTATAAATTCTATTCTTGATCCATTTTTAACTGTAACAGCATCTGCGCCTGGAGTGATAAATGTTACACCATTGAAAAGCATACTTGCTCTTGGAGATGCTGTATCTAAAACATTTCCATCTACTAAAGCACCTCTACCTGCGTCACCTGAATCAAATCCTCTTGGGTCAGTGGCTGTACGATTGTCGCCTTGAGTAACAACTGAAACGTTTTGTATATAAGGTGACTTGGTAACTATACCGGCGTTAGGAGCAAATCTAAATCCATAACCTCTGTCTAGACTAGCACTATAATGGAAATTTTTAATTGTTAAATCAGTTACAGAAGAACCATCATTCATTAAAAATGCATCTTGATATCTTCCTGGAACATTTGGTTTAATTGTTACTGAACGGATACCTGCACCTTTTACTGTTACGTTTGCTGGTACTTCTAAAGGAAATTGTTCTATATAAGTTCCTGGTAAAATATGTAATTGATGTGGTCCTGCTGTGCTTTCTTCAATGTATTGAAGTGCATGACGTATTGTTCCAAATGCGAAGTTAGGGTGATTACCTGCTAGGTTATCAGTTCCATTTGTACTTACATACCATTTGTTTTCAATACCTAAGTTTACTCTTACACCTGCTAAAGAAATAGTATTATCAACAACAATATCATTTAAACCAGTCATGGAACCAACATGAACATCGCCCCAACGTTGTGAAGTTGAACCAATATTATAAGTGCCTGTGACATCAGGAATTAAATCTGATTCTATATCGCCTTTGAAACTTAAAGTATCTTCTGGACCATCACCACCTATAAAAATATTTCCGTCAAAAGAAATATCTCCAGTAGCATGAATACTTCCTGTTGTATTAAGGTCTGATGGAATTATTACTTTACCTGTTCCCGGTCCTGGTGCAATTTCAATATTTTGACCGTTGTATGCTCTTATACCACTGTTTGTAAATGCTAAATTTCCTGTACGTAATTCAGTCATTTGGAATTTTGTAGTGGCATTCATATTGATTGGACCAGTAAATGTTGAGAATGTACTGGTTAAACCATCAATTTCTAAGTTTCCAAATGATGCGGAGTTTGTGGCAATTAAATCGCCTGTGTATCTAGCATTACCATTAACTTGAAAATCTCTTGTAGGAGCATCACTTTTTACACCTATTCTGCCGTTAGTGTGTCCGATGTATAAAAGATCCGTTTCAAAAGCCAAATCAGATGTTCTTGTAAGATTTGCTTTTAATAATGGTCCTGATATTCTACCTACATTGGTTACAGCCATAGTGCTCCTTTTTTAGTATTTATTGAAATTTGGTAAAGGTATTATTTGTCAAAGTTGTGTAAAACAGTGACTGGTTTACCTGTTGGAACTGCTGTTCCAAATGTAATATATTGTCCTGCTGGGTAAGATAATCCTGTTACAGAACTTTTTCCATCCATGTTGAATGTGTTTCCACCACCATTGTTTGCTTCTGTGTTCAACAATGTAGTCACGCTCAAATATTGTGGAGTAACTGCTGACACTGTGTACGTGCCGTCATTTGTTGCTGAACCTGAAACTACCACAGTTTGTCCAACATGATAACCTTTTGACTGCCAATCAATCAAAGCAGTGTTGCCACTGATAAAAGCACCAACTCCTGTAGAATTGTAATTTGCGACAGCACTTATAATATTGCTGTTTACATCACATGGATTTTGTGTTAAAGTGTAGTTTGTGTTTGGAATTTGTAAAACGTTTTCAACCATTACTAAAATATTTTCTGGTGAAGTTGGATAACCTAAACCTGATCCAAATCCATCATTTAATCCTCCAAAGTTTACTTCTACATCATCACCATTACTTAAATTTTGTACAACAATATTTTGTGCTTCAGATAATCTAAACTGTTTCCAAACAGGTGCACCACCACCTAATGATTCATAAACTTCTAGTTGTCTTAATGTTGTGTTGAATCTTAATTGTCCTTCTGTTGGTGATCCAGGACGTTGTGCTTGAGTTCCTTTAGGAACTAAAAAAGCACCTGTAGATTGTGCTTCAATTTCTTCATACTGAGTGTAAATTAAACCTTTACCTCGTAGGAGTCTTCTATTTGTTGATTGACGTTTTAAATATCTCATTACACCTCCAAGTAACTAACCACAACTGAAATATTGTTATTACCTGATTGAGCAACTCTGATAAAGTCTCCAGCACCCAACACTATTTTTTCTGTATCTAGTGTAAAAGTTTCTGCTCCAGGAAGTAATGCGTTGTTAACTATCATTGATGCATTTGAACTGTAAGAACCTGTAACAGCGTACAATGTGAAGTTACTGTCTTCACTGCCATCTGAGGCTTCTGGTCCAACGTTTGTGATCAATATAGATGTAACAGCATAACTTTTGCCTGCAGGTACTGTAAGAACGTCTACTGTTCCGTTTACTTCTGAGTTTGTTATTGCCATCGTTTCTCCTTTAAAAAATTAATCCAAAAAGCAGTGCTCTGTTCTTGCTGATCACTTCTCCTCTTGTATCGTTTGTATTTACAAAATATAATCCTGTATCTCCACCAGATGGTGATTTAGCATACAATTTAACGCCATTGGCGTCATATAACGGGTCTACAGCAGGATCCTGCACACTTGGTCTATTGTTGATAACGAACGAGTCATTTGCCCTTACTGAACCCGTACCCGGTGCTACCAATTCTAAATCTTGATTTGAATTTAATCCACTGATTGTGTCACCTTCAATTCTTATGTTAGCAATATCTGTTGTTTGTTGGTATAATTCAAATCTTGTAGGTTCCCATAATCCTAATAATGTTCCATCAATAGTAACTTCTATTTTAGATGTGTTACCAGATACACTGTTGTCTGTTATTTTTACTTCTGTGTCATCTTGAACTATTCTAGGAAATGCCGCACCAATTACAACAGCATTAATTTCATCATCAACATATTTTTTATTTGGAATATCGTTGTCATCGTTCATTCTGCTGATGTAGTTTGCTGGAGCAATACTGCCACCTAATCTCAAAGTGCCTGTTCCACCTGGTTCAAAATAAATTGCGTTTGTGTTGTTTATGTTGGCAACTCTTAATGCTAAAATGTCATTTCCATCTGTTGATGAAACTTTGAAAGAACCATATCCTGGACCTTGTAGTCCTGGTCCTTGTGAAACTGTTTGTGTGCTTGGATTGTTCCATGCTATTGATTCGTCATAAATTATTTGTACGTTTGCGTATGTACCTCTATCGATACTTACACCTGCTGTGCCTTCACCAACACCTGCACCTGCTTCATTCTTGTTTAAAAGAATATTGTTATCTTCGATTTCTAAGTTTGTTGTGTTGACAGTGGTTGTGTTTCCTTCAACTCTTAAATCACCTGTGATATGAGTTAAAGCAGAATCTAATGTAATTTCATTACTGGTATCTGCTACCTTAATTTTGTAATCACCTGTTTCTATATAAACTGTTTTTGCCATAGTTTTTTATAATTTAGGGAGTGTTGCCACTCCCTAAACTGTATTTTATATTATGCGTCATCTGTGAAGTCGTCGTCGTCTGAGTTAGCAACGTCGTCATCACCCGCTTCTTCAACTTTTACTTTACCAGCACTAGCCGCCGCAAAATCCCATGCGAGTTTTTGTCCGTCTAATGCGTTTGATCCAGTATTGCTTGGTTTAGCAACTGTCAAAGTACGTCCTGAAATTTTGCTTACGCCGTAAGTTTCATTGTCAGAACCTTGTACTGATATTGTCATTTCGCCTGAAGTTAATGCCGCAGGTAATTTTCCAGATACCAATGTACAAGTGATTTCAGTGTCAGTGGCACCAGTTTCAGCAACTACGAATTTTTTAGATCCTTTTTGCCTTACGATAGTACCTTCAACAACTGATGAACCATTGTGAAAGTTGACTTTAATTTCACTTGCCGCCGCAGTTGCACCGCCAGCCGCTGTTGTGAACAGTCTTTTGTTAAGTGGTCTTCCCATTTGTTTTCTCCTATTTTAGAAGTCCAATCCGGGTTCTATCCGGTACGCAGTGGGTTATTACTGCATAAGACTTTGACATTATGCCAAAGTTCGTTTGAACTAAAGGTATTTATCGTTTGCTGAGTGATGCCAATAGTTCTACTTTTGAGAATTTTTTTGCTAGATTTATTGCTTCTAACAGCACTTTATTGGCTTCTTCTAGGTATCTGTCTTTTTTGGTTCTACGGTAATCAACTAAAATATTAGTGTATTCATCATACATTTTATTCATGGAGTTTTCCAGTTTCTTTATGTCATTGATGAATATACCATGATTTTTCTTCCATATTTGAAGTCTATCCATGTATTCTTTAAATTCTATCAGTATCTTTTCGTGTTCCATTAAATTTTCCCAATTATATCTCTTGCTCCGTATGTGACTAAAAATTTAGCACCTGCTTTGCGATACACTTTAGCAATTTCTATTTGATGCTCTACAGTGGGCAATCCTAGATATTCATCACTCACTTGATACAATCCTACTGGATTATATGTACTGATGGATATCATGCCTAAATCATTCAAACTGTGCTGTGCTGGTTTAAGTAGGAGATAATCTGCTTTTTGACTTCTAAATTTATTTGCTGTGGCAATCATTCCTGAATCACCATTGATAGGCAACTGATATGTTCTTTCAGTTGTTGGTGTGCTGTCTGCTAAATTTCTAAATGAACTGTAAAACACACTTCTATATTTTACATACGCCATTACTTCACAGTCGGTTTCTGCTTTTAAATTCTGCACTGTGTTGTCTCCCATGTCTGATGGAGCCAATATGTCTGCACCTGCTGATTCTAATTTCTTACCCAAGTTGATTAACAGTGCTTCACTGGTGTCTGGTTTGTCCATCACTCTACAATGACCATCTGGCAAAGTAGAACACAAACAAACATCTACAATCAATTGTATTTTTGGAAATTGTTTTTTAATTTTGGCTACCATCTCTGCTTGGTAGTTCCAATCAGGAGTCCATGTTTTTTCTTCTGGTTTAATAAACAGTAAGAAACTGTCTACACCTTTGTCTATGTCTTTTTGAATTACATCAAAGATAAAAGTTTGTGACCAACTACTATTGGCTACGCCTAATTCAGCCGTTTCTGTTCTACCTGATTGGTTCAAAAACAATGGCTGAATTAGGTCCATGAAGTTTATTTGCCTTTTGCGTTAGGTAGTGCTTCACACTGTTCTGCTGATGCAGGTAAGCCTGTGTTCTTATCATATAACCAAACGTAAGAGTAACTGACACTTTCGTCTTTTACCATACATTTTTTTCCAAAAGAAACTTTTGGATTTTTTGGAATTGAACAAGCAGATACTATGAACAACGTTGCTAATATTAATGCTATTTTTTTCATTTGTTTCCTTGTTAGAGTTTTCGTAATAATTATAACAGATTTTGGTTAATCTGTCAAGTCTGATAAAAAAGTCAATAAAAAAGGGGGCCGAAGCCCCCTTCAATATATCGTTCAAGTTACGGATTAACTGAAAGATGTGTTAGACACACCAATAGTCTCAACGTAATCTGCCGCGTTACCTAGTGATGAAGCAGTATTGTTTAACTCAACATAACCATATCTAGTCATGAAAGAAACAACTGGTTCAAACGTACCTGGATCAAGTACAACACCAGAAGACATTAACGGAATGTATGGGCAATAGAATGCCGCCGCATCTGCTTCTGATGAACCTTTGTAACCTACTAATACGTCTGTATCATCAGCCGCATATGTATCTACGTAGATTTTCATCGCACTGTTTAAAGTTCCAACCATTTTTTGGTTAGTTGGTGCTTCAAACGTTCCTTCAGTTGTTCTTGCGAACGCTGAAGTTGTTGCTGACTGAAGTACTGTTAATGCTAATGGTGAAACCACTGCAAAATTACCAGCACCACGTCTTGTGTTTTGTGCGATTTTGTTCGCCGCTCTGTTTATAACAACAGCCAAAGCCGCGTGTTCATCACCTACGAATGTTGCCGTACCTGATACTGCCGCTTGGTTGTATGTTCCAGATGATTGAGCACCTGCTAAAGTTCTTAATGAAGTGATGATCTCTTGGTCGATTTCAGCAGTAATTTCTTGTGCTAATGCCGCCATGATTTCAGCCTCTACATCAATACCTTGTTGTGCTTGAGCATCTTGAGCAGATTCAAATGTCCATCTTGCTTGTAACTTACGTGATTTTGCTTCAACCGTTTGTTTCAAGATTTGGATTGACATTGCTCTACCACCAGTACCCTCTTTAGCCGCTGTCGCGTCACCAAGACCACCTGTGCCGTCACCTGAATAGGCTTGACCTATTTTGAACGGAGATAGAGCCTCATCGCCTGCTGTTACATCATTTGCTGTACCAGTCGCGTTGTTTGTCTCTGCGTATCTTACTCTTAATGTGTGGATTTGACCAACTGGGCCAGTCATTGGTTGAACTCCAACCAATTCGTTAGCGATCACAGTAGGCATAACCCTTCTGATCACCGGTAGGATCACTCTGTTTAAAGTAGCAACGTTACCAGCCGATGTAGCACCTGCTGTTGCCGCCTCAGCCAAATACGCTTTCGTATTTTCTAAAGTAGCCGCCATAACTGCTTTTTTATTTCCAGTTAAGCCTTCTAATAACGCACTCTTTGTGTCCTGCCAGCGAGTTTCTGTTAGTTCTGACATTGTTTTTTTCTCCTTTTTATATACCCGCCAGTCTTCTAATGTCAACAATGTTACTGTTGAACTGACTGCCGTTTACAATGTTTGTTTGTTTATCGCCTGTTACTTCTGTGCCTTCATTTATAGCCTGTTTTTTCGCTGGAGTCCTACCGTTTAGTACGGACGGAATGTACTTTTCGAATTGCTTTCGTAAAGCACCCGTCTGCACACTCTCCAGTAAGTTGTTCATTATTTCTTTTTGTTCAGTGTTCAATGGAGTTACTAACTCATTGATTACTTTTTCTCTCTCAGCCGCTTCTTTGATTGTAACAATTTCTTTTTCTTTTGCTTCAATCTGCTTTTTGTTCTCTTCGGCTGTCTTCTTCGCTTCTTCCGCCTGTAGTTTCGCCATGTCCACTACTTTTAGAAGTTTGGCTGTTTCACCTTTTTCGTTCAAGAATGATTGTGTGTATTCTTGTGCGTAAGATTCAAACAGTCTGCGACCAAAGTCATTTTTGCGAGCCGCTTCAATGTCATCTTTTAATGAACTAATCTCTTTTTGTAGAGTTTTGCCCACTACTTCTGACACTTTACTAGCACCTTTTTTCACAAAGTTATTTCTAACTTTTTCAAAATGTGCCTTCGCTTCTCTGATAAGACGTACTTTTGTCTCAGCAACGTCTTGTTTGTCTTTTTGAAACTCTGCGATTTCTTTAGATAGAGCATCAACTACGAATTCCTCAAGTTTCTGGAAGTTTTCTGCCATAACTTTTTGGTCTGCGTGTAATTCAGCAACTTCACCTTTAAGTTGTTCAAAAACAAACGACTTTAATTTGTCTGAGTGTTCACGGATTTGAGTAGCATACTTAACTTTTTCTTCTGCTAATTGCTTCTTGTCTTCTGCGAACTCTGCCATTTCTGCTTCTATTCTTTCAGATACCATTTTGTCAACAGCGTCTGTTAAAGTTGCTTTGTCGTGTTCATACTTCTCAGCAAACTCTGAACGAAGTTCAGCAGTGGCAGAAAGTTTGTTTTCTTCAACCTTCTGGTTCCATGCTTGTTCGATTTCTGCTCTGATCTCTTCCGAAATTGCGTTGTTTTCAAAAAGTGATTTCAGTGCTTCTAACATTTATTTTCTCCTATTTAGATTGGAGTTTTCCAATTATGTTTATTAGTTGTTCTTTTAAGTATTTTTGTGCCTTTGTGTCCCTTGCTGTATTAAATGCTTTTAAACCACCTTTTGCGTTCATTAGATGTTCGTAGATTGGCTCTGGATATGCTCCAGGCGCCGATGGTTGTGCTACGATATCTACTGTGATGATTTCAAAATCTGATACTTCACCGGATCCGTCTTCTTTAACATTGCCCGAACCCCTAGATGAAACACCAAGTTTAACTCCGCTTTCCAGCATTGTTTTAACAAGTTGTCCCATCGGGGTTGGTAATACTTTTAATTTTCCGTATCCGTTCGGTCCGTCCATCCACATTTCATTTACCATGTGGCTTACACGGTCTAGGTTAATATTAAGGCCTTCAGGATGATCAACTTCGCCGAGAACACTGTATCCACCAGTGACTTGATCGTTAAGTGTGCTGACAGCCCTTTGGATTTCGTTAACAGGATACACTCTTTGGTTGGCGTTTTTAACACCTCCCTGAATGCAGATTCCCTTCATGTAAAGGGATTTACCGTTGTGTTCGTCCTTAGTCTCAACGACTATGCCTGCTTGGTCGAAAGTAAGCGTCTCACGTAATGATAACATCCGTTTTCCTTATACTACCTTATTAACTGCCCATTGTAGACTTTTTAGCAGAACCGTCGTCATCTGCTTTAGTCTGAGCCTTTGGTGCCGCAGATTGCTTCACTTTAGCGCCTGGTACATTAATGTTACCTGCGTTATCTTCTTTACTCGCTGGTGTTGAAGAACCTTTTTCTTCTCCGCCTTTTGCGATGTTTGAAGATGTACCGCCCATATCATTTTTGCCAGCAACTGGTGATTTAGTTGAATCTGAACCATCTGTATGCGTTACGCCTACTTTGTTCACATATTCTCTAATTTCTTCACTTGCTGTTTTTGGCTCTGCCGTTTCTACTGCTGGTTGTTCACCAAGTTCAGGAGCAACTTCTACAGTTTCTCCCTCTGCTGATTGATCTACAACTGCTTCTTCTTCTTTGTCGCCGTTGTCTTCAGCGTCGTCGCCATGATCTTCTGCGTCGTCACCGTCTTCCTTGTCATGCATCATTTTTTCAAATTCTGCTTTAAGGTCATCAATAGCATCTTCTAGGTCAACTACTCTGTCTTCGATTTCTTCTTCACCTTTTTCAGAGTCGTCGCCGTTATCCATATCACCTGCTGGTGCTTCAATGTCGCCAACCATATCGTCAGTTGCGTCACCGCCTGCTTCAACTGGTGCTACTGCTGTTTGTTCTACATCTAATAAAGATTCATCAGTTGCTTCTTCATCTTTTGACTCTTCTTCTTTAGTTTCTTCTTCTTTAGATTCGTCTTTTGATGCTTCTTCTACTGCTTCATCTTCTTTTGACTCTTCTGAAGTTTTTTCTTCTACTTTTTCGTCTTCTTTTTTGTCTTCTTTAGACGCTTCTGTAGTCTCTTCTTCTTTTGAGTCTTCTTTTGAAGTTTCTTCTACTTCGATATCTTTGATATCATCTTCTAAAAGACCTTCATATATTGATCTTGATTTCTCCACAACGATATCATGGAAAATCTCTTCTGCCGCTGTTCTATCGTCAGCGACTAGTTTTTCAAGCATTTGCTCGAATTTGCTTTTATCTGACATTGTTTTTCTCCTATTAACGTTTTATGATAAGACTGTCATGTATTATTTAACCGATAGGTAAAAAAATAGGTAGATAATGGGCCGATATTGACCCGTTTGACGCCGATTTTAAAGATGATAGCGTCTTTTGAACTCTTGTACAGTGATTTCACTGTAATTTGTAAACTTCTTAAGGTCTTTAGCCTCAAAAACATCAGTGCCTTCCGGCACTACTCGTATATATCTCTTCAAGGAGTTCTTCTGTAGGATAATGCTGGTTTGTCTATTCCAATTGCCATGGTACGTTGCTGTGTCTGAATTCTTTTTGTAGTTGGGTGTGTCACCATATATGTTGTTTAACTTGCCTTCCATGGTGCCTGTGAAGTCAAATCCCAACAAAAAGAATGTTTGATGCATATGTTTAGATGCTAACCACAGTGCTGTGGGTCCAGATGACCAGCCTAGACTGGGTTCGAAGAAATTTAAGCCTTTATACTTTTTATATGCTCTATTTGGATTCGTCCAAACAGGCATTTTCAACTGGGCACCTGCCATACATATCTCATTAACCATCTTGGCATCCACTGCCACAAGGTAATCTGGTGTGAAAGTTCTATACACCGCATTGCAGGCGTATATTTTTCCATGTTGTTTTAAAGGTTCTAAAGGTATTGGCTTGCGACTGAGACCATTGCCTAATACAAAAGCAACAGTCATTTATTACATTTCCGGTTGATTAGCGGCACCGTACATCTGTCTCACAAATTCTAACTCTTTTTGTTGTTCGTCTTTGTGAAATTCACCGGCTTTTCTTGCTTTGTTGATCTGTTTTAATGATAATCTTGTTTTACGTGTGTCATCTAAACTCATGATTGACTGATCTTCAGTAGCATCATATTGCTTCTGTTCGCCAGGCTCAGTTGTTATTTGATCGTAATAAAAAAGTTCACGTAGTATCATAAAATTATTTATCTAGGCGCCCGGAGTTGGAGTACCGCCACCTGCTGGTGGATCTCCTGCTGGTGATGGAGCACCTTCTTCACCTGGAGCAGTTGCTGGTGCTTCTGGTTCTGCCGCATCTAAGTCTGCTTGAATACCTGCTGTGCTTACACCAGCACTTCTTAATTCAGTTGCTGATGTTGTAGGTTTAGATTTGACTGAAGCATCGTTTTCTTCTCTCCACATTCTTTCGTTTTCTGCCATCTCTTCTGGAGTTAATCCTAAGAATCTTGATAGAGCATAACGTTTGCTTACAAATGGCACTGTTGCTATTTGTGTGTATGTAGAAATTCTATTGTTATCCACCTCTGCTTGTCTGTAAGAAGCAAAGTTCATTGGTGGTTGGAACTTGATATCAAACATTGCTGTGTCAATGTTAACACCTTTTTCTAAAAGATAACGTTTAAACTCTTGATTGAATTCATCTGATACTAAATTTTGTAGTCTTTCACAGTATTTGTTGAATCTTAATTCTTGAATGTATGCTGTTCCTACTCTACCATCATTGTAATTGCTTTGTGAATCGTCTGCGCCTGTTGGCAAATATGAACTAGGAATACGTAAACCTCTTAATAGTTTGTTTGTAAAGTATTTTAGGTCATCAATCTCACCTAAGTTAGTACCACCTGGCAGTGTTTCTACTTTAGAACCTCTACCTTCTGCTGTTTGTGGGAAGAAATAATCTTCATTGATTGATAATGGATTGTACGCAGAGTCTACAACGTTTTGTCCACCACCTGTTGATGAAGGAATACGTCTTTGGTGTATCTCTGTTTTAACTCTTTCAACGAACTGCATAGCCAAATGCGATGGCATATTACCTACGTCAATGTAAAACACTCTACGTTCTGGTGCTCTTTGTACTCTGTAAATTATAATTGCGTCTTCTAGTAATTCTTTTTGTTTGTAAACTTTGAAAATGCTTTCTAATAATGAATTACCAAACGGAAAGTTGTTGTCCAGTCCTTCTGATAAACTTAAATGCACCATGTGATCGGCATCAACAGCAATTTCTCTTGTTCCTGTTGCGAATCTTGTTCCTGGAGAGTCTTGATAGTTTGCTCCAACCATGCCTCTTACTCCACCTGTTAAATATCCTGAACCACCGCCAGTAACATTACCAGTTGTTTGATATGGAGTTGTTGCTACAAGATTTTTGAAGTTGAAATTTATATCTCTTACAACATATTGTTCAGGTGTTTTACCTGTGCTTTCGTTTACAATGATTTTAGAAACTTTTGCTGGATCAACATGAAACATTTTTTTAGTTTCAGGATCTCTAATAAAGAAAGCATCACCATATTTGAATACATTACGCATAATTTTAAACACACGTTTGCTGAAATCGTTCATCTTGCACCATTGATGCAGATATTGTTCTATAATTTGTATTTCTGTGTTTGTTGCTTTCTGATTATATTCAAATTTGAACGGTGTGTTGTTTTGTGTGTTGTTCTGTGTGCAGAACTCTGCTAGAATATCTAATGCGGCATTTACTTCTGAGTCTAAATCCATCACATTGTATTGACCATAACGTTCAATTCTGTTTGGAGCACCACTGTACACATCAGGTAGATATGATGAATAGTTTGTTTTGGCAGGGCCTGCCTTGCCACCAGGAGCGCCACCCAATGGTGAATTCATTCCACCCATGCCATCTGATAAAGGCACTTCTGTAAAATATTTTTTCCAACTCATTATCCGAAATTCTCCGCTGTTTCTGTTGTTGCTTGAGAAGTAATTCTAGTGTAACGATTGTTATCAGTCATCGCCATTAAAATTTGTTCCATCGTGTTATTTAACTGATCCAACTTGTCTCCTGTCGCTGATGCGGTTGTTGTCATTGTGCCCGTCATACCGCCTCGTAAATTTGTCATTGCATTTCCTAAGTTCTCTAAACTGTTAGCATACATATCTATTTTCGATTTGTCAAGTTCATCTAGTGTTTTATTGAGGTTTTTGGCAAAATTTTCTGAGCCTCCACCAAAAATCTTACCTACAAAGCCTGTAATCGCACCTGCGGCACTTCCTGCCCCCATTGCCGCCATAGCACCTGACAGTGCCAAAGTACCTTTGGCTACTTGTATTAAATTACCGCCATCTACTTCTGAAAATCCTTGTAAACCACTGCTAAACTTCTCTAATGCTCCTCCCATTAAGAAAGTTGCCGCGGCTAAACCTGCTCCAATTGCCGTGATTGCTAATCCTAAATTCGCCGCACCTAATAGAGTCGCCGGATTTGCCATTGCTGTCAAACCACTTGCTAATCCTTTTAGTCCGCCACCCATGCCGGCTAACATTCCGCCGCCACCAGCACCAGTTTTTCCTAAAACATTTTTTGCCGCACCGCCACCGCCGCCACCTGTTAGGTAACTTGCCGCTCCACCAACTACTGCTTTACCTGTTTTGACTGCGCCGATTGCCGCCAATGCCGTCGCCGCACCTACTGCCGCAGTTGCTATTGCTCCGAATGCCGCTTTACCTTCTGCTGATAATCCATCAAACCATTCATTAAATTTTGTTCCTAAATTATCAAGAGTCTCTCCTAAAGGTGTTACAAAATCTGCTATGAAACCTAACACGGCATCAGTCATTTGTTGGAACGGAACCATTAATTTTTGAAATGACGAACGTAATTTTTCGCTGGCTTGATCAAATTGTTTAGCACCTTTAGTATTTTCCGCTCTTGCTTTTTGTTCTGCTATGATATCACTTGTACTTTGTCCTAAGAATTTTCTAAACTTAACAGAATCTGCCGCAATGTTGAAGAATTCATTGCCCACGCCTAACTGAGTGGCAATTAATCTTTTCTGACTTTCGTCCATGTTAGCAATGTTTTCACCATTACGTGCCAATGCTTGAATAAACATATCACTTGCACCTGGAACACCATCTCTTAATGCCGCAACTGCTTCACGCACTCCGTCTACAGCAAATATACCAACTTGTTCTCCGCCTTCTGGGAATCCTTTTGCCAACAATCCTGTCACAGCATTAACCATTTCAGGAGCCGCCGCTTTGACCCTTACCATGGTTGCTTCTATTTCATCGTTTGAAATTAAACGTAACTCTCTGGCATCTGCCACTGCTTGAAGTTCTGCTTTGACTTGATCTCTTTGTAAACCTGTCAATCTTGATAACTGGTCTAATCTCAATAGATACTCTTGCGAGCCTGCCACCAACTGTGAATTACTCATTGATTGTGATCTACCTAAACTGGTTTGTAAGTCTAGATAATCAGCAAAGCCTTCTGTGATGTCTTCCATAGAAAATCCAAGACCTGTGATTTGTCTTCTGAAATCACTCTGCAGAATTTCTGCTATTATTGAATTAAATCTTCTAGCACCCGATGCCGCGTCACCGCCGAAACCAGCAAGTGATGTGTTAGCACTCATCAATGCCTGCGCCAACCTTGTCATGTCTATGCCGGCATCACCTGCTATACGTCTGAAGTCACTTACAGTTTGAGTTGTGTTGGCACCTATCTCTGCCAAGTTTCTAAATGTGTCAACGTTTTCAAATACTCTTGCCGCTAGGTCGGCTGTGAATTGTAAGATTACTTTGTTTAAACCTGTGGTGCTGTATGCCAGTTGATTAAATCCACCAACTAATCCATTTGCTCCATTAGATAGCGATTCAAAGCCGGCTCCTGCCGCACCTAAAACTTTTTTGAATACAACGACTGATTTGCTGGTTTTCTTAGTTTCTTCTGTGAACTCACGTTGAGCACTACTTCCGCCACCGCCTCCACTGCCACTAGAACCACCTAAAGCCTGTAGAATTTTTTTGGCAGTATCTTCGCTGGCTATTCCGCCTTTTCCTATTGCGTCTTGTAATAAATCTTCAATTTGTGCCATTATGCGATACCAAAATCCTTGTTACTTGTATTTAATGCCAATCATTAAGTACGCATTTAATATGCCATACTAAATATTAGCAGTTTAAAAATTAATTAACAATATTTATTGGAGATTGAATGTCACAAGAACAAATAGGTACAAATAGTAATCCACTTAAAAAGTATTACAGACAACCCAAACAGTTTGTAAAATTACCAAGCGGATATAAATTCTATCCAGAAGGATCTATACAAGTTCCTGAATCAGGTGAAGTTGCTGTGTACCCTATGACAGCAAAAGATGAAATGCTGTTGAAAACTCCAGACGCATTATTAAACGGCGAAGCCACAGTATCAGTAATTCAAAGTTGTATACCCGCAATTCAGAATGCTTGGGTAATGCCTTCAATAGATTGTGATGCCGCATTGATGACAATAAGAATGGCAACATATGGCAACAAGATGACTGTGCCAATCACAGTGCCAGGCACTAAAATTAAAAAAGATTTAGTGTTGGATTTACAAGAAAGTTTATCCACAATATTGTCAGCACAATACAATGACACGTTCTTTTATCAAAACATGGAAGTAAAAACAAAACCATTAACATACAAAGAATTTACAGAGAGTGCGATACAAACTTTTGAACAACAAAGAATTCAAAAAATTGTGGATGACACTAAAATGAACGATGAAGAAAAAATTCGACAGTTTCAAATCACTTTTAAAAAATTAACAGAATTAAGTGTGGGCATGGTTGCTAACACAATAGCATCAATCACAGTGGATGGTGAGACTGTAACAGATGCCAAACAGATAAAAGAGTTTTTGGAAAACACAGGCAAAGAATTTTTCAGTTCCATCATGGAACATCTAGAAAAAAATAGAGAAGCATTCCAATTGAAGCCTCAAAAAATACAATCTTCTGAAGAAGAAGTAAAAGAGGGAGCACCTGCTGAATATAACATTCCAGTTGCTTTTGATTCCGCAAATTTTTTCGTATAAAGATAGCAACACTCGACACATCTGAGATCCTGAAACTTTCCACAGAAATGGAAAATGAAATAAAAAACTTCAAAGCAGACTTGTTTAAATTGGCATGGTTTATGCGTGGCGGACTATCATTGGATGATATGTTTGCTACTTGCCATGAAGACAGAGAAGTTATGGGCGGTGTTATAAAAGACAATTTAGACACTGCAAAAAAGACCGGACAACCGTTTTTTTAATACAAGGTACTATATATAAAGTATAGAAAATATCAGCACACACGGTGTCTAGAACCAAATAGCAACATTTAATCAATCACACTGCACTTCTAAATAAATCACATATGCAAGTCTACACACAAATTGTACGACCCCAGGAGTTGGATGAGGATGACCTGTGGATTCCTTGTCTTACCACAGCCACCGTTAAACACTCACCTGCTGAAAAACAACCTTTGATTGTCACACACATCGAAGCAATCAATCATTACGAACACAGTCTTACAAAACTGTTGGAACAGAAGGTGTTTGCTGTGGGGTCAAAGACATATGACCGACTTGTAGAGGTTGGCTTCCACCAAGATAATATTCATTGGCGACACAGAGCGGACGAGTTAAGATTGCGTGCCAAAAACATAGGCCCAATGACTTGGCTCCACGGAGACAAGTACGCCAGAGATTTTGGCGCCATACCAGAAGTCACAGCAATTCAAACCTACGAATCAAAACCAGATGCCACAGCCATCAAACAGATATTGAAACTGGAACCAGATGTAATTCATGTGTATTCAGATGCTGTATTGAAAGAGTTGGAGATTAGAAACTGGAGTCACACCAAGTTGAAACACGTTGCGTCCGCGGAACCTGATAATTCTGTTTGGTTAGATTGTGAATCGTTTGATCCTAATGTTTAAGAACGACTAGCGTCGTTCTGCTTTTCGCTTACGCTCAAGCATTAAAGCAATTACATAACGAAGTTATGTGTCGCATCATGCAGACAGTTGATCCATACTTCACCCAGTAACGGGAAAAGTATGAAGCCATCATGCGAGACTAGCCTGCCATTTTGTGAAAGGAACTTTTGTACGGAAGCGGTGACCCGCCAACTCCCTATTCCAGACTTCATTAGTCACGGGCAACTGACCCACCCTTCACAAACAAAGTGAGCAGTTGTGATGTTGTATCTTTTTCACAGAGCATCTTCTTTTGTGCCTTTAGTTAGCACTCGACTTGCAACTCAGGATTCACCATTGTGTTTCAAACGCACTTCCTGGATCTACGATCAATTTGGTTGCTATGTTAAGCCTTGTTGTAATTTTTAAGTTCTTCTTTAAGGATTTTGGAACCACCAACTCTCACATTGATAATGCCATTGTAGTAATCATCGGATTCTAATACTCGCCTTTCGAACTGTTCTCGAGCCTCGAGATAACTCATTACGCCTCTAGTGTTACAGATGTATAATATTTCCCTAGTAAATTTGTCTTCGCCTAATTGTGCCACGTCAGCAAGTAAATGATCTGAAGAACCCCAATAGTCCTTCCAGTCCGATTCAACCTTGCTTCTACGTTTGTTTATCCTGCCCTTGAGAGGCGGACGTGTCTTCTTGAATTTTGCTAATTTTTTGCCCACATACCGTTTACCGTTGGTTGTGTTTGTGATGAGATACACAAATCCTTCGCAGTCTTCTGGTAGTGAGTCTATTGTTTTACCTTGATAAGTCCATGGCATATGGACATACTTACTGATTATTTTTTCCGCTCTTGCTGTTTTTGGATCTTGGACACTTTATATTGTGCTTCAAGTTCTTTACGTCTTTGACGTGCCAAAATTCTAATTTCCGCTAGTGCCTTTCTAGCGGCTACTTTGGTAGCGAGGCTTCGCCTCTCAGCAAACAACTCGTTTGCCTTGAAATAAGCCATGTACGCCTTGGTCAGTTTATCGTGAGTATCATCTTGAATGGTCATAAGTTTCCACGTCATTAGCATATGCTGTAAAGCCGTTCTCTTTCACAACTTTCAACACATTGTTAACACGTCCCATTAATTCATCTTTGTGCGATATCAAGAATATATTTTTGCCTGCTTCTCTGCTCATTTTCTTCAAGATTGCCAAACTGCTTTCTACACCTGCTGAATCCATTCCTGAATCTATTAATTCATCTAAGAACAACAAGTTGATGTTTTGATACAAGTTTTCCCATACATCTCTAAATGCGAAACTTAATCCTAATATCAATCTGTTACGTTCTCCTCTACTTAAATTATCAAAATCTAGTTCTTGTCCCAGTTGAGTGATCTCCACACTTAAATCATTTTTAAATGTGACCAAGTGTGGAAGACCCAATTGATCCAAGTAGTGAGTTAACCTGTTGTTCAAGAAGGTTAAGTTTTGATCAATTATTTTTTTCCTTATGAAGGAATCTTTGTTTGTAAGCAGTTTGTATAAAAACTCTTGGTGCTCTTTCAGTTTCTGTAGAGTGTTTGCTGTGTCCCAATTTATTTCTTGTACTGCTTGATTCTTTAATTCATCTATTTGATCTAGATATGGATTTGCTTCTTCTTTTTTGTTTTTGAGTGCTGTGTTGATTGATTCCACATACTGTCTGTGATCATATGCTTCTTTTAGTGTGTCATAATAAGTGTTTGGTCTTTGATCCAAATCCCCAACTGCTTCAATATCTTTTGTTGTTTGTTCCAGTTGTTCACTTAATTCCATTACATAACTGTTGGATTCACCATATTCCATTTCTAATTTTTTCTGCATTTCTTCAATTTTATCTTGCGGTAAGTCTTGTCCACAAGCATAACAAGTGGCTTTGTGATTTAATTTTTCTAAATCTTTGTGTAATTTTTTTGCTGTTTTGTCTGCTTGTTCTATTGTGCTTTCCAAACTTGCTCTATCTTTTTGTAATTGTCTTAATACATCATTAAGTTTTGTCCAATCTTCAAGTTTTTGATGTGCTTCTAATTCAGCATCAATGTCTACACTTTGTAATTCTTTTAAATTATTTTCTAATTTTTCAATATCTGTTTTGTTTTGATTGTGCCAAGCACTGCTTTTATTAGTTAAACTGTGAATTGTTTCTTCTACTTTCTCATTACTAATTTTTAAACCTTCTAATCTTGCTGTCTCAAGTGCTATATCTTCTTTTGAACGTTTAATATGTGTCTTTAAGATGTCTGCTTTCTCAGACAACAGTTGAATTCCTAATAGTTGTTCAATTATTTCCTGTTGTTCATTGTTGTGTAAACTTAAAAAAGGTTGCGTGTATGTGTTGAGTGCCACAATGTGTTTAAACATTTTTGGATTCATTCCAATCATTCTGTTCAAGTCTTCTTGTGTTTTACGTGAATCTCCTTGACTGACATCTGAAAGTTCTTGTTCTTGTTCGTCAATGTAATATTTCATTACATTTGGTTTTCTACCACGTTCTACTCTGTAGTTTACTCCATCTTTTTCAAATGCTATTGTGACCAACATTGATTTGCTGTTGGTTTTATTCACAAGATTGTCTTTACGAATTTTTGTTAGTGCTTCACCATATAGTGCGTAACACAATGCGTTGACTATGGTTGTTTTACCTGTACCATTACGTGAACCTGCGTCATCACCGCCCATGTCCAAGTTTTCACCTAGTACCAGTGTTAACAGTTTTTGTTGAAAGTCTATAGCCTGGGTTTGATTACCCACACTCATAAAATTTTTTACCGTAAGTGTTTTAATCAGTATCATTGTTTAGATCTCTAAATATTTTTAGCAAAACAGATTTATCATATGCATCAGATTCGATTGTTTCAATTTCTTTTGATACAATTTGATCAACACTTTCAAACTTGGTTATGTCTAGTTCTGTATTGATCTCTTCTTCTTTTTTGCTAGGAATTAAAGTAATTTCTCTACAATCATATTTTTTCATGAAAGTCTCTTTGATATAACTTGCTTCTTCAAAACTTATATCAATATCTAGTGTAACTCTTAGATGCATTTTGCTTTTCATTATTTCATCTGTTTTGTCCAGCAATGTGCTTAATTTTACATTTCTATATTTAGGACAGTTGCCCCAATTGAAATACACAGGCTCTGTGCCATGTTCTAGTATCATCATACCACGCTCATCATCATCAACATCTGCGTAATTGTGCGGAAACGGATTACCTAAGTAATGAATATTATTTTTAACTTGTCTTTTATGAAAGTGACCAGAGAAAACATACTCTTGTTTTTTAAAGTCGCTTGGTCTTAATTCTCCTGTGTCTGGCATTTCTACCATAGCATTCATAAAGAAGTTAGGCAGTTCAAAATGACCAAACATATATTTGCATTCCATATTGCCAACTTTTTTCCATTCATTGCCTATTAACCAAGGCACTAATATAGTGTCATCTATTTTTGTAATTTTATTAACCATTGTGATGCCTGGAATAAATCTTCCAAACTCTGTGGATTGAATGTCTCTGCTGTCTTTGTAATACAAATCGTGATTACCTGGAAAAAAATAAAAATTATCAAATGCTTTTCCTAATTTTTCCAAACATCTGATTGAAGCATCCATTGTGGTTATGTTTACACTGTTCCTGTTGTGATGCCAATCACCACAAAAGAGTCCTGTCTCACAACCATGTTTCTTTGCTAAATCTATATACCAATCTACAAATTCTTCACAATCATCGTTGTGTAATTTAGAGTTGGATTTTAATCCGAAATGTATATCGGTAAAAACTGCTAATTTCTTGAACAAAATAATCTCCTACTTTTCTTTAGAATAACTGAAAATGTTAAATTTGTCAACTACTTTTTTGTTCGTTTACTGACTTTTGTTTTTGGAGCCGATTTTGTTGCAGGTTTTGGCGCACTGCTATCACCGGAAGTTTGTCTGGTCATACTCGGCATCATATTGTTAAGTTCTAAAATATCATCTCTAATGTTTTGATTTCTTTTTTCAATATTAATAATTCTCACAAATGAATTAGTCACTGCCGCTGTGTAATAAGCAAACGGATTGTTAGATTTACTTTCATCAAATTGTAAACCAATTTGTGCTAATTGTAAAATGGCCTGACCCTGCATTTCATCATTGTAAGTATAACCTCTCACGTTACCTCTTGTACCGTATCTTTCACACAATTTCATCCACATCTTTGCTAATTCGTTTGTGGCTCTGCCGGCATCTTTATTAAATTTACCGTTTTCCATTCCACCATCCCAATGACTTTTACCCACACAAACCAAGTTGCCTTTTTTATCATATTTCCAATGCTGGAAAGGAGGAAAGTTAACTTTTACTTTGCCATCAGCAACTGTTTTTGGATTCTTTTTTCTGCCAGGTTCGTCTGGGATATGCTCAAAAGTCATCACTCTAAAAACTACATCATCTTTATCTATTGACCTATAATCTATTTCGCAGTCACTTAATTTTGTTTTTGGGTCTACTTTTTTACGTTGTTCATACGTTTGTTGCGTAAGTTTTTTGGCTTTATTTCTTTTGGCTTGGGCCACAGTTCGTATGTTTATGGCATCCACATTGTTCACAATCAAATTGTATGTGCTGTAGGCTTCATCCACAAAACTACAAAAAGTGCTTTTAGACTTGTGAATTTCGGCTAATAGGTCTCTGTTGTTAAGATAATTGACTTTTTTCATTAATATTCCTTGTTATATATCTCTTCATTATAAACTACTCAGTTAATTTTGTCAATAAATAAATGTAAGGACACAAAATGAGCATAGATAAATTCAATAAAAACATATTAAAGAACGTAGATAGTCTAAAAGACCTAGGGCAAGACATACAGAAAAATATGTCTGGATTTTTAGATACAAAAATTGATACCCTGGGCAAAACACTTGATACAGCATCTTCCTTTGCTTTTGGAAAATTGAAAAGAATGAAAGGTGATTTGAAAAAAATCACTGACGGAGTGTTAAAATTTGATAAATCAATGCCTGCGATCACACTGAACACTTCAGGTAAATCATCTGGAGAAGAATTGGATTGGAGAGTTAGTTTGTCCATACCACAGCAAATTAAAGACATTATTCAAGACCAAAAAAGTTTATTGGACCCACTTAAAGCCACAGGAAATAAATTGGTTTTTCCTTATACTCCAACGATTTTAGTAGGGCAATCAGCAAGTTGGAATCCAATGCAACCAGTACACACCAATTATCCATTTTATGCTTATGAAAATTCACGTGTGGATCAAATGACAATCACAGCACACTTCTATGTACAAAATGAAATAGAAGCAAGATACTGGGTAGCCGCTGTTCATTATCTAAGATCAATGACAAAAATGAGTTATGGACTATCACCTAATAAAGGTGCTCCACCACCAGTTGTACGTTTAAATGGATACGGTGATTACACATTCAAAGATGTTCCTGTTATTATACAAAACTTTACATTTGACTTAAAAGAAGATGTTGACTACATCAGCACAAGATTAACAGCAGAAGAATCTGGAACAGCAGATGGACCATCATCAGTAACATCCAAAGGTGGCACTTATGCTTGGGCACCTACAGAAAGTTTATTAACTATTGGTGTTGTACCACAATACAGCAGAACAAGACAAGCACAATTTGATCTTGCTGATTTTGTTAAAAACGGCGGCACAAAAGGAAGTGGATTTATTTAATGGGATTCTTTACTAATTCAAGTCCATATGCGTCTACACAGATTGTTGATGATCAATATCTTGACACATTAACTATACGTCCAATTCCTGCACAACCAGATGATGTGTTGTACACAGTGGAACCACAATACAATCATAGACCAGACTTGTTGGCTTATGATCTTTACGGCAACGAAAAACTATGGTGGGTGTTTGCTCAACGCAACATGGATAAAATTTCAGATCCAGTGTATGATCTTATTCCTGGCTTAGAAATTTTTATTCCACAAGGACCTGCTCTTAGAGATACACTAGGAGTATAGTATGTCGGCAATAAAGACAAAGACCCTTAGTAAAAACAGTGCCATAAATGTTGTGGATGAAGTTGCTCTTAACAAATCATCAGTAGTAACAAACGGAACAAAATTTTCTAGCAGAAAAGAAATTAAAGCCGCACAAAAACTTACTAATAAAGACAAGGCTAAATTAAATGCCTTAGGCGTTGATACGGAAAAAAAAGAAAAGAAAAAACCCAATATACTAGTAAAAGAATTTATTAGAGAATTTATACCTAATCCTCTGCATGACTATGAATCATACAATGCTGTGTTCACACTAGCGGCATTGACACTGGAAGAAGTAAATTTTCCTAACATACTTTATAACAGAATGCCTCTGCATCCTATCGCACATTCCAGTGGAAAAGGAAAAATAGAAGAAGTCACTTTCTACAAACAGGCAGGAGTCAATCTTGAATACTTTATAGACAATGTTGAGGTAAAATCTTTCATTACACCCAATCCAAAAACTAAACACGTACAAAGATCAGAAATTTCTTTTACTGTAACGGAACCTTACAGTATTGGTTTATTTTTACAGACTATGGCGATACAAGCCGCCAAAGCATCAGACGATGGCAATGTTGAATTTACAAATGCACCTTATGCCTTGATAATAGATTTTGTTGGCACTGATGTAAACGGCAAAATTTTTAGAAATAACAATCTTCGTAAAGTAATGCCTATTCAAATGACAAAAGCGGCTATAAGAGCCAGCCAGGCGGGTGCTGTGTATGATTGTGTTGGCGCACCTTGGGTAGAAACTCCAACAATGGATGTGAATAATGCTATCAACACTGATATCACTCTGGCAGGAAAAACTGTTTACGAAATGATGCAGGTGGGTGATGACAGTTTGATGGGACAATTAAATTTTAAAGGAGCAGAACTAGACAAAAAAGCAAAAAAGAAAGAACAACTTGCCACAGTACCTGCAGATGATTATGTGATATATTTTCCTAAAAACTCTGAAATTGAATACACAGAAGCAGAGCGAAAATTAGTTTTACAAGATAGAGCAACAACGGCTGACCAATATGGCACTGGTGAACAGGGTGATTATTTCTTTAACACTGTAAAAAGAGATAGAATTGTTGAAACACTGCTGGGAAAAAATATATCAGTTACTAATGAATACACTGGTACAAGCGGAGAAGGAATAAGAGTGGATCAAACTTCAGGTGAAGGGCCTAATGCTACTTTTTTAGGAAATGACATTGGAGCATCAAAAATGGCTATTAATGAAAACAACATGGCTATAATGGGTAAAAGATTTCCTGACTTTGAAGAAAAATACGATAAACGTAAAAAAACTTTCACGAGAGATGGTATTACTTTAGATTTAAAACAAATGACTTTAAGTTTTAAAAAAGGTACACGTATTACAGATATTATTGAAACTGTGATACTGTTGAGCGAATATGCTAAAAATCTAACAAAAAATCCTGACGAAATGAAAAACAAAGAGCCAGGCAAACATCCTTGGTTTAGAATTAGAACCAAATGTTTTCAACTGCAGGATTCCTTTTTTAAAGCCAAAGCAAATAATCATCCTAGATTGAATGTGTTCAGCATTGTGCCTTATCAAGTGCCTGACACTATATTTGACGATGATACATCAATGCCATCAGGTTATACAGTGATTAGACAAAACATTGTAAAAGGTTACAATTATCTGTACACTGGGTTAAACAAAGATGTACTAGATTTTGATCTCACTTATAATTTTGCGTTTTTCAATAGTGCTCCTGCCAATTTGAAAAAAAGTTCAGCCACATCATCTGCTGGAGGTAACAAGAGCATAGAAAAATCAGCAGTAGCAACAAGTGGACCAATATACACTATTACAGATTCTGAAAATAATAAACCAGGTCATCTAGCATCTAAAATCATAAAGGCTCAAGACCAAAAGACATCCAGTGAAGGTACAGAAAATGAAAGTGCAGAATTAAAAATTGCTAGAACGATGAATGATAGAATTATCAATGGTGGAACAACTGATTTAATTCAGATGGATTTAACGATAATTGGTGATCCTTATTTCCTACCAGCAAGTGGAATGATGAATTCAGATGAACCTACAAGATTTTTTGTGGATCCTAGACCTTACATCACAACGTCTGCCAGTGATAAAAACAACGGTAACGGCAGAGGAGAAATTAACTATCAAGATACTGCTTGTTTTATAGAAATGAATTTTCAAACACCAATAGACTATCAACCTGGTACAGATAATTTAATGTTCCCTCAAGGTGGAGCGTACACTAACGGAGCAGGAGAAACAATTAGATTGGGTGAATTCAGCGGGATATTTCAAGTACAAACAATCACAAGCAGTTTTAGACAAAACATTTTTGAGCAAACATTGAGAATAAACAGACAGTCCAACATGACATTGGATGCTACAGAAGGCTCAGGCAACAAGAAAAAAATTGTAAAGGACAATAGCAACAACTAATGGCAACAAATCAAAACACAAGAAAATCGCATAAAATAGATCCTAAATTAAATGCAGGACCTTTCGAAGCCATTGTGAGAAATGTGTTGGATCCCAAATACAGTGGAGCCATTGAAGTTGAATTGGTAAAAACATTGGAATCAGGCAATGCCGCAACAACTGGACAATTCATCACAGCAAAATATCTCAGTCCATTTTACGGCACAACCAATGTGGCAGGATTAACTAAAAACAAAGATCACAGAGACAGTCAACAGAGTTATGGTATGTGGTTTGTTCCACCTGATGTTGGCAACACTGTAATGGTTATGTTCATAGAAGGCAATATCAATAGAGCATACTGGATTGGTTGTATTCCACAAGAATTAATGAATGTAATGATTCCAGGCTCAACACCTGCCATGTCAAACACAGACACAACAGATTCTGAACACCAAGAAGATCCTGCTGACGCAGACATTAGAGGCAAAAAAATGCCTGTAGGCGAACACAACAAATTAAAATTTGCTGACCGTCCTGCGGACAAACCTTTAATGATTAAAAAACCTATCAACAGATTGTTCAAAGCAGTGTTGGATAATCAAGGCTTGATAGCAGATGAAACAAGAGGACTTACAACGTCTAGTGCTAGACGTGAAGTGCCTTCAAGTGTGTTTGGCATAAACACACCAGGACCTATTGACAAAGTGTTTACTTCAAATCAACCTGTAGCATCTGCTAGAACAGGTGGTACTTCATTTGTAATGGATGATGGCGATGACAAGTTTATTAGAAAAGCAAAAGCCAAAGATGGGCCAATGGAATATGTGGATATTGAAACTAGCGAAGATGTTATTGAAGGAGAAAAGAACACTCCGCACAATGAATTGTTTAGAATAAGAACACGTACAGGACACCAAATACTATTACACAATTCAGAAGACCTTGTGTACATTGCTAACGCAAATGGCACAGCATGGATAGAAATGACTGCCAACGGTAAAATAGATTTTTATGCTGAAGACAGTGTTAGTGTTCACAGCAAAGGTGATTTCAATTTTAAAACAGATAGAGATTTCAATCTAGAAGCAGGCAGAGACATAAATTTAAAAAGTGCCACAGTCAATCAAGAGTCTACAACACACAACTTGTTGACCACTGGAGCACAAACTGTGGAAGTTGGCGGTGCACAAACAATCACAGTTGGAGGAACTACCAATCATTATGCTGGTGGTAACATTAATTTAGACGTTGGAGGACTCATAAATCTTTCTAGCGGAATAGCAGTGGCTACGCCGGTGGCGCCTTTAGCGGCTTGGAGCCTTCCAGGCGAAGCAAATCCAACTATCATGAAACGTGTACCGCAACATGAACCTTGGAGTCATCATGAAAATTTTGATCCAATGGCAGTGGCTTTAATTAAAACAGATAGAAGTGAACAGGAAAATATAGTTGTAGCAGAACCAATTAATATTCCAGATACTTTTAAAAATGCGAGAACGTAATGCCAGGAGTTAGTAGAGTAACAGTAGACACAGCAGTAGGTACAATAGTTGGTAATCTAGCACCAAAAGTTATTGTCGAAGGAGTTCCTATTGTTGTAAAAGGAGCGGCAGTTGAACCTCACGCACCTTGTCCTATACCACCACACTGTGATGCTGTAATGGACGGGTCTAGTGCTAAAGTAAAAGCAAACGCAATATTCATATGTAGGGAAGGAGATGCGGCAACTTGTGGTCACACCGCTACTGGTAGTGGCAAAGTATTTGCTGGTTAAATATCATTATGGCACAGAAAAAATTATATAAAGAAGTTACAGTAAAATCGGCTCAAACAGCACAAACTCCTGCTACTCAAAGAATGTACAGAGGAATCAGCACTGTCAACCCAGACAACACAACTTTTTCTCTAAATGACATTGGATTGATCAAACAAGATTTATTGAATCATTTCCACATTTCACAAGGAGAAAAATTAGAAAATCCAGAATTTGGCACAATCATTTGGGACGTGATACATGATCCATTAACACCTGATCTAGAAGAAGCAATTAAAGAAGATATTCTTAAGATTATTGAGACAGATCCAAGAATTAAAGCGGATTCAGTGATTGTAACACCATTTGAATCAGGCTTACAAATAGAAGTTGAACTAACTTATGTCAAATATAATGTCTCAGAGAAACTTAGACTAACGTTTGACGAAAATAATGGATTACTGAATTAAATGCCCACTTTATACAAACAAATAAATAATGCTATAACAAAGGAAACCAATGTCATCCACAGATAGACAAAACAGATTATTGTTGGCAGAAGACTGGAAAAGAGTATACCAGTCTTATAAAAATGCGGAATTTAAAAGTTACGACTTTGACACTATCCGTAGAACAATGATTCAATACATTAGACAAAATTATCCAGAAGATTTCAATGATTATATTGAATCTTCAGAGTACCTAGCATTGATAGATTTGGTTGCTTACCTAGGTCAAAATTTGGCATTCAGAACAGATTTAAATGCTAGAGAAAATTTTTTAGAAACAGCAGACAGAAGAGAATCAATTTTGCGTTTAGCAAGACTGATCAGTTACAATCCAACACGTAATCAAGCCGCAAATGGTTTATTGAAAATAGTAGGAATCAGTACAACTGAAAATATTGTAGACAGTAATAACTTAAACCTAAGTGGTCAAACAGTAACTTGGAATGATTCAGGTAACACTAATTGGTACGAACAGTTTATAAAAATTTTAAATGCTTCATTGGCTGAAAATGAAAAGTTTGGCAATCCAGTGAAATCTGAAAACATAGATGCTATTCCAACTAATCAATACAGAATTAATGCTAACAGTTTAGATGTTCCAGTTTATGCTTTTGACAAAACTGTAAATGGACAAAATTTACCTTTTGAAATTGTTTCAACATCTTTTAACGATGGTGCTATTGTTGAAGAAGCACCTTTAACAGGCAGAAAGTTTAGTATGTTGTATAGAGATGATGGCAAAGGTGCTAGTAGTAACAACACAGGATTTTTCGCACACTTTAGACAAGGAGTTCTTGATAATGGTGATTTTAACATAGATGTTCCTTCAAACAATCAATCAGTAGCAATAGAATCTAGCAATATCAATAATACTGACGTTTGGTTATACACACTTGATACTGACACTGGATTAGAAGATACATTGTGGACTAAAGTTGATTCAGTCACTGGTAACAACGTGATATACAACTCAACAGAAAAAAATATAAGAAATATTTACACAGTATTAAGTGGTGCTGATGATTCAATCAGTTTAAAGTTTGCTGATGGTATATTTGGAAATTTACCGCAAGGTAATTTTAAAGTTTATTACAGAAGAAGTAAAAATCAAAATATAAGAATTACTCCTGCTGATATGCAGAACATACAAGTAGATGTTCAATATGTATCAAGTAACAACCAAGTAGAAGTTTTAACATTTACACTTGGTTTACAATACACAGTTGACAACGCAACGTCATCAGAAACTAACGACAATATTAGATTGAATGCTCCTGCAACTTATTATACTCAAAACAGAATGATTACAGGTGAAGATTATAATGTTGCTCCACTTGGAACTAATCAAGAAATTATTAAAGTAAAAGCAACAAATAGAACTGCGAGTGGAATATCAAGATATTATGATTTAATTGATGCTACAGGCAAATACAGTAACACAAATGTATTTGGTGCAGACGGTGTAATATACAAAGAAGAAACAGAAAATTTAGATACTTTTAGTTTTGCAACACAAACTGATATAGAAGGTGTAATTGTAAATCAATTGGAACCTTTATTGTCTAAACAACAAACAAGAAACTTTTACATAGAAAAATTTCCAAAAGTAATTTTAACAGATTTTGTTCCAGTATGGCAACAAGTTACAAATGCTACAAATGAATCAACAGGGAAATTTATAGATGCTGTAAATGTTATTGATTATCAAGTAGGTTCTTTTACAGCCAGTCAATTAAAATACATAGAGCCAGGTGCTATGGTAAAATTTGTGGCACCAACTGGTTTTCATTTTATGCCAGACAATAGTTTAATGGCAGGACCAGGTGACCACCCAGGTGCTAAAGACTATATTTGGACTTCAGTTGTGAGTGTATTCAATGATGGAGTGTCAAACACATCCACAGGCGAAGGTGCTGTTAAGTTTAATGATGTTATACCTACAAGTGCTGTTGCTAGTGAAATTTTACCTAAATTTTCAAAACAATTTTCAGATGATGTAAAAACATTAATTATAGATCAGGCTTTTGCTTATAATAATTTTGGAATACGTTACGATGTTCAAACTAGAAAATGGAATGTAATTGATGAAAACAATTTAAATGTTTTTGGCACTTTCAGTGTTGGTAAAACAGGTGACGAATCAAATCAGCAATTAGATGCTAGTTGGTTAATCAAGTGTGTAAACAATGGTGCTACATATACAATTACATTTAGAGGATTACGTTATGTGTTTGAAAGTAAAAAAGAAGTAAGATTCTTTTATGATAGTGCTGACAGAAACTTCAATGCTAAAACTGGAGCAACAATTCAAGATAAAATTTCAGTATTATCAATTAATACAAAACCAGACAGCAATAATGCGTTTAACAATGATATAAATTTTGCTATTTCAACAGAATACAGAACACAAAACGGTTATGTTGACAGTGCTAAAATTGAATTAACACAATTTGATTCTGACCAAGACGGCATAGTTGACAATCCAAATGCTTTTGACCTTGTTGTTGATCCTAGCACAAATGCATCAACAAAATACATTTTTCAAAAACTTGTGAAAAATACAGATGGCACAGAAAGATATCAATATTGTGATGCTACAGAAGAATTCATTTACACTAGACAAACGTCTGTAGGCGCTATTGGAGATTATCCAAATGGTTCTATTGTGTATCTAATAGACAGCGACAGTTTCAAACAAGTTAATACAACAACGAACACAACAACTGATGTAACCAATTATGTTGCTCATGTTGGTAGAGACAAAGTTAAGTTTCAATATGTACACACAGTGGACGGTAACACAAGACTTGACCCAAGTTCATCTAATATAATTGATATGTACATACTAACAAGAACTTATGACATTAATTTTAGATTGTGGTTGGCAGGTGTAACAGCAACGAAACCATTGTTACCAAGCAATGATTCATTGTACACAAACTTTAACACTCCGTTAGCAAAAATTAAATCAATAAGTGATACAATAGTGTATCATCCAGTAAAATACAAAATATTATTTGGGTCACAAGCAGATACAAGTTTACAAGCAACATTTAAAATTGTTAAAAACACAGAGCAAGTCACAAACGATAGTGATGTGAAAAGTAGAATTATAACAGCAATCAATCAATTCTTTGCTTTAGAAAATTGGGAATTCGGAGATACTTTCTACTTTACAGAATTAAGCACATATGTGATGAATGAATTAGCACCTGACCTAGCAACTTTCGTTATTGTACCTAAAGAAGGTTCTAAAGCATTTGGTAGTTTATTTGAAGTAAAATCTGAAAATGATGAAATTTTTATCAGCGGAGCAAAAGTTTCTGATGTTGAAATTATAGATGCTGTAACAGCCTCAAAATTAAAAGCAGATGGTAACATAACAACAAGTTCATCAACAACCAGCACATTAAGTGGCACATTGCCTACTAGTTCAAGTTCAAGTCCAAGTTACAGCGGAAGTTCAAGTTCAAGTTCCAGTGGAAGTTCAAGTGGAAGTTCAAGCGGAGGCTCTAGTGGAGGAAGTGGATATTAATGGCATACGACAACAATCAGAAAGATTTCAGTTTGCCTTCAGGCAAAGACAGCGGTAAAAGAGAATCTTCAGAATTTTTACCTAAATATTTTAGAACACCAGTCAACCAAAAATTTCTACACAGCACACTTGATCAATTAATATCTCAAGGAACATTAGAAAAATTAAATGCTTATTATGGACGTAAGATTACGGACGCCTACAAAGCATCTGATTTGTATGTGCCTGAAGTTGATGCAGACAGAGAAAATTATAAGTTTGAACCTAGTGTTGTACAACAAGATGATTTAGGTAATGTAAATTTCTATTCTGATTATATAGATTTTGTTAACCAAGTTAAAAATTTTAACGGTGATGTAACCAATCACAGTGTATTGAACGCCCAAGAATATTATGCTTGGTCTCCTAGAATTGATTGGGACAAATTTGTTAATTACAGAGAATATTTTTGGATGCCATACGGTGCTTCTGCTGTTACAATCACAGGACAACAAAGAAATGTTGTTAGCACATACACAGTAACAAAGTCTGATCAAACAGACAACTACGCATACATTTTCACGCCAGATGGATTAACAGCAAATCCAACACTTAAATTATACAAAGGCCAAACATACAAGTTTGATATTAATGCTGAAGGTTTACCTTTTGTTATTAGAACACAAAGAATATTAGACGCATCATATAATGTTACTGACGGAATAGATGTACAAAGTGTAGAAAAAGGAATAATGACTTTTCAAGTCAAAGATTCAGCACCTGAAAAACTTTACTATGGAAGTGATAATGATATTAATGCTTGGGGACTGATACAAATATATGCTATTGAAGAAAACTCTAGCATTGATGTTGCTAATGAAATAATTGGCAAAAAAAATTACACAACGGCTGACGGCGTAGAACTTTCTAACGGTATGAAAATAAATTTTGCCGGAACAGTGACACCTAGTCAGTATGCGGAAAAAGACTATTTTGTTGAAGGAGTTGGCGAAGCAATTCAATTAATAGATACACAAGAACTAGAAGTTAAAAGTGCTTTTACAGATGTTACTCCGATTCCATTTGATTCACAAAACTTTGATACAGTAGGATTTGGTACTGCTACTTCTTATGCTGTTGATAAAGACTACATTGTAATCAATAGATCATCTCCAGATAGAAACCCATGGGCAAGACACAACAGATGGATTCATAAATCTGTAATAGAAGCAAGTGCTAAAGCAAATGGTCAAACAGCCAATATTGATCAAGCCACTAGAGCAAGACGTCCTATTATTGAATTTGAAGCAGGTATAAAATTATATAACTTTGGTTTTAAAGCAAAAACAAACATTGACTTAATTGACACAGTAACCACTGATGCGATGAGTGACGTAGAAGGTTCACAAGGTTTTTACATTGATGGCATTGCTTTGACTAACGGAATGAATGTCATCTTTTCTGCTGATACAGATCCATTAGTAAAAGACAAAATTTTTGAAGTTAAATTTATTGATTTTACAGAAGGAACTACCACTACTAAACAAATCAGTTTGGTTGAAGTTACAGGTGGTTCACCAGTTGAAGGTGATACAGTTTTAACCACAGACGGAAAAAAGAACCAAGGTAAATGGTATTGGTACACAGGCACTACTTGGAAAGTTGGGCAAGAAAAAACAGCAGTCAACCAGACACCTTTGTTTGATTTATTTGACGACAATGGAGTAAGTTTCACTGATTCAATATTGTATCCTAATAGTTCATTTTTAGGAAATAAAATTTTCACTTATGTTGAAGGCACGGGAACAGCAGACACAGAATTAGGTTTTCCTTTAACATATTCAAATGTTGAAAATATAGGTGATATAGTATTTGATTTTAATCTATTAAATGAAAATTACACATATCAGTCACAAAATTTAAGTGGAACTCTTAATTCAGAAACAGCATTTTTAAAAAAATATGATGCCACAGGAAATTTTAAAACTGTAAACGGTTGGACAAAAGCACCAACAGACAGTTTTCAAAAAGTTAATAGACAGTATGTTGCTACATCAAGTCTAATGAATAACTTCGCTATTGATGTATACAATCAAAGTGGCGACTTAAATGATTTAACAGCAAATGTTTTTGTAAACAATGTTAAAAAGATTGAAAATACAGATTGGTCTTTTCTAAGAATAGATGGCATTGCTTATATTAATTTTACAAAAGACTTAAATGTTGATGATGTTGTTGTAATTAGAACAAACAGTGCTACACCAAAAAATGCTAATGGTCATTATGAATTCCCAACAAATTTACAGTCTAATCCATTAAATGCTAAAACAACAAAATTTACTGTGGGTCAAGTTACGGACCATGTCAAATCAATAACAAATGAACTTGTAGATATTGAAGGTGTAACTCCAGGAGTAAGCAACCTAAGAGATTTTCCAAATGCTTCAGCATATGGTAGAAAGTTTTTACAACACAGTGGCCCTATGCCTTTGGCATCATTCTTGTTAGATAACAGACAAGTTGATTTAATTAATTCTATTTCTACTAGCCAGTATGATTATTTTAAATTCAAAAGAACATTTATTAAAGCAATGGATGACTTGGGTTTTGATGGAACGCCTAGCCAGACTGTTGATAAAATTTTAAGTAAAATTAATAAAGATAATAACAACAATTTACCTTACTTCAAAACAGACATGATGGGTATAGGTGCTTTTAAAACAACTACACATACTATATTAGATTTAGATAATAAATTTTTTGCTTTATCATCTAGTTTTAATTTAACAACATTGTCTACAAAAGCAGTGTACGTGTACCACAATGGTACGCAACTAACACATGATATTGATTATGTGTTTTCAGATGGCTTTGTACAAATTACAAAAACTGTGGCACTTGATGACACAATAGTAATAAACGAATTTGAAACAACAAATGGAACACATATTCCTGCTACTCCTACAAAACTAGGATTGTATCCGAAATATGCTCCTAAGAAATATTTAGATACAACAGCAGTAACTCCATTAAATGTGCTTCAAGGTCATGACGGTAGTGTTATGGTTGCTTTTAACGATTTCAGAGATGATGTAATCTTAGAAATGGAAAAAAGAATTTTTAACAATATTAAATGTACATACGATGAAGAATTATTTGAAATTAAATCATTTATTCCTAGAGCGTACTCAAAAAATAAATTCACTTTAGAATCAATCAACAAAACTTTATTAGGAGATTTCAACGAGTGGTTAACATTTATAGGTAACGAAGATTACACAGCAAACACTTATTGGGCAGAAGATAACAGTCTTACTTGGAATTACAGCAATATGGTGTCTCCTAATGACACAAATATATTAGGTTTCTGGAGAGGTGTGTATAATCATGCTTATGATACTGACAGACCAAATATAACTCCATGGGAGATGTTGGGTTACACAATTGAACCTAGTTGGTGGTCATCAGTGTATGGGCCAGCACCTTACACAAAAGACAATTTAATTTTATGGCAAGACCTTGAAAAAGGTATTGTGAGAGAGCCTAATAAAAAAATTGTTGTAAAAGAAAACTATAAAAGACCAGGATTAGCAAGTCATATACCAGTAGACAGCGAAGGAAACATAAGAAGTCCATTTGACAGTGCTTATGCCAGAGGGGCAGTTTTACAACTGACAAAACAAAAATTTAAATTTGGGGATCACTCTCCAATAGAGAATACATGGAGAAGAAGTGTTCATTATCCATTTGCTCTTTTAAAAAGTTACATTTTACACCAACCTTGTAAAGCAATAGGCATAGGTTTAGATACAAGTCGTGTAGGCAGAAATGCTAGTGGTCAAATTGTATACAATTCAGCCACTGCTGTAAGACCTACTGATATTGTGTGGCCAAGCAGTATAAATGACGAAACAGAAATTTTAACATCAGGACTTTTAAATTACGTTTATGAAACAGTGGAAGATTCACAAACTACAAATTATACAGATTACAAAGAACAATTTGCTGGTATTCAAACACAGGTTGGTTTTAAAATAAGAGGCTTCAGTAATAAAGACAAATTTAAATTATTATTGGATAGCAAAACACCTTTAAATTCATCAACGTTATTTGTACCAGAAGAAAACTACAAACTGATTTACAATGTTTCTACGCCAGTAGATATTTTAACATACAGTGGTTTAATCATAGAAAAACAGCAAACAGGTTTTGCTATCAAAGGTTATGACAAAAATGATCCATACATTAGATATCATATGCCATTTGAACAAGCCAGTGATCCAACAGTAAATGTAGGTGGAGTTAGTGCCGCATTTGTTAAATGGGACGCAAACAAAAGATATGATAGCGGTTCTTATGTAAAATATGAAGATAATTTTTATGCTACAGATGAAACACACTTATCAACTGAAACATTTGACAGTTCTAAATTTATAAAAATAGTTGAACTTCCTACTGAAGGTGGAGCATCAGCAATTTTAAGAAAAAGTTTTGTAACAGATAAAGTTATTTCTGCTCCTTATGGCACAGTAATTGATAATATTCAAACAGTAGTGGATATAATTTTAGGTTACGAATCATATCTAAAATCACAAGGTTTTGAATTTGACCAATTTGATTCACAAAGTTTATTGGTTGCCAATTGGCAATTAAGTGCTAAAGAGTTTTTATTTTGGACAACACAAAACTGGGATGAAGGCGCTGTAATAAGTTTAAGTCCAGCCAGCAAAAAATTAGTTGTAAATTCAAAATTTGCTACAACAGACAATGTGATAGAAAACAGTTACTCTTACGGAGTATTGAAAGAAGACGGAAACACTTTAGATAGAATCAATTTAAGAATTGTACGTAAGTCAAATACATTTGAATTGTTAACAAAAAATACAATCAATGGAATATATTTTGCTAAAGTGCCGCTAGTTCAAAAAGAACACGTTTGTTTACTTGACAATACAACAGCATTTAGTGATTTAATTTACGACCCAGCAAGTGGTTACAAACAAGATAGAATTAAAATGTTGGGTTACCTAACAGAGTGGGATGGTAGTTTAAACATTCCAGGTTTTGTTTTTGATGAAGCAAAAGTAAAATCTTGGCAACCATACACAGACTACGCAATGAGTGATGTAGTAAAACACAAACAGTTTTATTATACAGCAAATTCAAAATTAAAAGGCACTGCTGAATTTGATAGTAATAATTGGCGTAAATTAGATGGCAAGCCAGATAGCAATCTGCTTTCTAACTTTGATTATCAAACAAATCAATTTGGCGACTTCTATGATTTAGACACAGATAATTTTGATAGACAACAACAAAAACTTGCTCAACATTTAATTGGTTATCAACCAAGACAGTATTTGAGCAATATAATAAACGACGATGTAAGTCAGTATAAATTTTATCAAGGATTTATAAGAGAAAAAGGCACAGCAAATGCTTTGAACAAATTGTTTGATGCACTAGCAAGTGCTGATAAAGAAAGTTTAGACTTTTTTGAAGAGTGGGCAATCCGTAAAGGTCAATATGGTGCTGTAGATACTTTTGACGAAATAGAATACAAACTGGATGAATCGAAAGTAAGATTAAATCCACAACCTATTCTATTAACTGATGATCAACCTGTTGCCACAGATTTAGTTTATAGAATACAATCAGGACAGACATATATTGCTCCAAATGGTTACACACATAAACCGTTTCCTGTTATGTATGATCAAAACACATATATCAAAACTGCAGGTCCTGTACATCCAATTGATATTACTTTAACTTTAGCAGATTATGATGACTTATTAACTACGTCAAGTCTATCAACATTACAGGAAAATCAATATGTATGGATTGGAAACAATCAAGGAACGTGGAGTGTCTTGAAATATACTAACACAGATCAACAGATTACATCTGTGATAAAAGATGGTAGCACAATTACTGTAAACACACTTACAACTGCTAATATGCAGGCAGGTGAAATTTTTGTTGTAAATGCGAATGGAACAGATTATGTATTAAAATGTTCTTCTGTGAATTTAACATCTATTGTATGTGAAGACAAAGAAGGATTTGTTTCAATTGATCCTGCTACGGGCATTATTAAAAGATTTACTGAATCTAGATTAAGTTCTATAAATGATATTAACACAACTATAAATGTCAAAGGATTGAAGGACAACGAAAAATTCTGGATTGATCAATCAGATGATGGCACATGGAAAATTGTAAACAACAAATTTGTTTTCAAGAAACACAATGAATTAAGCACAACTACAGAATCTGGAGATTCAAGTTTTGGAACAGTAATTGCGGCTAACAAACAAAACACAACAGTGTTGGTAAGCCAACCAACAGATGGTGATGGCAAGATATATGTTTTCAACAGAGGTTTTGAAAGTGGCACATTAGTTTTAAAACAAATTATAGAAGCACCAACTACTGATCCATTAATAAACTTAGATATATTTGGACCTAACAGTAGTTTTGGTAAAGGAGTAGATATTTCGCCAGATGGAAAATTTGTGTTAGTAGGTGCTCCTACTGCCGACAATCTTCAAACAGAATACAAAGGCGTATTCAATCCAACTTCAAACTACAATGTTGGAAATATTGTTCAATACAAACAACAATTATGGAGAGCAGTAAATCAAATAGAAGGGGCAGTAGCACAAGACTTATTTTCAACATTTGATTCAAGTGCATTTTATAAAGAAAATGTAGGTTTTCAAACAACTAATCTTTTAATTGGTGACAGTATTTTCTTGAACAAGACAACTGATCACTTGCTAATTAGAGCATCTGCTGATCAATATTCAGCAACTAAAATAGGCGACAGATTAATTTTAAATTATTTAGATTTCAGTTCAGAATATCCTTTAGATAGAAGCAATTATTCTAAAGCACCTAATCAACCGTTTGGAGGAGTTTCAAGTCCAACTATAAAAGACAATGTCTTTAGTGGAACAGACGTACCAATTCAAGAAAAAATTGATGAAATATTAGAAATTTCTAACACACTTGTAGACCCAGCAGTTGGACAAACTGTAATTACAGGCACAGCAGAAGGAACAGTTGCGTACATAAGAAAAGTTGCGTCTAAGTCATTGATATACTTAAAAGATGTGAGCGGTGTATTTGAAGCAAGTGCAACATTATTTTTAGATTTACAACCAGTGGGAGATTACACAAGAGTAAATTCAGAAGATTACAACTACTTAGGCGGATGGTGGAAAGTAGCCGTTGGTGCCAATGTAAGCACAAACGCAGGCTCCGACATATCAACAAGTGTTGTTGTAAGAGACATAAAAGTACAAAATGAAGTTAGAGACACCAATTCATTTTTCAGTTCTTTGGAACAACCTATAGTGCCAATCACTCCACAAACACCTTTAGTGAAAGCACAATTTGGTGTTGGTTCTCATTACGAAACTTACAAAATTAATCCTGCCAACAATACGTGGGAAGTAAGTGGTCAAAATATTTTAAGCAACAAATGGTTTGTGAGAACAGGTTATGACATTGCTCATGACAGTACTTTAAATACAAGTAATTCAAGTAATAACATAAGTGTATATTTCAACAATGTTGATTCGAGTGCTTATGATTTTTCTGACCTAAGTATTAGTGCTTCTGACACAAATGGTTTGAAAGAAGTTGTAGACGTTTGGGAAGGATATGTTGATGTAGATTCGCAACCAGATAATAATGCTAATTATTATTTTCCAGAAGCAGGCGTACACCAAATATACGATCCAAGCACACAGGCACAGGCTGACGTAACTTTTGTACAATTTATTGCTTTAGAAAAAATAAGAATTTACTTTAACAATTCAAACGGCAAACAATTTAGTTTAGGTTCTGATGCTGGAGTATCATCTACATTAACAAGACTAGGTGGTGGCGTAAACAGAAGCCTAGGATCAATTGAGCAAACAGTTCAATCAGGTCCAGCAGATGGAGATATTTTAGTTTTTAATCATACACAAAACATTTCAGTAACTGGAAATCAAAATTTTTACGCAGTAAATGATATTGAATATTGGATTTGGGACGAGTTTGAAAATGTTCCAGGTATAAGTCAAAGTGCAAATATTCCTAGCAGTCAAAATAAAGACTATGTACAAGTTTACAATATTCCAGTTGGCGAAGGTGTACAAAGCGGATTAACTAATCAAGGTGCATTTTTAGTTTATAAGAAAAATACTGATGGAATATTTGAATACAATTCAGCATACACAGTACCAGACACACAAAGTGGTTTAAGATTAGGAAACAGAATACAAATACGTGAAGTGGCAGATACAACTGTGGCATTTATAGGTGCTGAAGGAGATGGATCAAGTAATTTACCAGGTAAAGTTTACTTTATAAAATATAGTGCTACTAAAAATTGGTGGTTAGGCATAGATGAAAAATACATGGGTCTATTTGATGATCAAGCAGATTACATTAAAGATGAATTAGTTGTATACAATAATCAATTGTACAAAGCCAGCACAAACATAAGTGCAGGTGCATTTCAAACAAGTTTATGGCAACTACAAGACACACATACAGATGTATTAGGATATGTGCCTAACGATAGTGGCATAGAATTACAAGGCGACTCAACATTAGACCAAAGCAATTTAATACGTTTTGCTAAAACATTTGATGTTGATACAAATGGTGTAAATCTAGTTGTTACAAATGAATATGGCGATGATAGACAAAATGTCGTTGTGTACAGAAACACAGATGGGCATTACACTTACAAACAGACTATTACACCATTAGATGATTCTACACCAATTATAAACTTTGGTGCTGATATCAGCATATCTGGAGACGGTGAATTAATTGCTATTGGATCACCACTGAAAGATTTGACAGAAATTGACATGGGTGTTGTCAATGTATACAAAAAAGTAAACAATGACTCTGGACAATATGTATTAAATCAAACATTAGTAAGTCCAAGCATGGAAACTTCAGAACAGTTTGGGTCAACATTATCATTTAGCGGTGATACTTTAGCAGTAACATCATTTAAAGGCGATCAACAAGTTGATGACGGTTCGACAGTGTTTGATACTAGACATGATGTTGGTTCAGTACACATATTTGAAAAATTTGAAAACACTTTATTGTACGCAGAAAAATTCAGTTATGATGAAACATTCACAGAGTTTGGAACAAACTTACTAGTAAACAATAATCACGTTTACATTGGATTACCTAAATTACAATTGGCTGGAAAAGAAAAGGGCACAGTCGTTAACTTTAGAAAATCTCCAGAACAAAACAACTGGACAAGTTTACATCAAAGTGTTGGAGGAGTAGCACAACCAGATTTATCTAAAGTACAAGGAATATTCTTATACAGTAAATCAAAAAACAAATTATTAACTAGATTAGATTTTGTTGATCCAATAACTGGAAAAATTCCTGGACCAGCAGAAGCGGAAATTAGTTACAAAACAAACTATGACCCAGCAGTATACAACAATGATTCAGCAGTAGGAACAGTAGATAAAACAAATCACTGGGATGAAAGTCAAGTTGGTAAATTATGGTGGAATATAAGCAAAGCGAAATACTACTATCCTTATTTGGACAATATTATTTTTAACAATTCATATTGGAACAAATTATTTGTTGGTGCTAGTATAGATGTACATGAATGGAGTGAATCTTCATACACACCTACACAATACAATGCTATTAGTCAATCAGAAGATGGCTCTGCACTGGGTATAACGGGAACAGTAGAAAACACAACCAACTTTGTTACGAAAAGAATTTATGACAAAGTTGCAGGCAAGTTTAATAATAGATATTATTACTGGGTAAAAAGTAAAACAACTACTCCAGAAATAGAAAATAGATTATTAAGTGCGAATGCAGTTGAAAAATTGATCAAAGATCCTCGTGGACAAGGATACAAATACGTTTCAGTATTCGGCGAGAACAAATTTGCTATTGTAAATTGCGACTCTTTTATTGAAGCAAATGATACTGTGATTAATTTTAGAATAAACAATGTAGATTCTAACAATAACGTTCACAAAGAATATGCTTTAATAACAGAAGGCAGTGCTACAAGCACATTACCGAAAGATATAGAAACTGTATGGTTCAACAGTTTAATTGGATATGATGCTCAGTCTAATCAGATCCCTGATCCAAATTTAAGTGACAAATTAAAATATGGAACACTTCAAAACCCAAGACAAAGTTGGTTTGCAGACAAACAAGAAGCATTAAAACAAGTAATTGAAAGAGTTAACACTTCATTGAAAACAAATTTAATTGTTGATGAAGTAGATTTAAGCAATTTAATACAATCTGATCCTGCTCCATTAATTAATTCAGGTCTGTTTGATACTACAATCGATACAGAACAAGAATTAGATTTTGTAGGAATTGGTTCAGTCAAACCTGCGTTTCTAAATATAACAATTACAGATGGAAAAATTTCAAATGTAGTTGTCACAGATGCAGGTAAAGGATATAAATCTATTCCAACTGTTAAAATTAAAAGTCTTACAGGTGAAGGTGCATTAATAGGCTTAACAATTGATACAAATGGATCAATTAACAGTGCTAAAGTATTGAAATCAGGGAAAAATTACAGCAACAATGCTACTATTGAAGTACGTCCATTTAGTGTGTTAGTAAACAATGACAGCACAGTCGATGGTAAATGGGCAATATATGGATATGTTACAGGTGATGGTTGGCAAAAAACTAAAATACAATCATTCAATGTGAACTTGTATTGGGAGTATGCTGATTGGTATGCTACAAACTATAATTCATACACTGCAATAGACCATGTGATATCTCAAAGTTATCTAATTAACTCTTTAGAAGACAGCATAGGACAAATTGTTAAAATTGAAAACATTGGTTCAGGCGGATGGTTACTACTTGAGAAAATTGATGATCAAGCAGATGTTGATTACACTGTAAATTACAAAACTATTGGTAGACAAAATGGAACGATACAGTTTTCAGATAAACTTTACGTGTACAGTGGAAATGTTGGATTTGATTCCAACAGTTTTGACATTCAATTGTATGATAGACAGCCTATACAAGAAACAAGAGTTGTATTAGAAACAATTAGAGACAAAATATTTGTTGAAGAATTAGCAATAGAATATAATAAACTTTATTTCTCTAGTATTCAATATGCTTTATCTGAAAATAAACTTAATGACTTTGTGTTCAAAACAAGTTTTGTTAAGGCACAACACAATGTTGGTCAATTAGAACAAAAAATTACATTTAAAAATGACAATCTATCTAATTATGAAGATTATGTTCAAGAAATTAAACCATACAAATCTAAAATTAGAGAGTATGTAAGTTCATATGAAAAATTAGAACCAACAAATTCTGTAATAACTGATTTTGACTATCCACCAAGATATGTTAATGGAATAATTACACCATCAAAAGTTACTATTAACAATGATCAACTTGTAGGTGCTGATGGCATTACAACTTATCCAGATAAAAATTGGAAAGATAACATTGGATTCAAAATTACTGGCATTAATATAGCAGATGGTGGCACAGCATACACAAATCCACCTGCTGTTGAAATAACAGGCGGTGGTGGTTCAGGTGCTAAAGCCACAGCATACATTAAAAATGGAGTTGTATATAGAATTAATGTTACAGCAGGCGGTTCAGGTTACATATCATCACCAACAATTATTTTAAGTGGTTCTACAACTGGTGTACAAGCAAAAGCAAGTGCAGTGTTAGGCGAAAGTTTAACAAAAACAAGTCATATAGGAATCAAATTTGACAGAAATACTGGTGATTCTTTTATTACAAACCTTAACAGAACAGAAACGTTTACAGGCAACAACAGCCAAATTAAATTTAAATTAAAATGGCCTATGGATGTAAGAACAAACACAATCAGTATACTTGTGGCAGGCAAAAAACAATTGAAAAGCACATTTACATATGGCAATGAAACAGATAACACAAAAACTTACACAAGACAAACAGGTTTCATACAATTTAATTTACCGCCAGCAAATTTATCTAGTGTTTCTATCAGTTACAAAATAAATGAAGACGTTTTAAACACTGCTGATAGGTTTGAATTGTATCAACCAACTGCTGGAATGCCAGGCAAGGAACTTGCTCAGGTAATAGACGGAATAGATTATGGTGGAGTTGAAGTACGAAGTATTGGACTTGAAGATACTGTAGGTTGGGGTAATGAACCTTATATGCAGGGTGAATGGGATACCTTTGATGAAACTTATGAAGACCAAGAATTTTATTTAGATGGCAGTACTCTTACATTAAATCTTTCTAAACCATTAGAACAAGGTGTTGAATATCATGTGTATCACAAAATGTACCTTGGCAAAGATAATCTTGGCAAAGATAAATGGGCTAGAATAAAAAGAATGGATGATCCAAACTTTGGCACAGGAAATCCTGTTACAAATACAAATGCTGTGATGGCATCACTACAAGGTGACGGAAGCACTAACACTGTAGACGTCAGTGCTATAGAAACAGGAGATAAAGACGAAATAATTGTTAGAAAATCTACAAGTGATGGCGCTTACTTGCCAGATCCAAATGCAGTTGACACACTTGTAAAAGGTGGAGATTTAGCATACTCAACAGCACAAGGTATAAATGCTGAAGACATAAACATAGATGGTGATGGATTTGTAACAGAAACATCTGCTAAAGGTCCAGAAGAATTTGTACCAGGACAAGTTTTAGACACATTAGACATTCAAGTGTATGACAGAGGACAAAACACAGGCAGTAAAATTAATAGTTACAATTATTTAGGTGACGGAGCAACAACACAGTTTAGTTTCGTTGATGCGCCACAAAGCAATACTGCTATATTCTTAAGTGTTGATAATATTTTATATAATTCAAATCAATACACAGTTGATTACCAGGATAAATTTATCGAAATAACACCAGCGCCTACTACTGGAGCAAAAATTAATTTTATTACAATGGGAAACAACGGTGAGGCAATACTTGACACTGATACATTTAAAGGTGATGGTAGCACAGTTGAATTTGTAACAAGAGCCAAATTTACACAAGGCAATATACAAACTTTTGTGCGTGTAGATGGTGAAGAATCCGCATACACTGTGATAGAAACAGATTCATCTTATGCTGTTCCTAATAGAGTAGCAATAAGATTTAACACTGCTCCAACATCAAACAGTTACATAAACATTGTGGTGTATGCTAGTGCTTCACAATCATTTAGCGAAGTTACACAAGACATATTCACAGGTGATGGAAGTACAACAACTTATCAAATGAACCAAACTCCGTTCAGTCAAAAACCATTTACTAACAATGTAATTGTAAAAGTTGGTAATGACGTGTTAAGAAGCGGATTCCATAGAAAATTCACAGTTAGCACATTGAGAGAATATGAATTTAAAAATTGGCAAGTGCTTCCAGGATTAATAAATGCTTCTGATGTAAGAGCATTCTTAAACAAAACAGAATTAACTTCAGCAGAATACAGATGGAATCCAGGAACTTCAAGTGTTACACTTACGTCAGGTGTAGGAGAGATTGGTGATATATTAGATGTGTACATTGAAAATGGAGAATACAGTGTGAGTGATACAGGATTAATTACTTTTACTTCTGCTCCAGCACAATCAAGCACAATTACTGCTTACCAGTTCAGTAAACATGACGTACAAGACATAGATAGAACACAATATGATGTCGTGGCAAAATTAACTGTTACTGTGAACACAGATGATTATTTCCAATACAATCAATTGACTAGCGGTGTTGTAAAATTAAACCGTCCGGCAGTTGATGCTCAATATGTTTGGGTATGTTTAAATGGCGAGTGGTTAGCACCTAGCATAGACTACACTGTGTCTAACAATCAAATGTTCTTAAAAATAAGCAGAACACTATCGCAGAATGATGAAATAGATGTAATACACTTTACAGCACCTTCATTCATAGGAAAATTTGCGTACAGACAATTTAAAGATTTGATGAACAGAACACACTTCAAACGTTTAGGTAATGACAGACAATACACTTTAGCAGAAAATTTAAGTTGGAATGATAAAGAAATTACATTAATTGATGCCACAGGCATCACAGAACCTAGTGTTGCTTCGCAACTTCCAGGTATAGTGTTTATTGATTCTGAAAGAATTGAATACTACAAAAAAGATGGCAACAAACTTCAACAGTTGAGACGTGGAACATTTGGTACTGGTATAGCAGAAATACATCATGCCAACACAGATGTTCACGATCAGAGTGCGTTCCAAAATGTACCATACAAAGATAATTTCATATCTGAAACGTATACAGGTGCTGATGTGGTAAACAATACATTAAACATTGGCTTTACACCTAAAACAGCAAATGAATTTGAATTATTTGTAGGTGGCAAAAGATTGAGAAAAAATAGTATTAGTGTGTATGATCCTGCACTAGGACAAGATAGTCCTGAAGCAGATAGCACTGTGCCTGCTGAATTCAGTGTTACAGGCACAACTGCGGTGATAACATTTACTAACACACCAGCCGAAAATGCCCAAATTTTGCTGGTTAGAAAACAAGGTAAAATATGGCAAACAGGAACAGATCCACTGAGTCAGACAGAAAATGACATCGCAAGATTCATACGTCAAAAAGAAGTGGCTGTGCCGCAATAAATACAATGGTAGAACGGAGCAAAAATGAGCAAAATTAAAGAGAATAGTGGTGTATTGATACAAGGACATATTAAAATCCACGATCCAGAATCAGACAAGGTTTTTGTTGATAAACGCAACGCAATTCATTATGAAAATATGAGTGTTGCTTTAGCAGAAAGTGTTGCCAATCAAGGTCAAGGTTTCATAAATTCAATGTCTTTTGGTAATGGTGGAACAAGCGTTGACCCAACAGGAATTATTACATACCTTACTCCAAACAGTACAGGTACAAATGCTACACTTTACAATCAAACTTACACAAAAATTGTTGATGATAGATCAGTATCAAACCTAGATCCACAAAGAAACAAAATAGAAACAAGACACATTAACGGAACAAACTATACAGATGTTGTTGTTACTTGTCTTTTAGATTATGGTGAACCAAATGGACAGGACGCTGTTGATGGCGCAAGTGCATCAGACAGTCTTTATGTATTTGATGAATTAGGATTAGTGAGTTATGCACCATCAGGCGCAGGCAAACTTTTAACACACGTAATTTTCCATCCTGTACAAAAAAGTTTAAACAGATTAATACAGATTGATTACACAGTCAGAGTTCAAAGTTTGACAGGTTTTAACGAAGGGTAATAAATGGCATACATTATAAGTTTTACGGATGCTGTAAACAAAGGCACTATTACGATAGAAGACAACACGGTTAACAACGAAACCAGTGTTAATTTTCCAGGTAAAAATACAACGTCATATGGAACAGTAATATCTGAAAACTTTTTACATTTATTAGAAAATTTTGCTAACAGTTCAGCACCACTGAGACCGATTGAAGGTCAACTTTGGTTTGATACTTCTGCTGGAGTTAATCAACTAAAAGTTTATGATGGAGCAAACTGGGTAGCGTCAGGTGGATTGAAAAAAGCAATTAACCAACCAAGTGCGTCTGAAAGTATTTCAGGTGACTTATGGGTAGACACAAATGCTCAACAATTATATTTGTTCACAGGTTCAGGTTGGGTACTAATTGGTCCACAATACAGTCAAGGTTTAAAAACTGGAGCAACTCCAGAAACTATTATCGGCACAGACGATTTATCATACAGCATTGTAAAATTAGAAGTTGAAGCACAAACAGTTGCCATTATTTCAAAAAATTCATTCACACCTAAAATTACTATTCCAGGATTTTCAGCATTAAATCCAGGAGTAAATTTAAGTTCAACAAATTTTGGTTCTGATGTAAACAAACTTTATGGAACATCTGAAAAAGCAGAATCATTAGTTGTTGGTAACACAACAGTTGCCGCAGGAAACTTTTTAAGATCAGACACAACATCATTAACGGATTTTCCAATTAAAGTTAAAACAGATGATGGTATAGAAGTAGGTGCCGCTGGAACATTTAAAATGTTTGTGGAAAATCAAGCAGGTATAATTCAATTAGGAACACAAGATGAAGAAATAGATTTTAGATTGAACAGTGGTGGTTCAGTATCAACTGTGATGAGAATAAGTTCACAACAGCAAGTTGGTATTAATAAAACAAATCCAAATGAAGCATTAGACGTAACAGGAAATATTTTATCATCTGGATCAATCACAAGTAACAGCACAGCACCTTCAACTAATATTGGATCAGGCGCTTTAGTATCCAAAGGTGGATTAGGTGTTGCTCAAGATGTAAATGTTGGTGGAGCAGGTACGTTTGCTGGCAACATAACAGCACAATCAATTTTGCCAACACAAGATATTACTTTTGACATTGGTTCTAATACAAAAAGATACAACACTGTATACGCAAATAATTTAAACGCAGGAACTATTGTAGGAAATGTTACAGGTACTGCTAGTAGTACTGATGAAGCAAACAAATTATCTTCTGCTTCTACATTTAGAATGACCGGTGATGTTACAGCAACTGATGTATCTTTCCAAGGAGACGAAGGAACACCAAGAACATTTAACACAACAATAAGCAATTCGTTTATTGGCAATCAAACACTTACAACAACAAGTCAAGTGAGTGATGAAATTATTTTAAACAGAACAACAGGCACTACTGGAATATTTAAAACAACAGTTGGCACAATTACAGGTGCTATACCAACTCCACCTGTTGCGTCAATAATGGCTTTTGCTGGAGCAACTGCTCCAACAGATTGGTTATTCTGTGATGGTGCTGAAGTCCAGAGATCAGTGTACAATCAATTGTTTCAAGCAATAGGAACGCAATATGGAACACCAAGCAGTTCTTCAGTATTTAAATTACCAGACTTACGAGGTAGATTTGCTTTAGGTAAAGATAACATGAGCAATCCAGGTTTAGGACAAGGTTCAGCAGACAGAGTGACTTCTCCAGTAGCAGATGGTTTAGGTTTAGGTGCTGGTGACGAGAAGAAAATAATAGCAAAAGAAAATTTACCAGATCACGAACACGATTTAAGAGCAAACAATGGAGATCAATTCTTTGCTTCAAGAAATATAGCAGGTGCTTCTACAGATCCAGAAGTAACTACAACAAGTGGTCCAGATTTATCTAACAGTGCTGGTGCTCAACAATTACCTAACTCAGGTGGAATTGATGGCACAATAGGACAAGCAATGGATGTAATGAATCCATACCTAACATTAAATCACATAATTTATACTGGAGGAGCATAATGAGTTATAGATTGAATAAAACTGATGGCAGTTTACTTGTAGATCTAGTTGATGGTCAATTAGACACAACTTCCAGTGACTTAACATTAATAGGCAGAAACTATTCTGGCTTTGGTGAAGTATTAAATGAAAACTTCATTCAATTATTAGAAAATTTTGCTAACGCATCTGCTCCTATAAATCCAATTAGAGGACAACTTTGGTTTGACACAGCAGAAAATAGATTAAAAGTTTACAACGGTTCAGCATTTACTTCATCTGGTGGAACAACAGTTGCTGAAAATCAACCAAACATGGTTGCAGGCGATCTTTGGATTGACAGCACAAAAAGTCAATTATATTTCTTTGATGGCGTAAGATTACAATTAGTTGGTCCTGAATATTCAACAGCACAAGGCACATCAGGTCACCAAGTAGCAAGTGTATTAGACACACAAAATATTACACAAACAGTTGTGAAAATGTTTGTAGGTGGAAATCTTGTTGGAGTACACTCAAATGCAACATTTACTCCAGTTTCAACTGCTAGAATTCAAGAATTAGTTACTACTGCTAATCCAACAGGAAGTTTAGTAAAAGGTTTCAATGCAGTTGGCACAGATTACAAATATGCTGGAACTTCAACTATTGCTGAATCTTTAATAGATGGTAATGGTGTTGTGAGAACAGCAGACCAATATCTTGTAGCAGACAGCGATGATTTAACAACAGGTGCATTAACAATACAAAATAATGCTGGTTTGACGATTGGATTAAATCAAAATACAAAATTACAATTTAGCAATAATGCTTTCCAAATAGCGAATCAATTATCAAATCAAGATGTTGAAATTACAGTAAGAACACCTGCTGAAGTTTCAGCATTCAAAATTGACACTTCTACATCATCAGTTGGAATTTACAAAGCGATTCCAACAGCAACACTCGATGTTGGTGGAAATGTAAACATCGATGGAGATTTAACTGTTGGCGGAACAACTACATCTGTTGATACAGTAAATCTTAGAGTAGAAGATAAAAACATTGAACTTAATATTACAGGAGCAGGCGTAACAACAAATGATGCTGGAGCAGATGGTGGTGGTATAACTTTAAAATCTGCTGACGGTGATAAAACATTTGCTTGGTCAAATGGTACAGATGCTTGGACTAGTTCTGAATATATAGATTTTGCTGTAGGTAGAGGTATAAAAATTAATACAAATACAGTGTTACTTGAAGACACACTAGGCGGTTCAGTTGTTAATTCATCATTAACATCAGTAGGTACATTGGCAAATTTAGATGTAGATGATGTAAACATAAATGGTTCTACTATTACAAGTCAAAATGCTCAGTCATTAAAATTAAGTTCAGACACAGCCGCAATTGAAGTTTTAAGTAACAAAAGAATTACAGGAGTTGGCACACCAATCAATGCTTCAGATGTTGCTACAAAAGAATATGCAGATGGTTCTACAATTATTAGTTTACAATTAGATGTTTCTGGATTTACACAAAACTCTGTAGGAAACAATTATCTGAACGTGAGAGAAGTTTTAGAAACTCTTTATCCTGTTGCAGGATATGGTAGCGGTTCTGCAGAACCACCATTAGGTGTATTTGCTAACAGTGTGATTCCAGCAAGAACTGATGGTGCTTTAGCAAGAGTATTAACAGTTGATTACGGTGCTGGTGGAGGTTTTAATATTCCAACTATTGATTTCTCAGGATTGAAAAACTTTACGCAAGTGGATCAAACAATTACTATTCAATCAAGAACAATAGCAAGTGTAACATTTGGTGCTCAGGATCCTAATTTAGGTACAACAACAAAAATTACAACAACTGCTTCACATTTCTATGAAGGTGCTCAAGCAGTTGTAATATCAGGAACAACTGTGGTAAATGGTGTAACAGCAAATATAGATGGCAACTACACAATACAGGCGGCAGAATTTCCAGCAGAAACTCCAAACTATGTGAGTTTCACAATTGATTTAGACACATCTGCGGCAGGATGGCAAAGTGCCACGTGTACAGTTGGTACAGTACAAAGAACTCCAACTGTGGGTGCGGCGAATAAACAAGTGGTTGAAGATGTATCCAATGCTTCAAATGTAACAGGAACGATAACATTTGCTCCTACAAGAAAACTATTACAATTTGGTGTCAACGGCGGTAGTTGGACATTTGATAGAGAAATAACACTAACATTAACTTCGTAGGACGATAAATATAAGAAACAAAGGGATTTATGGCATATATTGTTAACAAATTTGATGGAACACTGATAGCAACTGTAGAAGACGGTACTATTGATAATACAACTAATCTACGTTTTATAGGTAAAAACTATGCTGGTTACGGTGAAATTCAAAACGAAAACTTCTTACACCTATTAGAAAATTTTGCTAGTGGCACACAACCAACTCGTCCATTAGGTGGTCAGATATGGTTTGACACAAATTCAAGCAAATTAAAATTTTATGATGGAACAAAATTCAGAACAACAGGCGGTGCTGAAGTAGGTACTACTGCTCCAGCAGGTTTAACAACTGGTGACTTTTGGTGGGATTCAGCAAACAGTCAATTGTATGCTTGGGACGGCACAAGTTTTATTCTTGTAGGTCCACAAGGCACAGGAAGTACAGTAACACAATTTGTATCAAGACAAATCAAAGACAGTTTAAATGCCAACCAACAGATCATTGAAGGAAAAGTAAACAATGAAACTGTTTTAATTTTTAGTTCAACAGCATTCACAATAGGCACAGCAGATCCTTCAAACACAATTACAGGATTTGATGTTGTTAAAAAAGGTATTACATTAGTCAACACACAATCTACAACAAACGGTGTAACAACAACTGACCACAGATATTGGGGAACAGCATCTAACTCAGATAGATTAGGTGGCTTCCTTGCTTCTGATTACATCAGATCAGGTTCAAGTGCTTTCTCTAGCATTGTAAGATTTGGAGATGTAGGTTTTACAGTTGGTGATTCAAATGATTTAAAAGTAGCAATAGAAAATGGATCTGAAGGAATAATTGCCAATGAAATTGGAAACAAAATTACTTTAAAAGTAAATGACACAGGTTCAGTAAATGAGATTGCTTTTGTAAGTCCAGATGGAATTATACCTGGTACAGGAAATAAAAATTTAGGAATAGTAACAGACAAATGGTATGAAGTACACGCAAACTATTTTAAAGGTTTGGCTGACAGTGCTTCAGGTATTGAGTTTGGTGCACAAACTTATTTAGGTGCAACAACAGCCGTAAACAACACAGTGGCATTAAGAGATGGCACAGGAAAAGTTACAGCAAATACTTTTGACGGTGTGGCAACATCGGCTTCTTATGCTGACTTGGCTGAGATCTACACAACAGATAAAGAATACGAAGTTGGAACAGTAATGGCAATTGGCGGTGACGCAGAAACAACAGCATTTTTTGATGGAGGTCCATTTGGTGGAAATGTTTTTGGTGTTATATCAGGCAGTCCAGGATTTTTGATGAACAAAGATGCTGAAGGACAAGCGATTGCTTTTGTTGGTCGTGTGCCAGTTAAAGTTAAAGGCGCAGTTGAAAAAGGCGAAAAAGTTTATGCGATGGATTATGGTATCGCAACTACTACCAAAAAAGGACAATTGGTAGGTTTTGCTTTAGAAACAAATGCAGATGAATCCACAAAATTAGTAGAGGTAGCACTAAGGTTAATAAATAATTAGTAGGAATAGAATACAATGGCTTTAGTAACCGCAAACAGATTTAATACTCTTAGACAGCAAATAGATAATGTGTTAGGAAATGGTTCAGGTGATACTGGATATGGACAAACACTTATTACACAATCAGTTCAGGTAGGTGATTTAATCAATGCTACCAACATCAACAACGCATACGAAGATTTAAGAAAAGCATACAAACATCAAACAGGTGGAGATCCAGCGTCTAACTTAATTCAAATTGTTTCTCAAGGAGATTTGATTAAAGAAAATGATGGTGTTAATTACACAGGTTGGGATCAATACGAAGCATTGGCAACAACAGTTGGAACAAATAGATTAACAGTTGACTCTACACAACAATCAGTTGTACTTGCTAGTAGCAATCAAAGAGGTTCGTGGAATGGTACAATTACATTGAGAATCGAAGTTAACTTTACATCTGAAGATGCTAGAAGACATTATTTCAACGCAGGCGGTTATATTCAAATTTCATCGAGTACAACAGACAGCAGTTCAAAAGGAAATTCCTGGAACAATGTAATGGGCGGAAATTTAAAATTTGGTGCTCACGGAACTACTCACACAGGAAACGGATCAGTAACAGGATCTGGAATAGGAAACTACGAACTAGACGGAACTTCTCAGAGACTATTATCAAACTTTGATGCAGGTGGTGGAGCATATTCTGCCAACGATTACTATGTGGATGTACAGCGAACAAGTGCCACACAAATTAGATTCACAATGAACTGGAGAGACCAAGCAGGCGGTAATCCAGATGAAAACATTTCGAATTTAAGAAGTTACATTTACACAGCAACAGCAATCACAGATGTAATTGGTACTGCACCAGGTGTTGTACGTGGTTCTGGCGATAATTTCTAATCTATAATTTGACTTATATCCAAAAATCAAGTATAATATTCTTAATATTATGGATGAATCCTTATCAAAATCTTTGGAATACGCAGAGCGTCTAAGAACGTTCAATAATCAATTAAAATTGTTGAAAGAGAAATGTCTTGAAAACAATATCTATTATACCGAAGGACATCAATTCACAATAGACCTTGCTCTTATAAATTACTGTCTCACGTATATCAATATCAAAAAAACAAATGAAGCAATATTTCTAGATGATTACAAACAACCTGTCAAAATTACAGATATTAAATCCTTTCATAGCGACATTACTGATTTGTATCAACGCAATCTAAATCAATACCTTGTGGAATACAATCAATTAGTGAAAGACAAAGGTGAGATTTAATCATGACCAAAGGGGTTTTGCTTTTTGCTCATAACAATAGCACTGTGGATTATGTCAAACAGGCTAATTTTTGTGCAGGTCAGATTAAAAAACATCTTGATTTGCCAGTGTGTTTGATTACATCGGACAAATTCAACGAAGATCATAATAATTTTAATCACGTCATTGTAGTAGAAAAACCAAACACAGATCAAACAAAAAGATTTTACAATGTTACAAACAGTTATGAGGATACATGGAACAATACTTCAAGACCAGATGCTTATTCTTTAACTCCGTACGATGAAACCATTGTAATGGATACTGACTATATTGTGGCAAACAGCAACCTTAACAAAGTGTTTGAAAGCAAAGAAGATTTTTTAATCAACTACAAAGCACAACACGTAGACTTTGAATCTAGATACACAGAAGAAATGAAATATGTTAGTGATACAGGTATTGAAATGTGCTGGGCAACTGTATTTTATTTTAAGAAAACTGAAAGAACTAGAATTTTGTTTGATTTAATCAATCATATCAAAAAAGAATGGCAATTTTATAGATTCAAATATCAAATTGAAAATACAATTTATAGAAATGATTTTGCTTTTGCCATAGCAATTCACATGATTAATGATTTTGCTAAAACAAGTTGGCCCAAGCAATTGCCTAGCAAGTTGTTTTATACAACGGACAAAGATAGTGTAGACTCTTATCTTGATAATAAATGGAATTTTACATTAGAGCGAGGAGCAAAATGTCAGATTAAAGATATGAATATACACATAATGAACAAAATAGGATTGAATAAAATTATAGATCAATATGAATAGAGGTTTTATATTATTTGTACAGCAGAATGAAACTTGTGATTATTTAAAACAAGCAGTTGCCTGTAGTTTAAGCATAAAGAAATTTATGCCCAAAGAACAAATATGTTTAATGACAGATATCATTGTTCCTGAAAAATACAAGAAACATTTTGATCATATTCAAGACATACCAGGAGATGATCTCGCAGTTGACAGCGATTGGAAAGTTAATAACAGATGTAAAATTTATAATAGCAGTCCATTTGATGAATCTATTGTGCTAGATGTGGATATGTTATTGTTAGAGAATATAGAGCATTGGTGGAAACAATTAAGCAATTATGAATTGTTTTACACAAACAAAGTTAAAACCTATAGAGATGAATGGGTAACAAATGATTATTATAGAAAAGTATTTGTGGACAATGACTTGCCAAATGTGTATTGTGGATTTCATTATTTTAAAAAATGTAAAAACAATGATGTGTTTTTTAAATTGTTAACAGATATTGTAGTGAACTATGAACAATACAGCAAACGTTTTACAAAAAATCGCACTCAATCTTGGTGCAGTATGGATGTTGCCACAGCAATAGCAATAAAATTATTAGGTATTCAGCATAAAGTTTTCAGCACACAGTCTAATTTGACATTTACACATATGAAACCTAGAATACAAAACTATCAAAGTCAATTGAAATTATGGACGGAACAGATAGATTATAATCTTACACCACAAAATGAATTATTTGTGGGAAACTTTAAACAAAAAGGAATATTTCATTATGTTGAGGATAATTTTTTAACAGATAAGATGTTGGAGCAACTACAATGAAGATAAGACCGCCACTAGAATTTGACGTAATACGTCCTAAAGTAAAACATTACTTTCATTTCGAGCCTGAAAGCGGAGATGTGTTTGGTTGTAGTGTACAGCAACAAGGACATAGTGTTGAAATTACAAAAGAACTAGCAGATGAAATACAAAAAGGTTCAAAACATTTAGCAGACTACAAGGTGACATTTAAAAATACAGGTTATGTTGTGGAATCACGTTATGTAGTAGACAACAAACTGCCAACTGATATACAAACAGATAATCACACCAACAAAGTAGTCTATGAAATAGTAAAAAATGATAAAGATTCTTGTATTAGATTTAAACTTGATATGAAAAATAAAAAATGGAACGTCAGTATAGATGATGATTTAAAAAACATAATACAAACCACAGTAAAACAAGACAATTATGTGTTTAAATTTTTTACTACACCACAACACAATACAAGTGTTGCTGATTATTCTTTCAATATAGATTTAAAACAGTTATGTGACACTGGTGATATTCAACTTCAACACAAATCTAATGAAACACCCAGATTGTTTTGTAGAAAAATTTACAATTATTCATATGAGGTAGCACAATGATTTTAAAAGTAGCAGACATGGATTTTATATTTTTAAGTGTTGATGAACCTAATGCTGAAAAGAATTTTGCTGATTTAAAAAGAAAAATCCCATGGGCAAAACGTGTTCATGGTGTAAAAGGTTTTGACACAGCACATAAAAAGGCGGCAGAGGTATCTGAAACAGACAGATTTATCACAGTTGATGCCGACACCCAAGTACATAACAGTTTTTTAAATGTAATGGTTGATTTAAATTCATTAGGATTAGACAACACATATCAATTAAGTTGGTGTGGACATATTGATCTTAATGGATTAAGATATGGTAACGGCAGTTTGAAATGTTGGACAAAAGATTTTGTAAAAAATATGAGAACTCATGAAAATCACGACGGTGGAGCAGATAGCAACAATAAAAATGTAATAGAGTTTTGTCATTTTCCAAATTACTATCAATTCAACGATAATCATTCAATCAGTTACATAGATGGATCTGCCTATCAGGCTTGGAGAGCAGGATTTAGAGAAGGAGTCAAAATGAGTTTGGATAAAAATGTTCGACAAGCACCAAAAGACTTATGGTGGCAAAACTATCAACGATTACTTGTATGGATGACAGTGGGTATAGATAATCCTTATGGCATTCATGCTATTCATGGAGCAAGAACAGGATGTTATCTTACAATGTGTACAGATTGGGATATCGGTCAAGCAAACGAATATAGATTCTTTGAAAAGTATTGGAAAATTGAACTGCACAAAGACAAGACAACAGACTTTTATGAAGACTCTGTTACACTAGGAAAAAAGATTAATGCTGAACATGAAATTGATTTACCTATAAATCCGCTTACAGCAGAACAAAGTAAATTTTTTAAGAAAGTTTATTACAATACTCCAAGAATAATTAGGAAATCTAGATAATGTATGATATTGTGTTTATAAGTTACAACGAAGCATTGGCAGATCACAATTTTAAGTTGTTGTGTGACCGTTTTCCTATTGCTCAACGAGTAAAAGGAGTAAAAGGAATTCACAAAGCACATATAGAAGCGGCAGAAGTATCTATGACAAAAATGTTTTGGGTAGTAGACGCCGACGCTCAAATAGTAAAAGATTTTAATTTTGATTACAAAGTTGATCAATATAATTTAGATACAGTTCATGTATGGCAAAGTTTAAATCCTATAAATGATTTACAGTATGGATATGGGGGTGTCAAATTACTACCCAAACAATTAACTTTAAATATGGATACAACCACAACTGATATGACAACAAGCATTTCTAAAAATTTTAAAGCAATAAAGCAAGTTTCAAACATCACAGCATTTAATTCAGATCCATTCAGTGCTTGGAAAAGTGCATTTAGAGAGTGTGTAAAATTAAGTTCTAAAGTTATTGACAGACAGCAAGACAATGAAACAGAACAAAGATTGGATGTTTGGTGTAGCAAAGGTGCTGATAGACCGTATGGTGATTTCGCAATAGAAGGTGCGAAGTCCGGCAGAAAATTTGGCACAGAACAAAAAGACAAATTGAATTACATTAATGATTTTGATTGGCTTAAAAAACATTTCGAGGAGACCTGCAGTGTCAGTACGTACTACTAGAATACCATTTGATAATATTATCAAGTTTGGGCAACAGACAATGATGCGTCATAAATTATTCAACGTAAGTTGGATATTAAGTAGATTCTGTAATTATGATTGTTCATATTGTTGGCCCTATGCTCATTCTAAAAAAGTAGATCATAGACCATTAGATGTTTATAAAAAAACAATGGACGAAATTAAAACTCAAGCAAGAAGTAATGGCTTTGATAGTTTTCATTTTAGTTTTAGTGGTGGAGAACCTACAGCATACAAAAGATTTTTACCTTTAATAGGTCATTATGCCTCAGATGAAAAAAGTAACTATCAAAGTATTCATATGACAACAAATTGTTCACCAGGAATAAAATGGTGGAACACTTGGCTTACAGCAACAGAGTCGTTAGTACGTAGAAGTATAACCGCCAGTTATCATCATGAATTTGCCGATGAACAAACTTTTGGAGATAAACTTTTGATGTTGCAAGATGCCGGTGTTTATGTTACAATAAATCAAGTAATGGTTCCTGAATTGTTCAGCGAACTATATGATAGATGTAAAAGATTTAATGACAGAGGAATCAATGTAACACTGAAACCTCAAAGTAATGAATCAGCAAGTGAGATTGTATCAGGTTACAATGACGAACAAGTAGAATTAATGAAAACAGGATTTGCTTTAAAGACAAATGACGGTTCAGAAGTAGGTCAAATTAGTCTTATGGATCATAAAGATAATATGTATGAGATAGACCAGGCAGAAAGATTCAATGCTTTTGGCTTCAATAAATTTAAAGGTTGGAACTGTAATGCTGGATATCAAAGTTGTATTGTAAGAGAACCAGGTGGTGAAATAAAAAGAGCATACAGTTGTCATGATGAACCATTAGGAACGATAGATGGAGGATTTGAACTGTTTAAAAACGCAAACAAGTGTATAACTCCAACTTGCGTGAGTTCTGCTGATAGTAAAATTCCTAAATCAAGAGGATTAGACAAATTAGAAGCAATAGAAAAGGATGAAATAATATTAGAAATAAGTCGTAAGCAATCTAAATTATTTAAAAAGGAAAGAACAAATGTATAAACTTGAAGACATTAGAGATATCCATTTAGAAATCACAAGCAGATGTCAGGCAAAATGTCCTATGTGTCCTAGAAGAATTAATGGTGGTCCTTTGAATCCTTTTATACATTTGGATGATGTGTCATTAGAAACTTTTAAAAAATGGTTTCCTGTAGATTTTATTAAACAATTGAACAGTCTGTTTATGTGCGGAAATTTAGGAGATCCAATTGTAAGCAAAGATACATTGGAAATCTATCAACACTTAAGAGCAACTAATCCTAATATAGGACTTGCCATGCACACAAATGGAAGTGCAAAAAATCAAGACTGGTGGAGGAAGTTAGCAAAAGAAAATGTAAAAGTTACTTTTGGATTAGATGGTTTGAAAGATACTAATCATCTTTATAGAATATCTACAGATTTTGATAAAATTATTTCCAATGCTAACGCATTTATTGGAGCAGGTGGATTCGCAAAATGGCATATGCTGGTATTCAAACACAACGAACATCAAGTTGAAGAAGCAAGACAAATGTCCAAGGACTTAGGTTTTAGAGCATTTACTACAAAACATACGTCAAGATTCCACAATGGTGAGTTACAAGTAATAGATGAAAAAGGAAATCCTTTACACAAATTAGAGCCTACACAAAAAAGTGCTGATATGATATCATTAGTGAAAGAATCACAAAATGAAACGAAACCAACTATTATATGTAAAGCAGTTAAAAATCGCCAGTTATATGTTAGTGCTTGTGGTAATATATCTCCTTGTTGTTGGTTAGATATGGAATGGATTCCGCCTATGCAGGCAAGTAGAATAGATTACATGGACAGGATTGGAGAATTTCCTAATTTAAATACAAGTAGTCTTAAGGAAATATTTGATGGAGGTTATTTTGAAAAAATTGAAAAAACTTGGGGACACACGCCTTTACAAGAATGTGGTAAGCAGTGTGGTTCTTTTGACAAACTAGGAGCACAATTTGAAAATTAATATTCAAGATGTACTGTACTGGATGGATACAATCAGGCAATCTGATGACAAGTATCGTACATTGGAAAGTTTCTGGAAAGGACAGATCAACAGTAAAGTTTGGTTAATAACTCATTTACAAAAGTTTCAACAACAAATGCCATATAATATTTTATTGTGTGGTGGTTGGAATGGAGTATTGTCTACATTATTGTTCAATAGTGAACTAGATATCACACGTGTTGTTAGTATGGACATAGATAGCAAATGCGAATCTATTGCTTATTCTATGAATAAAGAGTATGAAATGGATGGCAGGTTTAAAGCAATCACGTCAGATATGCTGTTATACAACGATTATGGCAAACATAATTTAATTATTAATACTGTATGTGAACACATGACAGTTGATCAATATCAACAATGGTTAGAAAAATTACCAAATAACAAAAGGATTGTAGTACAAAGTAATGACTTTTTTGAATGTGAAGAACATATTAATTGTCAAAAGTCATTGAAAGAATTTGAAAAAAATTGTGGTTTGACTATTGAAGAATCAGTAGAACTTACAACAGACAAATACAAAAGATTTATGATTATAGGATTTAAAAAATGAAAGCACCAGTAAATTTTTCAGATAGAGTGGCTTATAAAATTACAATGGGTTTGCGTTGGATAGCAGATACATTTTTTAAAAAACGTTATGGACACAGAGCAGTTGTATTAGAAACTGTTGCAGGTGTGCCTGGCATGGTTGCAGGTATGTGGAACCATTTAAGAAGTTTACGTAAAATGAAACCAGATGATCGAGGTTGGATTAAAACATTATTAGCAGAAGCAGAAAATGAACGTATGCACCTTATGATTTTCATTCGCATAGCAAAACCTAATTGGTTTGAACGTTGGGCAATTATTACTGCACAATTTATATTCTGGCATTTTTATATGTTCTTATATATATTTTTTCCGCAGTGTGCTCACAGAATGGTAGCATACTTTGAGGAACAAGCCTGCATAAGTTATACAGAATATTTGAAAGAAATAGATGAAGGAAGAATAGAAAATATTAAAGCACCTAAGATAGCAATAGATTATTATAAACTTCCTAAAGACGCAACTTTACGTGATGTTGTAATCGCAGTGCGAAAAGACGAAGAAGGGCATAGAGATGTGAACCACGATATGGCAGACCAAATAAGAAGGAATAGACATGGACTTATCAACTAAAATTTTTAATAAGTTTAAAGACGGCACATTGCCGTGGCTTGAATTAGATATTAATTTTGGTCCTTATATTGACCCTAATGAATTTAATAAAGTAGAAAAATACTATGTGGATCATAGAGAAAATGAATCACACATTGGATGGAGCAGTTGTTGTTTACATGGATTAGGCATTGACAAGACACAGGTGGCAAAAGAATATGGTTATACCGATGAACTAAATGCTCCATACAGTTGGACTAAACTTGCGGAAATAACGCCAGCAGTAAAAATGTTTTGGGACAAATTTCCTGCTGAAAGATACAGTAGAGTAAGATTTATGAAATTAAAAAGTTATGGAAAAATAGATTGGCATAATGACCATCCTGGTCACGAACTTCCAGAAGATTTATGTGATTATCTTATTCCAATAAATGTTGCTGTTCAACATCCTGCTCTATGTTATATGGAAGTGAAAGATCATGGATTAGTTCCTTTTGGACATGGCAAAGTATTTTTAATTAATATATTGAAAGATCATCAAGTGGTAAACAATTCTAATGTTGATAGAATACACATGATTGCTCAAGCACACATAGGCAATAAAAGAGAACAATTTAACGAACTATTAGATAGGAGTATTAAAAAATATGGCATTTCAATATGATGCACAGAACAAAAAACACAATATAGTCTTTATTCTTGAAAGTAATTTTCACGCAATAAAAAATAATTCTGCTAAAGAATTAATACAAAATATTGCTGAATATCAGATTGGGAATTTAAACACTATGGGATATGATGTTTTAGTATCTATATCTGAAGATACAACATTGAGTAAGATAGCAGACAAATATGATTATGCTGTTGTGTTTACTCCTGATACAGAGTTTCAAGGTGAATCATTCTTTAAACATCTACAGAAATTAATTAAAGAAGACTTTTATATAGCAGGACACATACTTGATAGGAAAGAGGGTTATTATGAACTGCATGAACAATGCTATGTAATTAATCTTAAAAAGCATAAAGAATATGAATTACCTGAAATAGGTGAATTAAAAAGAAATTCAGAACATTTTACAACTGAACCAATAAGAAGTGATGAAAACTTTCACGATGATTATACACCACTATGGGTTAAGCCAGGAAATGAAAGCAAAACATATAAACACAAATGGCATGGATGGAATATTATCAGAGTTGCTTTAGACAACAAAGAAAAAATAATAGTGTTTGATGAAGATTTAAGAATTAGTAAAAAATGTTATTATGCTGTACATGAAACAGACTTTAATGAAAACAGCAAACAAATTTTTAAAAAATACAATCAAAGTGCTAATAGATTGTTTTATCCAATTAACACAGAAGAACTTCAGTCTGTACAAACAGGAATTTTAAAACAATTAATCACACCTGCTAGTGGCTTCAATTGGTTAAAGTATTTAGATAAACATGGATATGACCAAGAAACTGAAGTTGTATTTTATGATTACAATCCTAATGCTTTATATTATATGGAGCAAACAATTAAAGAATTTGATGGCGGTGATTATCACAAGTTTTTAAAAACAAAAAATAGACATAAAACACCAGACTGGTTAAATTCTAAATTAGAAATTGCTGAATACTTTGAAACTGTAAGCAGGTTATGGCACATTAAAGATAAGGTAAAATTTAAATTTGTAGAGTGTGATCTGTTAAATGAATTTACTATCAAGCCTATAAACGATAGAAATGTTGTATTCAACATTAGTAATATTTTCGCATATGAGCCAACTGTGCCTTTTGTTCCAACAAAACAAAGAGTGTTTAAACAAAATCAATTGCTTAAACTACTTAAAGAAAAATATAACAAAATTCAATTAATTGTATCACAACACGCCTGGACTGGATTTGTAAACTATGACATAGACGCAGGTCCTGTAAAAGACTTTTATGAAGTTGATATTGAAACATTAAAAGCACCAATGTGGCGTTTTGGTAAAGAGTGGAGAAATCCTAAAGACCCATGGGAGGAAGATGAAGAAGAATAAAAGCAGTTGTACTTTTTGTATGCATCCTTTTACAGGGTTGGCTACTAGAGAAGATGGAGCAATAAAAGTATGTTGCCGTAGTCTTCCTATTGCTAATATAAAAGATATGAGTTTGGAAGAAGCATGGAACTCAGATGCTATGAAAGAAGTAAGACGGCAAGTATTAAATGACGAAAGACCTGATGTGTGTCAACCTTGTTTTGATTTAGAAGATCAAGGAGTACAAAGTCTAAGACAAAGACACATCACAGATTCTTCACCAGAATCAAGAAGCAATTTGTATCCAAATGCGTTGGATAGTTTACAAAACGATTACACAATGCCTTTTGAATTACCCACAATGGAGATTAAAATAAACAATCTTTGTAATCTTAAATGTAGAATGTGTAACCCTTTAGACAGTACACAATGGAAAGATTGGGGCAGTATTGTATCTCACTATGAAAAAGAAGGCAATTATCTTGTAGACGCAGTAAAAGGTCTAGGATTAGAAAGAGCACCATATGTAGGTTTGTTTGAAGACAAAATGCATTTCTGGGAAAACTTAGAAAAACTTTTACCTTATTTCAGACGTGTTGAATTCGCAGGAGGAGAACCACTTATGGATCCTTCACACTATAAAATTTTAGATTTACTTTCTAAAAACGGTAAAAATATAGAAATAAAATATGCTACAAACGGCACAACACTAGGTATAAAAGGTGGCAGAACAGTTCATGAGTATTGGCCCAAGTTTAAAAGTGTTGCTGTGAATGTAAGTATAGATGGTTTACACGACACATATGAATATATCAGAGGTAATGGCAAGTTTTCTGAAGTTGAATACAACATAAAAGAAATGAAAAAGATACCAACAGTAAGTCGTATTGTAGGAGCATTCACAGTACAAGCCAACAACATATTACAAATAGACAAAGTAATTGATTACTTTCTAAAGGATATGCAGATTGTATTTTACAGTCATAGAGTAAATTATCCAAGAGCCTTATCGGCACAAGTTTTACCTGAAGATTTGAAACAAGCAGTGGTTGTAAAATTAGAAGCAATGAAAAGTAAGGTTAAGGATTATGAAATTGTTAAAAAACATCCTGTGCTAGAAAAGATTACACTTCAACAAATTCAAGATAACATTAATTTTTTACAAGCAAGAGATCTACATGAACATTGGAACGATTGTATAGATTTTAATAGAAAACTTGATATGTCAAGAAACCAAGGACCATTCGAAAAAATTAATCCGGAGTTTGCTGATTATGTTTAGAGTTGAACATCTATACAAACACGTACAAGAAAGTGTAAAAGTAGAATGGAATCTTGGCAAAAGATGTAATTATGATTGCTCTTACTGTCCTGCAGAAATACATGACAATACCAGTAAACACACAGATATTAAAATTTTAAAAAATGCTGTTGATTCTTTAGTGGCATCAGTGCCAGATTTAAGAACCAAAGTCAGAATTAGTTTTACTGGAGGTGAACCTTGTGTACATCCAAAATTTTTACAACTGTTAGAATACGCAAGACCAAAAGTAAGTTGGCTTAATGTTACAACAAATGGAACAAGAACTGGCAAATATTATACACATCTATTAGACAATTTGGTAGACCATTTGGTATTCAGTTTACACTTTGAATACGATTACCAAAAGGTGTTGAATTCAATTTTAAGGGCCGCACAAGGGTCGAAAAACAAAAATATACTTGTACACGTAATGATGCTTCCAGGACGTTTATACGACGT